GAGCTAGGAGCTTTTTACCATGAGAAGTTAGTTGAATATCAAATACTTCTTGTTTTTGATCAAAAAATGACATTTATATTACCTTTTTGTCCTTTTATTGCCTCTTTCGTTTAGCTTTTTAACAGACGGAGTTTTTGGACTTCGACGTCTTTTAGTATTCGGACGATCGTTATCTTCTTTTTCTGCAGAGCGGGCGAGTGCTTCGCCTATTAATCGTGCTGGTTCTGGAAGTTCATCCTCTGTTTCTTCAACCGTATGTGGTGTTATCTTCACGTCTGCCTCAAGCTGTGCTAATTCGACCATAGAAAAGAAATCATATGGCCAATTATAACTATATAATGGCTCAACTTCTCTCGAACTTAATTGTACCGCTTCTTTCGGATCTAATTTTCCGGAAGCGACATCTAGCTTCTGGTTTTCTTCAATCTGCAATAATAAGTCGCCTCTAGTTTTTCTTAGTGATTTGTAATAGTTCCACTCGGCTTTCTGCTTTACTTTGAAAACCATCCATCGTAAATCTTTGTGCAGGGATACAAATCCAAACTTATCATTATTTTCACTTGCCTCTTCAGATTCTTCTCTGAGAGCTTGGGATAATAGCGGATGTGTTATGGTTGAAACACTTTCTCTAGGTTCTTTTACATTCATACCCAATTCTGGTGGGAGGTTTTGCCACATATCAACCAAATCTTGTTGACTGAATTCATGCTCAAATTCAAATATATACATCGCAAAAGGTTTTACTTCTGGTGTATTGAATTTTCCGTGGAAAGTTAAGAAATCAAATTTAGGAGGAACTACATAAGTTCTCATCTTTTTAATCATATCGATAACATCTTGTCCTGCAATTGTCAATAACTTCTCACGTTCTGATTCATTAGGTTCTCTGTCGAAAGCAATTGCTGCATCGACTCTTTCTCTGTTGATTGAGAAAAGAACTTTCTTGTTATTAACCACTCTAAACGGTACTGCGATAATAGCTTCTTTTACTTTCTTTTTGCTTGGCACTTTACCTATCTTATGGTTACCTTTTTTGATCCCCAACGCATCAGCTAATGAAGGCTTATTAAATCCGTCTGCAATCTCGATAACAACACCTTCTTCCGGATTTGAAGGTAGGACACCATACTGGTGCCACATTCCTTTAGCAATAGACCCAGAGCCATATTTGGGCAATGTAGCCGAGACATTCTTAAAATTAAGCATAGGTGTTTCAAATTTTGTTTCAATAACTAATTTTCGACTGGATTTATCAAAATCTAGATTTGGTGCGCCGAATTTTAAGCCATCTCTAGTTTCCTTGGCTGTCCTTTCAAACTCGAATAGCGTTTCTGTAAAGTTAATTGAAGCACTGGCTTGCATGGCATTCCGAACAGCTATTGTTCGACCTGACATACCAATTCTATTTGTATCCGGAATGGCGCCGTTTCTTGCGTATGTTATTGCTGAAGCCGAAAGAATTGTTAACAAATCAAATCTAGAATTATCTAATGTAGGCTCATGTTTAACAGGATCAAACTCTATTTTAATAAGAGAGCCACTATGAGGATGTGCATAGTTGTAATCTTGGTCTAAATCAAAGTAAGGAGGCGTAAAAGGAGCGTAACCTGAAGCTTTTCCTATGCCGGCATTGCTAGGAGTTCCGTAAACTTCATTTGTAAAAAGTGAAGGTTGCAACGAGGTTGATGATGTGAATGCATTCGCAACTGGTGGTCCAAAAGCATGAGGTCTATCATACATTGAAAAAGAACCTGTTTTCTTTAAAATAATGAACATTTCGTAAGGAACAGTACCTGACATAGCGCCGAACCTTGGATCTAAATCACCGTATTCTGATTTAATCGCTGTCTTGTCGACAAAGAACTGCATTGATTCTGCTAAGAAATTGTGCATTGCCAATTTATATCTCTTGTCTTTTGCTTCACTGAAAGAAGCGTTAGAGGCACCAAAAGAGGGAGATGCAGAGGCAGAGGAATGTAACTCTTGATCCAAAATTAATAAACCACGATAAAATTCTGAGGGGTCTAATATACTTTCGAATTCCAACCTTTTTGAGAAGTCTTCGTTCAGGCGAAGTCCATAATTATTTATTCCTTGAGTAGTTTTAAAAGACGCTGTAGATTCGTAGCTAGCAGTAACAGTAGAAATAGAACCATTTTCTGCAGTATATACTGGATAGTCTACCGCAATACCAGATTTTATTGTATTATACATAATACCTGGTGCAAAATAAGGAGTAATAATTGATCTTTTGTGTCCTAAATGATTGTTTGCAATCTCTCCATTAACTTGAGCAGTAACGAAGGCGCCTTCGAAAAACGATGCTGAAAATAGGCTAGCTAAATTTAGCGTTCTCAACACAGGATAGAAACCACTATAAGGCAAAAATTTCATCAACGCCTTACATTTTAAAGTAAGCGACGTGTCTTCCGCTCTTTGAATTTTGTTGCCGTTGCCAAATGTTGTGTTTCGGTGCTCTTCTACTATATTAAAATGCTTAAGAAAATCACTATGAGCGTATTCTTTATAAAAGTTTTCGTTTGCACTGTTTGTTTCTGCAGTACCTGTCAATGTTAGGAATCCTTCATTATCTGCTAAGAAATCAGAGGCTTTTGTGTTGACATAATAATCCATATGCTCACTAATTCTAAACTCTGGTATTAACGAGAAGTCCTTGCCTTGACGTCGTAAATCTTCGGCCCAATCTTCATATGTTCCTTGTGGGAACGGTTGTTTTCCTGCTTGTTCGCCAGCTTCCCACTTTGTATCACCGGCCAACATATATGTCAAAGTATTACTTCCACCAGATGGAATCCAAACATTTTCGAGCGTTCGGCGGGCATAAATTGGACTCATTTGCGCACCGAAGGATTTCGGAGTACCTCCAGAAGCTTTTGCATTATCGATAGTATTCCACTGTGGATACATGCTCCATAATTCGCCAAGCCCACCTGATATCATCGGGGCGATGGCTCCTGTGCCATGCGTTGTTCCAGCTGAGCCAAGTCCATTAATTGTAATAGAAGTCTCGAAAGATGTATTGCCTAGATTGTCGGATGTTCTGGCGTCTAATGGCCACATGCTGCCTGTGTCACCGATACAAGGTCTTGGAGCAGTGGTGCCGCCTCCTTGATCTTTTACTGTCCACGACTTTCCAAATGAGTTTAAAAAACCTTTTGCGCTTCCGTTAGTCCATGATTCGTGTGGAACTGGATTTGTTACTACTCGATCATTTCTGTTTTCTCGCCAAAACGAAACAAAGTAATTCTTTCTCATGAAGGTTTTTGAAAGATACTCATTCTTTTCTCTTGGCCAAACTCTTTCTTTATAGTTTAATGAAACAAACTTCTCAACTGGTGTTGTGTCTCCAGTTAATCCGTTGTATAAGTAAATTGCAGTTAAATCATCATATGGTAAATCTTCTGTATTTACTTTGACGTCAATTAATTTATCAATTTCGTTACGACTGAATCCAGCTAGCTTGTTTCCATATGTGTGCTCTAATGTTATTAGGTCAGCGACTAACTGATTTGGATCTCTTTTTACTTCGTTCTTTAATCCTTGCCCTTCACGACTATCTTCTAGTGCGTTTAAATCATCCGGCTTATATAAGAATCTATGTCTCAAAGGTTTGTAGCGCGTTGTTACAACAGGCTCTGTGAAAGAGCGAAAATGTGGATGACGCATTTCTTTATAGTAGTTGCCTTGATCATCTGTAAATGTTCTTGCAGGCTTCTGAATTGCGATCCTATTGTTTTGTCGCATATGTCGAGCTACAGGATGTTCACCTGTCCTAATTTGTTTGAAGGAAGGATAATGATAAGGTCCATTATGCGAAAGCAGCCACGTATTTAACGTATCTCTTGCTGCGCTAGCATTAGGAGTCAAGAATTTTGTATTAAAACCGGAACTGCTTAAGTAATTTTCACTTGCAGTAACCGCAGATACTAAATGATAATTTAACCCAACGAAATCGCTGGATAATCTTGAACCAGCGAGGAAGCCAGTGGGCTTTTTATTTTGATCAAGTCCGCCGATTCGACGTGCGCCTCCTGCCAGGTAACTGCTTATTTCACTAGAGCTAACGTTTATGATCGATGGAGTATAGATAAACCCGCTTGATTTAACCTTTCTCTCTTCTCCACTACGATTTGCATACCTTAACGGAGCAGAATCACCTATAGGATGTGTATTTAGTGATGATGTTATCCATGAATATTGGCGATCAGAAGAAGGAATCGGTGTAATTACAAAACCGTTATTGTAAACTGATGATGTTAATACTGTTGATCCTGGCCTCTTTAACACCGACATATGATTATTGTGTATATCATGGAAAGACGCTGTTCCTGCTCTTCGAAGGTTAAACCCAGGGTTTCCTATGTATTTGCCTTCAGCTTCGCTTAGAAGCGTTTTTAGAGGTTGCCTGACCGATAAGTTTCTGTAGTTTAGATTATTGTATACACTGTATGTTCTAGAAGCCTCATCTAAGAAGCCAAGAGAATTAACTTCTGGTCCACCTGGGGCTGAGAATCTATCATTGATAACAGTTTTTTGTCTTGTCGAAAGATCTCTTAATGTAGTTCTCTCGTCGACTTTATAATCTTGTAAATCACTGAAAACAATAGACTTTGAATCAGAACCGGAGCTTGGCAAATTACCTGTATGATGTACAAACCAAAGATTGTTAACATCAGAGCCAACAGTTTGTACAAGCTCATAATTGTGATGGTAGTTTCCAAGTATTCTTTGTCCGTTAAATGAAGAAGTGACTGTTTTAATATTCTTAATATTGACAGGTCGCTTAACCATTTCTTCACGATAGAAAGAAGACCTTGGCTTATGAGGACCATCACCACCTGGTCCGTATATTTTTGCAGTATTACTACTAAAACGTATTCTCCAGCCCTCTGCTCTATTCAATTCATTATCTGCTTCAGATTTTGTTGTATTAATAACGTTAATTGGAGTGTGGCGATAATTTAAACCACCAACATGTTCATTAGTAAATGGACTTTGCAACGGTACTTCTGTGGTATATGTATCGCGATGCAGATTGGTAAACTCGTGATTTGCTTTAAAGTTGGTGCTAACGACACTATTTGTATTGTTATTATGTTTATAAATTGTAAAAGGAGCAACGATATCTAATTTAGATACTGACTCTTCTTCAGAAAAATTACCAGCCCCATCATTTTGCAAGACTTGAGCTTTTCCACTGTATCTTTCCTTTTCTTGACGATGTATGACAACATCTTGAAGTCCGTAATCCGGATTTAAGTCTGCGGCCGCAATACTAACATAATCACTATTGGCTTCTACTCTACTTCTAAATGGCAGGACATCTTTCTCAAAATTAATTTTCTTGTTCTTGTGTTGGTTATTTCCTTGCTCAATAGAAAATTCTACTCCGGCAGAGAGTCCAGGGGATAACCTTCTATTATAAAGAGTCGACATTATGCTCTTTCTTAGGACTTCCCTATTAGTATCAACAATTGTGTTGCCTATTGTATTTCTATTTAATGCGCTAATTTCGTGGTTTCTAAGTGTCTTAGCTCCCTTTTCAGGATTGACATAATAGCTTGTTGTTTGATTGATTGGTCCGTCAGGAGGAGCTAACATAGCGTGTTTCGTAGTTTCTGTCGTCGGGTCGGAAGAACCACCTTGAGTTTGTTTAGAATATTTTTGATATCCTGGAGGCAAGTCGCCAACAATAGAATTTAGACCATGATGAGGTGGCAGAGGCTTAAACTCTGGCTCAAACTCAATATCAATGTATCTAACAAACGGATGTTTATATTTATTTCTTTCAAGTATATGACTTTCAACAACCGTTCTGATATCGCCAGAAATATTGGCCGAAACAGGTACAATACTTTCTAGCATTTTGTTAATTGTAAAGTCAACCCATTTATAGAATTCTAAAAATCTATCAAAATCAACGGACTTTCCAACTCTCTGGAAGAATAAGTTTCTTAATTTATTTAGTTGCTTGTATTCTAGACGATATCTATGAACAGGATGACCAATAATACTATTAAATTCTAGTATTGTAGAGAACATATTCAGCATTTGATCTGAAACAATTTGATACGGGCTTTTTTCAATGGCTGCAAAATAAGTTGTTGGTCTTTGTGTTTTTGAAAAGATATCTTGATCAAAATTCCTAATCTCAATCTGATCAGAACTATTCATAACCTCTGGAGGTTGTAGTTTAGAAGTGAAAACGAAGTTCTCAACAACAGCCCTAGTGCTATTTGGCTTAAATCCTAGACCAACACCAGAATTATATTTCTCAATAAACGGTGTAAAGTCGTTGTATGCGTTGGTTGGTGAAGGCATTGAGGCCGAAGAAAAGTCAAAGACGTCAAAACCACCAATCGGTCCAGAACCAGAGATATTTTCGAAATTCCAGTGAAGAGCTAGCGTCTTATAGTTAGGGACGTAAGCTCCTGATAAAGTGTTCATATATTTCTGATCATTGTGAGGAGAATTTCCTGATAGAGATATAAGTGAATTGCCATAAGGCGATTCAACACCATAATTTGTTATATCTTTTATGTGAGACTGAAGTTCTTGATCAGTTAAGTTATTGTGCCAAAACCTTACAGAAGTTACATCGACGTCACTTTTATTAATAACACTACCCGTATAATTGATTCTGTGTGAACCAACATAAATTTTCTTAGAACTTGTTAAGAAAGCCGTAGCTTGATTGAATGTTAAGTCCTTGCTTAAAGTAAATTCTTTCTCTATTGTACCTAAATTAGCATGTGCACCATGAAAAATTAATTCGTATGAGGCGCTAGTATACATAGCTGTTGCGGCCGCACCAACCTTGCCTAAGTTTGTATAAGTATAAAATTGTTCATGATTCTTGGGACGAATACGGGCACTTAAATTCCAATGTTCGTTATCATAAACGTTTTTAACCCATGAACTGGACATAGCAATTGTTCCACGATAAGAGCCCGATATGTGAAAACGTACATGGTGTTTGAATTGTGGATGTTTTTCAGCAAGAATGTGTAGATTTGCTGCATCTTCAAATGAAGCTGGTGTATTAAATCCCTCTTTTGACCATGTATTTGAATGCAAACCAAAATCACCTGAAGTATCGATTGTATGCATACCAATAATAGAGGACGTCATTTCGGTGTTAACATTATTTGAACCTTCCACGTTCTTTGGAAAAAATACATTAGTTTCCAAAGTCATTGGTATATCATACAAGCTTTCTCCACCTTGAAGATGAGAAACTGCAAGTCGATTATAAAAAGACGATGCCACAGAATCACCCGAGCCCGTGCTCTGATATACAGTTCCAGTAAAACTAGAATCAGACATATTAAGGAATCTTTTCTTTACAGTTGCATTTCTAAAATTCTCTCTGAAAAGATATTCATTGTTGTTGCCATAATAATTTACTTTTACTAGGTCATCACCTAGTCCAAGGCATCGTAAGAGAGCAGTAATAGACTGCTCAGTACCTTTTGTTTTGTAGATATATGTCAAGTTATTATATATGTTTTGATAAATTCTATTCTTAATGTCATGAAGCTTATCTTTGATAACAAAATCTTCTGTTTGATTACTATAAGTCTCTATCAAATCAGAATTGTTAAATAACTCAGATATATAAAAACCCTTATCCTGCAGAAGTTGATTCATAAACGGATAAGGCTTTTGTGTTCCGCTTGGATAGTTGACGCTCTTAAGTTTGTGTATTTGAGCAATTTGCAAATGAAGAGAGTCAAAATAACTGGCCATGATCTGAGTTAGTTTATGAAGTTGTCCCTTTTCATCATCTTCAATAACCCATTGAGGGAATGTGTAATACAAGTATGAAGGATTCGTATCATCATACATCGAGCCTGTAAGTTTTTTCTGAGCTATATACGCGCCTACATCTGGGTGTTCATCATAAATAATCGGGTCTTTAAACTCAAATTTAGCATATCCAGAATTCAACATGGCAGATCCGGTTGCTCTATGTTTGCTAGCTGCGCTGTACCCAACAAACTTACCATTTGATACACGACCAGAATAGTCTAATATGATTTCATCGATGGTTGATGTAGTAGTTATCCCTTCATTAAACTTATAATACAAGCCCAATTTTGTGTTTGCGTCATCAGTGTTTGACCCGCCACCAACTTGTCCAAACCAGTTAGTTCCAATTTCTTTTGCAGTTCTGCGTGTTTTCCAAAATCTAAACTCATCTATCGATGCACTTAAAGATCCGTGACCTAATTTTGCAATCGAGTCTAAGGCATAAGAAGTTCTATGGGCAAGAGCACCAATTGTAGAAACTATTGGTTTATTTTGTGACCAAGATATGGCGCCGGAAATAGCATTTATGTTTGAACCAGTAACAATTGTTTCTATGTATTTACCATTGTGATACATCTCACATTCAATATTGTTTGTTGTAGTATTCTTAAAAGTGAATGCATAGTGCTGCCATTTATCATCGCCAACTTTAGAAGTTGTAAAACCAGCTCCGTGAGAACCTGTTGTTCCAATTGTGGCTAATTTTACGCCGGCTGAGCCAGAAGCTGCTGTTAGCAGAAAAACTGTGTCTGCTCTTGTTGAATCCATTTCGATTCGTAATCGGCCGTATGCTGTACTTGAAACTAGCTCGTTATTCCATAAATCATAGATAACTTCTCTTTTTGTTTTCAGAGAGCCAAGAAATCCGTTCTTTTTTAACCAGAATTCTACTGTTGCTCCGTCTTTTGACAGGTCAACAAAAAGATTTTCTGCTCTGTTCTTAGACAAATCATATACATTGTCTTTGGCCATTGAGCCAGTTGTTAGAATATATTGTGGATCTCCACCTGAACCGTAGCTTCCAGAGCCCGGAGACGGTCGTATATTGTTTAAAACAATATGTCCATTTGTTCTAGGATACTCATTTTCAAAAACATAATTTTCAAAGTACGACGAGCTGTTGTGCCACTCTATTTTTTCTTTTTCAGATCCATCATAAGGATAAGAATCATATATATTGGCAGTTGCGTCGACATAATACTGTTCTGCAGAGCCATAGCGTACCCAGTTCTTAGGCTTAGAAAAATCAATTTGAGGCGTTACTCTCTCTTTGTATACTTTATAAGCCTTTAGGTATCCCTCGGACTCTGTTTTATTGCCCAACGTACCTAAACTAGAAGTCTGCGCGATTATTTTCTGCGAATCCTTCTCAAACAAATTTTTTAAACTATTGTAAGACATTCATCAAACCAATTATTCTTTCTTTTCGACCCTAAATTTAAATCTATCTTTTTGAACCGCCCATTTATCGCCATCATAATAAGCGTATTCAATTCCATATGCTACATCTGGCTTGAGTAATTTCATATCCAAGTCAAAAAAGTTACCATCGCGATCATATGACATAAGTGTTTCACCATCTGAGGAGCCTGTACAATGTTTAATAATTTCTAAATCGTCTTTAACTCTATAAATTTTGTAAGAACCACTTTCAATAATCATGTTTTGCGCTGGAGAAGATGCAACAGTGTAATTATTTGGTTGCCAGTATTTCATTCTGCTACTAACTCTAAATCTAACTGTTTCATTTGCGTCATATGAACTCTGCAAGTCTGGCATCGAAACAATGTATTTTGTATTTGGACTAGCTAAAGAGGCTGACAAGAACATTGGATTAAACGTGCCTGTAGCATATTGCACCGTACCAGCGTTTAATACCGATCCTGACGCATTATGCCACACATCGAATACCTTTGTAAGGATTCCTTCTGTGTTGCCTGTGAGAGCGAAGCTAGCGGTGTATATACCGGTACCTTGCCAAGCGTATCCTCCAGTAATATTTGTCATAATTGTCTGATTAATATTCTTGGTATCACCTGAAGCTGATAATTTGCTGCCTGTTGGTGCGCTATTATCAACACTTCCGGAGTATAAACTCACGTAGATCGCTACTTTTTTACCAATTCCTTTAATATTTTTTAATCTTCCTCTCACGAAATTGTATAAGTATAACGTGTTTCTATTATCTTCAATGTCTCCCAAGGAACTGCTGTAGTAGAAATTAGATCTGTCATCTGTAAGATGTCCGTCCCAACGAGCTTCAATAACAGGTCGCTTAAAGAAGAATTCGCTCGTTCTTCCATGGAATTTTTTAGTGTAGTAAGATCGTTTGGCGCCGGCTGCATTAACGGGAACCGAAGGTGCTGGGCTTTTATCTGACTTGTCGACCACTTCAACATAAGCTTCTTGTGATCCAGTTAAGAATATACCAACTCCATAGTTAGGTTTTGTACCGGCCATCCATTCTTCTACCATTGATGTAATATTAACTTCTATATCTTCTGGTCCGTCTTTAAAGGTTTGAGTATAAACTGGCTTTACATAGAAATCTCCGCCAGGAGTGTGCCATCGATTTGTGTACGATGCTGTCATCCATGTTGAACCAGTAATTGTTGGAAAACCTTTGTCCTTATACTCGTCCATATCAACTCCGCCACCTTCGTTCCACGATTGAGATATGGGAAGAAAGACTAGCTTATAATCGCGTGGAAGTGTTTGCGAATGTTTGGCGTTGTATATTCTTAAATAAAAATTAACATTACCTGATGCTGGTACCGTGCCGGCTGTTCTATCTGCTGTAATATCTGTGACGGGAAATCGAACTAACATCCTTGATGCTTCGGCCGAGCTTGTTGTGGCTTGTCCGTAAATAGAAAACACTTCTAATATATCTGATGCTCCCATATTTGCATCATAACCACGAGAAGTCAAACTATGCTTGAAAGCATTTGTAATAGTATTATCTTCTGACGCTACGTATCTCTTGATCCCCATTATATGACCGCTCCTTGGATGTCATCACCAAACTTAATTTCGAAACATATATTTTCTTTTGAGTTTACAATTCTACCATCAGAACTAGTGTTTTGTTTAACATTGTAATATACACCAGAATGATTTGCAGATGTTTTATTATTAATTTTTACGTCCACAACATCTAACACTTCATCAACCTCTTTTAATATTCTATATACTTCTGTTACATAAAATGGCTCGCCAATATTCATCTTTGGTACCAATATTTCTTTTTTCAAATAAGATAAGGCAGCGACAAGAGCATCGTGCTTGTCAACATTTTCTTGTGCTAAGATTGTAAAATCTATACCAATATTTACTACGTGTGCATCCAAAATATCAATCGAATCGTTAATCATTTTATTCAAATTTAGATAAGATTTTAAGTTATTTTTAATAATTGCGGATGTTCGAATTAAATTATTTGATTTATCCTCTGATAAAACATACACATTGATATTTCTCTTGAACGCATCGTTGTCTTGAAATACGTTCGCTCTTTTGATGGCTCCTAGTCCGCGAGGCATTCTGTAAATTATACTGATATAATCATTTTTTGTAACTGCTCTGTTTTGTGTTGCGTAACTATCGTAAGCTAATGTTTTTGCTTCAGATATTTCTATGTTTGATACGTCACCAGTAATAGGCGCAGGGTTGTTTACTTCTAAACTATTAATAATTTCTGTTCTTGTTGTGGCTGGAATCGATACCTCATTCTTAAATGTTATGTCAGCATCTAAAATTTGTGTAATTGAGTTTGCCGATGCGTTAACATTATCAACGTTTGTTGTTCTATAGGCGATTGTCAATGTTGTGTTTGCTGGTCCAATTCCAAACTTATCATTAGAAAACATATTATTTGGATCAAATGAATTATCTGATATATAGTCTTTTGCGTGAAGTTGCATCACAACTTCGCTTGGATCAACGAAATCTTTATTTAAAACATCGTTATTGGATACAGTTCCAAATTGCATATAAGGAATATTAAACTCGTCTCTTTCAATAACAAATCGTCGTGGAATAGCCATAGGTTTAAGAACAGAGGGTACATCAGCTTCTGTTGCAGGATCTGTATTGGAGGCCGTTCGATATATAACATCTTGGGATAAGTAATCAACTTCAAAATATTCATTACCTTCTGAATCTATAACTGAGATTATCTCTGTTATGTTTTGATCACCTAAAGATATTTTTTGAAATCTAACAAAATCTTCTATTTCAAATTTTTCTTCGACGACGTTACCAGAAATTACTTGTCCTGAATTCTTTAACACAAAATGAGTTGGAATCTTATTGGCATCTGTTCTTGCAACTTTGTAAATTGTATCCGAAGAAGCAAAACTAACATCTTCTGCCAGAGTATAATTCTTGCCGGCAGGAGTAGAAAAGGTGGTCCCTTTTTTAATTGTTGGCAAATAGTCTACGATAGGTGTGTGTGTGGCGGTATTTGCTCTAACAAGGACGTATAAATCAACAACACCAAATGAGTTGGCCACTGGTTTATGTTTGTATCCTAAGCTTCTGGCATGTCTAAGAACGTTTTTAAGCTCAAAGGAATTTTCCAAGAAACTTTCATTAACATGATAATCCAAAGCAAAAGAAAGCGAGTCGCCAATATAAGAAACCAAATCAACCATCAATGATCCAAACGATCCTTCGTTAAAGTCCTTAAACTGATCAGGGTAATATTTTTTTGCGTAACTAATCATATCACTCTTAATTGAATCAAAGTCGCGATTAGTATATTTTATACTTAAATTTTTTCCACTTGGCATTTTTTAATCCCACCTAAAGTTATTGATCTAAAATTGAATCTATTTCACCTGATTCATTGATGCTTGGACTTAGAACTAACTGAACAAATCCTTGTTTTTCTATTGGTCCAATAAAATAAGAAACCATCACCGAAATGTTATTTGATCCTTCTGGAGAAGTATCAGCTACAGCAATATCAATGTCTTCCAAAAAAGGCATGAAAATATTAACTTGTTCTATAATTCTACTTCTAATATCGTCCCTGGTCACCAAAGTATTATGTTCAAAAAGATAATTTTTTAGACCAACACCGTAATCTGGTATCATAATTCTTTCGCCTGGTGACGTTAAAAGGAGCATCTTAAGGTTTTGTTTAATAATGCCTTCTAGTGTATTCAGCATGTCATACGGACCACTTTCATTATCATAAACTAGCGGCAATGATGGAGAATAACCAATTTTAGACATAACACAACTCCTTATACTTAATTATATTTTTACTCAAATATTGACACTTTTTATTCATCTTTACACAGTTCTGCGTCCTTTGGATCAATAAATTCACCTGGGATCGGCTCCGGGGCTTTACCTGCTAGTTCTCTGTCGCGACGTCGCAATAGTAGTGCAATCCAACCAAAAGGTGTTATTGGGAAAGTGTCAAAGCCAGGGTCGACCAGGCTAGCAAGAACCTCAAAAACAATTCTAATATTGTCATCACCAGTGCCGCTGCTCGCTCGGTCAGTTGGGGCTCCAAAGAGAGCAAAAAAGCCGGGATCTAGTCCTTCAGCCCTTAACTGTTGTAAAATTTGGTTTTGTTTTTCTTCAAATGCCGACAGACCTTTTTCTCCATTTTGTTTAAAAACTTCTGCGTTTCGAGTATTTACAATATTTTCTTCTAGATTGCTTATACCGAATCTTTTATAAGGATCTCCGCCAGTTGACAAGAGTTGAAATAGATCAAACAAGTCGATTTTTGTATTAGTAAAGAGGCGCTTCATTTTTTCATTTGTATCAAAAGCAGATCCTTTTTTATACAAACTATAAAACAATGTGTACACAGCGATAAAGGAAGCATATTGCTTAAGCGGGAAAATATAATTAAATAAAAGCTGGAATTGTTTTGATCCTTTTCCATCCGGACCATATAGCATTTTATCTTTTAAGTATTCATAAATACTAGTGATATCGTTGAAGTTCCCGGCCGCTTCTTGTTGTTGTTTTTCTTTTAAATCACCAACAAAAAACTCTCTAATAAAAACGGATCCGTCATTATCTTGAATTAGCTCTTGAATTTCCATTTTTGCACCGAATTCAATATCACCTAATTTCAACGTATTAGCAGAACGAAGGCGGACTTGATAGAGTTTAATAGTAAAATTTATTTCTCCGTTCTCATCTGGGGTTGGAATATATTCATTATAATATGGATCATTTGGTCCGCCGGCATACTCAATATAATTACTTTTCTTCATCTTAACTTTTAGTTCGATGGCAGGTTTACCAGCAAGCTCGCCCGATTTTGTTTTGACATAATATTGTTTTAGATCTGGTGGCAAATCATCGTAATCTTCTGCATAGTAAGAGGGACTCGGCGCTAAATCACCCAGTTCCATCCCGGTGGTGGTTATTGTTTGAAAGCCAAATGGGTCTTTTTGACCCAAACCAGCAGAAATATAATACATATTAGACGATTCCAACACACTCTCAACTGACGACAGGGAAGCCAATTTTTGTTTTGTATGCTCAGTCCACTTATAGCCGGCTCCGAAGGTCCCAAAGCCAGGACCTTGGTTTAATATGAGAGGATTAATTAGTGATCGAAATTCTCTGTCGTCTCCTCCTCCGGATAATAAATCTATGATTTCGGCGCCGAGGTAACTGGTTTTATCAGCGTCGTCGTGTAAGATTGGAGCATTAATTTTTTTATTTCCTGTCGAATTTACTTGAACCCAGTCAGACTTAGCTCCTGCAAAATCTGGGTTATATCCTAAATTAAGAATATCTAGAATTTGACCAGAATCTTTATCATTTTTGCCAATATGAATTGCTTGTATTAAAGCTCTTAGATTATCTAAATCTTCTGCGGCCGGAAACAACCCAATATATTGATCTCCACCCCAAGTGCTGTCGTCTTCCAAAAATAGAGGTGGCTGTTCTTCTAGCTTTCCTTGCTCATTAGGGTCAGTTGATTTGCGAAACATACTATTTTCATATGACATAAGCATATCTTGATTAATGTTTAGTAATTCTTTTTTTGTTTCTTTTGTTACTTCGCCACTTGGACCTTTTAAATATTTATCGTAAATAACATCAACTTTTCCGTCATATATGTCTTGCTCGGTTATCGAATAATCCGGATGATAAATACTTAAACCATCATTTCTTTTTATTTTGACTCTCCACACATCTAATTTAGAGCGGGGATATTTAAGGCGATCTGATGGTGTCTTAGGAAGATCTTTAATATTATCATTATCGTGCCAATTTCCTGATAGGTCATCAATATATACGTCAGCATCAGAACGCAAGACTGAAACCATTGAGGACTTTGATTGTACTCCAAAGTTATCTTCATCTTCATCGATATATGTATGACTAACCGCATCGAAAACTGGGAACTCCTTTTGTACAAAATCATTTAAAGATATTTTCTGCTTATAGCCTGCATAATAAGAGGGCACAAAGCCGGCTCTCTCTAGAAGATAATCAGTTTTTTTGTTCGCCAACTCTCTAAAATCGATACTGTCAGCATTTTTAACCCATATTTGAGAAGGCTCTAGACTTCCAGCTGGACCCATTCCTGGAATGGTTTTATTGCTTTTTGAGTCAAAAGGATCTAAACCAGGAGACCAGCCCAGATAGTATCCCCAAAAATTCATTTTGAAACTTTCTTCGAAGTGGTCGGAATCGCCCAGCCATGGTCCATCGTAATACTTAGCCAAAGTCGATTGACCGTGAAGAAAGTTTATGTTATCAGGATGCACATCACTATCGCCACTAACATTAGATTTATTGAAATAATCTCCAGCGGTTGTAACGTTTTCATCTTCTTCATCGGCAACAATTTTAATATCTGTAAAATCATCTTTAAAATCGTATGTAGCGTCAATTATTTTTTTAAATGAGGAGCCGGCGCCTTCATATAACTGAGTGCTTTTACAATCTTTAAACATATTATTTGCAAATATTCCAGAGTATGCACACATTTTATAAACAGTGTCCCCGCTAGCGTTCCCCATATCTGGTGTGCTCTTAAAATCATGACCAGATCCAGCTAATTGATTATAGGGCCTAACACTTATTGGGAGGGGCATGCCTCCTGGGTGCTTATATTCGATCGCTTTATAAATATTTTCAAAACTTAAATTTTTGTCTTGTAATTTATTATTGACACATTCAAAAAAGTTTGTAATATTTTGTTCATTATTTTGCTTCCATGATTCATATTCTTGCTTTGAATCAAACGGTTTATCTGGATCAAAACCAGGTAGATGTAAATCTATACACTCATCTATTGCAACAGAGCTATAATTAAAACTGCCGAGAGCACTCAAGACTGAGTTTACAAAAGTTTCTTGATTATCTGTGACCACTTGACTCCAGTGATATTTTTCTGCTGGAAAGATGTCATTGATTGATATTTTAAGAGGAGAGAGAGTTTGTGTAGTATTAAGCGTTTTTGGTTCAGATATTGTTTTAATCTGTTCTCCATTTGGATACACGGCGCCGACTTGCTTCCAAGAAGGCGACTTTTGGCAACGTGTCATTTTGTATATTGACATATTTCTAAAATTTGTATCATAAAGAGGTGGAGAATCATATTTTCCATTATCTTCATATTCTATACTGCCGTAGCCTCCACCAATTCCATCATCGGCCGGTGCCTGATACATAGTCTCAAGGTTGTCTATATATGAAAGATACCCAGTGCCATTGCCAGCAAATATTTTTTGATACATATTATAGCCAGTTTTCTTACAACCAATATCATTAATAGCGCCATGGGGATAAAGATCATCATTTGAGGCATAGTCAATTATAAACTTTGCATTAAAATCTGGCCGTCCAACTAATTCTGGTGTTTTTAAAGGGTGGTAGTCTGGTCTTGTGGTGTCCCTTTCAATTTTATTAATCTTTGTTTGTGTTCTAGTGTAGGGCTCTTCATCTAATTCTACACCAATCCCCATCCATTGAGCGAATTGGTTTCTGGCGTATTTTGTTGTAAGCAATGATTTATAGGTGATTTCAACATCTTGTCGGATTTTATCGATGTTTTTTATAGCAGCAAAATTTCCATCACCGCCGGAATCATCATATAAGGCTTGTTCATAAGATATATCACTCGTAAGATCTAAATATTTTTGTTCTATAGAGCCATCCTCAAGTATATCCTTTCCATGGTAATGCTTTATTAATTCTCTCTCTACAGAGCTTGGTCCTTCATAATATTTCTTTTGCGATATAGAAGTGCCATCTTCACTGTGGATTAATATCGGTAAAATTTCTCCAGCAGTCGTACCTTCCTCAAATAATTCGTAAGCTTCATCGCGGTACCCCATATTAAATTTAATTTTATATACGTCTTCGTCAGATGGATATTTAATGTATCTTGCTAGCTGTAAGTCGTAATCTTTTGGCTTAATAGCTGCTAATTTTTTGAAACTCTGATTATATAAATTTGTTGCAAAGCCTATTAATCCGTTTCCTTCGCCGGCTTGATTGGCCTCAACCTCTTCGTATGTTAGAGGTATAACGAAATATGGCACTTTTTTACCACTTGGCTTTCCTTTTACATCTTTGGGTTGGCGCCAAATACGATATGATTTATGGATTCCCGGTACCCAACGATTTTCAAAAGGCGAGGAGCTAAAAAACGAATTAAACACTTCTTCTAATTTAGCAAAAGGCTTGTTTTCTCCAGAGTAAGGATCTGCAGGTATTATTAGATTGAGCCTAATTCCCCACTTTAATTCTTTATAGAAGGTAGATAAAGGCAGCTCGTGTTTTCCAAAATTTTGTAAAGAACTTCCCGCTTGATTGGGATTCTCTTCTTGATTTATTTGATCGTGTACAACTAAATGATCCATTAAATCAATTGCAAAATCTTGTAAATCTCTGAGGGCTAATATTCCCCTATATTTATCTTCTCTTACGTATCCGGTAATTCCAAAATCTTTTTCTATCTGTCCGCCTTCGCCAAAAGATTCATCAAACATTGTTAAGGGAAAGCTCATATTTGGAGACTCAGCATCAATATTTTCTTTCTCGCCAACTTCCCAATCGACCAATCTGACATATGGCTCGATAACAAAATCGCCAAATCCAAGTTTAAACTCTGTACTGATTCCTTCTGGGAATATTCCGTCTGGCAGTCCCTCATAGCTAATTTCATTACCGTTGACATCAAAGTATATTGAATCTTCTTGTAGCTCAGCAAATCCTTGTTTTGATGCTTGGTCAATTGTCATTTGATCTTTTTTGGACATCTTAGCAATTGGATCGGGAACCTTTGCATTGTATATATTTGAGTAATCAAACATAAAGTAGCTTGTTGGTGTTGTATCTGTGCCGTAACTAATACCAGAGTTTCTTAAGAATCCAAATTTTAGATCATCAAAGAAGATTTCCTTAAGAGGTTTAATTTTTTCATTATCCAAACTAAACAAGGAATTTATTTTGGCGCCGATGTCATTTATTTCCAACGTAACAAGATGCTTAATCATCGTTGTCTCATCATTCAAAACTTGTTTTTTTGTATATTTTTTTAAGTTTGAAGGTGTGGAATCCCAAGTTGTCTTAACAATGTAGCGACACTCAGTCAAAAACATAGCTCTAAAGATTTCAGGATCTTGATTTCCAATATACGTTTGTAGTCCAGCTAAGAACTGTTTTGCAAACAACTCTTTGAACATTTCATTGTCCATAATTTCTGCGAATATATATCTATCGAATAGAAAGACGGCCCTAAGAAGAAGTTCAGCCAAGTATGTTCTAATAATTAACCTTACGGCTCCCTCCATCATAGCCAATTCGAATGCGCCGTTTGAGGGTGCGTCATAATTTTCTGTTGTTTGTTCGTCTATTAAAAGCTTCTTGCGATGTTGAGTATATCTTTTGAGAAGATCATCTTTGATCTTACCTAAATCAATTAAATCAAAAGGTATTTTCGATGGGTCGCACAAAGTTTCTGTTAATTTATAGACTTCTTTTGTATTAAAATATCTAGAGTTCGAAGTGTATTCTCCAAATGAACGAATTATATTATTAGTCACTCTTGGGAACACATAAGTTTCTAAAATTGATCTGACCTTTTCTGCTTTCTCCGCTAGGTTATCCGGCATTGAAGCGTATACACCTCTTTTTTGTTCAAAAATATTCTTGTAAAATATGTTCATTACATATTTCGAAAACATTCTTGCTTGCGGAAGCGTATTTGTAAATGAATCAAAATCTTTCAAATCTAAAGGAAGATTTTCTGCTATATTACCAAGTAGCGGATCTTTAATTTCTGGAAATGCATCATCTGATTGGTTTTTAAAATTAATCTCTTCAAATACTTCATATGGTATTGTAAGATCATCTAGTGAACAAGGATCACCGTATGTAAACGTTTTTACCTTTGCTGTTCCAAACAGTTCTGCAGGATTAGTATACATTCCGGATTGCCACGAAAACATAACATTTTCGTTATTAATAACTGCAGTGGTGTATTTTCCATCGGCAGTATTGGCTACAACAGACGTCATTGTCGCATGATTTTTAAATGGATCCAAAACAACATAAGTATCATAATTTATTGTCGCCAAGCCGGATTCATACTCATTCATCTGTAATGTGTTTTGAGTGTTGATTCCCATAACAAATGCAAAATTAGCATTTGGTTTAACAGCAATTCCTGCATTGTTTTCTTTTGGCTCAATGAAAGAATTATAGAATTTTTCAAATTCTTCTGGAAGATAATCTAAAAACGGAAATATGTCTAATCTCTGTTCATTTGGTGAATTAGGTCCATTGACTGCTGCGATTTTATATACTCTATCTATGAAGAATTCTTTCTTACCACGAAGAGAATCTTGTAATTCTGGATAAAGTTCTTCTTCAAATCCCATCTCTATTTTATAGTTATCGTTCCCAAACTGAACGACTTCACTATCACCTTTTGTATAATCAGCCAAAGCATTCAAATAAGAATCGAACACATCGGCGGCAGAGTCTCCATTTGCAGCAAGACTACCAGCTAGTTCACTAAATCCATCAAAGACATCTCCAGTTTCTTCATTTTTCAAAGAAATATCAAATTTCATAAATATTGATCTGATATTTCGGATGTCGGAGCGGTATGATTCTTCTATAGAATCCATAATAGTATCTCTTGCAGTGGCCATAGCATTATCTAAAAATGGAATACTATCCGGATATGCGACAAGATCGTGATCAACGCTAAGAGTATTTGGCACTCCAGACAGGGCGCCATTATCAATAGCCATATCAGCTATTTTAGATATGTATTGATTTCTAATTCTATTTTGTTCCTCTAAAGCTAGAATTGCTTTTGAAGATAAAACTTGCAAGTCTTCAGATAGTTCTTTGATTTCACAAGAATCTTCTATAATTTTTCTAGATACAACCGAGTTTATAAATAATTCTAAATCAACAGACGCTCCAACAAAGTTAAAGAAAGAATTAATTGCCGAAACTGAATCTAAAACCTTGTTTAAAGAGGGGTATTTATTTTGTATGAGAAGTAACATTTCTTCAAGCAATGCAGAATTTGCATTACCAGAAAAGAGAGCAACTAGTTTTTTAGAACTATGACTTAAAAGTATTCTATATAAGAAGGATTGAATTTCTTGAAGTGCCTGTTCAATAACTTGTTTATCTTTTGGCGTAATGATTTCAATAAACTTTCTTGCTTCTCTCAACATTTTTGTTTTATTAACATCAATTTTATCGTATTTGTCGTCATCAACTCTAAATTTGTCAACTCCTTGAAACTCATAATCATTTTCGTCAACAGAGGGATCCCCGATCGCTTGGGCCGGGAATACAATCTGTATTATATTTTCCGCCTCTTCAGGATCTGGTTCCGTATCTAAATTAAAGAGACCCAGACCAAATTTTGATGCATCTTTAGCGAATCCATCATCTAATTTGTTTACCTCTTCCATGATAGCTTTACCAGCCTCAGACATCATAAGCTCACAATTTAATTGAATATATCTAGCTAACCATTTAAACGACATCAAAAGAGATTGATCTATTTGTTTTAAAATAGCAGCAACCCACAATTTTCCTATGTTGCCCAAGAAATCTTCAATATTGAAGTTCTTAAAGAAGTCAGATACTTTACCCAATCCAATTTTTGATAAATCACCAGTATCAAAAAACGCCATCAAATCTAATATATATTTTTCTAAGTGCTTACACAGAAATTCAGGATTACAATGCGCAGTTACTAAAGCTGATATTTCTAAGTTATAATTGTTTACTAAATTATTAACAAGTCTAATTTGACCTTCTTTAGAGAAAGCTCCAGCAGAAATATATCCATCTAATTGAGTTTTAAAACTTTGAAAGTCGGTTGGTACTTGAGGTTGTGATAAAAACGACTGATATTGTACTATTTCTCCAGTTTCTTGATTGGTGTCCTCTACCATTTGATCAAAATCTGTTGGATTCATCGATTCGCTTTCTGTAAGTTCTTCAATAGAATAATCAACAATGCCGAATCGGTTTAAGGCGTCTTCTAAATTTGGTTTAAGAACTCCAACGAAATCATTTATTTTTGAATATATTGCTTCTTGTGCATTGGCGACCGGTGCCATCATCAACTCGGCCATGATAATATTTGATGAATTGACTGATGGTATCATACTAGATTTAGAAGCTAAGGATAAAGTAACCATTCCAGTGATTGTTGGTGTACCAGATATTTCTCGCTGTGAAATAATTCTCTTAATAACAAGATAGTGATTGTTAAAAAGCTGTGTCACTGTTGCTGGAGATACAGCAAATTTAATCGGCATCTCTCCTAACAATTTTTCTAAGTTGTCAACTGTTATCCTACTAGTTGATTCAATCGTGCCAGGAACGATATTTGAAACATACTTGTCGCGTTCTGCTCTAGGCGTTAATGCCCACCACTTTGTGGCTTCTCGGAAAGCTTCTAGCGAAACAATTCCTTGTATACCTAGCGCGTCTTTTGTTCCGGATTCGAAAACAGACCATCGATATTGTCGAGTATATTCTTGTGTAGCTAATTTTGTTTTCTCATTGAAAGAAGAGCCATTTTTAACAAATTCTTCTTCTGTAAAAGCATATTTTATTGTTTCTGTTACAACATAAGAGGGCGCTGTACTGAGTTTGTAATTTAAAAATACTTTCCATTTGTATACTGCATCTCCTGAAGAATATACTTTTGAATTGGCCGCGGCATCATTCGGTGTGGCTAAATATGGTACGTTGTCTTCTGTTGCATTTGAATCCAAGGCGGCGCCTGGTATCATAGATAATACCAAATCATCATCTAAATCATCGCATTTAAGTGGTGGAGCAGAACCGCCAAGTGTTTGTCCTGATTCGGGAGTTGAAACAGGTGTATTGCCCACATTCAGTGAATTAGCGAGTTTTGTTGTCTGATCGAACCCAGGGTACCATTTTGGATCTGCAAAGCGAAGAACGTCGCCTAAGCCGGCTGTAGCCTTATTTAAATCAAAGTCTTCAGTCGACATTTCTGCATAGATATCTTCAAGCGCTTTTGTTGTCCAGTCGGTCACTTCACCGGTTGCTTCGTTAAGATTCATCAATACTTCATCTCTGATTTTATCCCACGGAAGATTTTTAAGAACAATATTACACAAGACCTCAAACATGTCATCGCCTTTTAAATCATATCCAGCACACTCTAAAACACTTTTAAGCCAAACATTTAAATTTGTTTTGTTCAGGAGTTGCTGATATAATCCTTTTGGTCCAAAAAATGTTTCCGACCTCAAGATCATTGTAAAGACACTTTTTGATTTAACAAGGTCTCCAACATATTTGTTAGTTTCTTCAGAGAATATTGAACCACTAGTCTTCTTTAATTCTTTTCCTTCTCTCTGCACCATCGCATTAATAGATCGATCTTCTTTTGCTCGATCAGCAGGAGATTTTGGTCCAACACGGAAAGTCGCGATCTCTGTAAAGTTTTCATTGCTTCTTGGAGTAGAAGGCTTTGTCTTCATCTTTACTTTAGGTTTTGGATTATTGTAAAATTGATTAAAGAAATCATTGTTGTTAAATACAATAGGAACTGCGTCGAATGTGTCTTTGCCTGAATATCTTGCTAAACACTCGCTTGAAGGTGGCCGAGACCAGGTTCGGTGCAAAATTTGCATATGATTAAGAAAGCGTGTTCTTGTATCTGCTGCTATTGATGCTTTTTCTGCATTTGATCCTTCTGGTTTGGGTCGAGATGAATCGTTAAGAGCTGATGAACTGCATAAATCATGAATCAATTTATTTGTTGACTTATTATTATTTTTAGATTTAAATCCTTCAGCACCAACTTTAAATTGATAATATTCACCTTCGAATGGAGTGCTTTTATTATAGATTACATCTTTAATAAGAAAGTTTTGATCAAATATAATATCGAAATGAGCGTGTTTTGTAGGCGAAGAAATAATATCTAAATTATTATCTTTGGCTAACTTTCTAAGTCCACTTATAAATCTTAGTAAATAATCTGATTCCATTTGAAAATCAGCATAAAGAAGATCAACATACTTTTTATATTCTGAAACGTATCTTCTATGGAAAACATTAACAAATGTATCTCCCAACTCTTCAACATCACTCAAAGAAAATCTTAAAGTAATATAATTTCCGGGATCTTTACCACTAGTGATAATATCTTCAAACGAGGCACCCTCTTTCTTAATAAACAATGTGCATCTTTTATCAGAAGCGTTTTGTGAGACATAAGGTTTTAAAGATGGCCCATCAGGGATTTGATCAAACAAAGCGGCAGGGACAGAAATGGATATAATATATTCTCCATTAGATCCAACTTTCTTTGTATCGACGATTTGAATCTTAGAATAAGTCTGATTTAAAATTTTCTTTTCTTTTTCACCATATAAAGTACTTCCTGAGCCTTTATTCATCCAAACAAATCGATCGAAAGCTGCAATTTTGCTGTAATTTTGCAACAACTTAGAAAAAGCTTCCATCTTTACAGCTACGTTAAATTGATTATCGTTTTTTAACTGCTCAATAGTTCCTTTATATCTTGCTCTTATATTTACAAAATATTTACATTTTTTTTCATCTCTTATAAAATCACTAGCTGATTCTACGGTTCCAACGTCTGGAGGCGAGTTTGGATCGGAAGAAGGAGTTGTTGGTGATGAAGCAGGAGGATCATTGGGGATATCTAAATCCCCTGTCGCATCGATGGCCGCTTTTAAAAATGAGTAATGTACGTAACCCCACTTAGCATATGGAGTAACTTTATCTCCAGCATTTCCTTCTTGCGGTAAGTGAGTTGACTGATCATCAGTGTTGGCCCAGTTATGTGCAAAATTATGTGGATTATCAGCATCAATAACAGCGACAAGTGCCAGAGGGCACCTAGAGGAAGGACTATCGCCGCAAGCAGCTGTGTCGTCATTATAAGTTGCGTACTCCATTATTTTTACTTTGTACGTCTTAGTCGAATCCCAAACAATTCCTTGTTCTGGAAACTGGCTCACTAAATTATTTCTATTAAAAGCAGATTTGTTTCTATGTTTTTGTTCTTTTGTAATTGGAAGCCACCAAAAGCCTTTAAGATTTTTTAGTGTATAGGTCGGCTTTTCAAGCAAAACCTTAGATATCTTTTTAGCTGTCTCTTCTTTTTGAACAGCCTTCTGTAGTTCGTTATAGATCGAGGATGGATCCATAATAAAGCTTTCTAAATATTTTCTTTTTATTAACCCAACATAATCGTTTACGAATGCGAATTCGTCAAATCCTTGTTTTCCAGTTTGTATTTCAGGATATACAACCTCTCCTGTACCAGCAACAATATGCTCTTCTGCTGATCGTGCATAAATTAATCTAACAAGAACATATTCTTCATCAATTCTTAGATTTCCAGCCAGATCTACTGTTGCTATATTTGATATAAATTTTACGACGGCACCGGGGAGGAGATAATCTCTGATGGCTCCGTCTAAGTTTGTTAAGACCGCGTAAGTTCCCGGATCATAAACTGGATTATTTACTTCGACAGCCAACTGGAAAGCACGGAATGGAACGCCTGGCCAGTTGACGTCATCGTCTTGCGCTAGTTTAGCCGAACTTTCTGTTACCCTAAATAAGGTACTAACTTCATATTTTTTTTGGTTTGCCATTTTAGATAACTTTAATTAGTTTACGTTGTTAAATTTACTGTTAATGTAGCCTGGTTTATCCCGGCTCGTATAGTTCTTCAACCACCCGTTAATATTCATTTTCCACTTTGTTATTTTTTCGATAGTGTTGATTAAATCTTTTTGTGCTTGGGCACATCCGGACGAGAGAGGTATAGATGGTATGGCTATTAAAAATCCAGAACCAATTGGAACTTTGTGAGTATGGTTCATAAGTTTAAAATTAAGCTTCATTTGGTCTTGAGCCATTCCAGCTACAACTCCAGATAACTTATCTAGATTGTCTGTCAGTTTTTCAAAAGCTTCAATAATCTTATGTCCTTTGACCATTGGCTCTAATTCTTTAGTTATATCGCCAGCAATTAAGTCGATACCTTTTACTGACTCTATTAATCCTCCTAGAGAATTATATACTCCCATAGGAGAAGTGCGGATACTGACACCTTCTTTTCCTATAACTCTAATCGTGTCTGCTTTAATACCAATTCCGGATCTAGGATCAAGACTAGGCGCGCCAGACTCTAATCCAGTTTTCTTCAAACCAAAAGCTTCATCAATGTTTGTTTTTTGGCTTAAATAAATCCTCGCTGAATCTGCAACGGGGAACATCTTTGTTGCTTCGTTCTTTATTGGTGAATCCACAAAGTTAGGATCTACCTCCAATCGATTTCCAGCTTTATCACAATGAAAATCTTCAGCATAAGGTCCAAGTAATCCTACAACAATATCGATCTTGCCAGATTGCGTGTGTCCTTTTCCTCCATAACCAGTATCTCTAGGTCCAACGCGGTCCCGGCCGAGGACAATAAATTGATTATTATCATGACTAATGACATGTTCACTTGGTGCACGAAGATAATCACAGTATCCTTCATAACATTGTTCATTTTTAAATCCGCGATATTTCGCCATATCAGAAGTAGAAAATTTCTCTACAACTTTCTTGTCTGTTTCACAGAAATTAAAATTTACGTCTTTCTTTTTTTGACCGACCGGCATATTCTTTCTCTATAACTTTGTAATTATTCTATAAATCTAGTATTTCTTTAAATGAAATTTTATATTTTTCAAAAAATTTATTATTAAATTCTTGTTTGTTCGCCAACGTTATTGTATCGGGAGTTCCGAACGCTGCTAATTCAACAGCTGAAACATGAAACATATTGACAGCTGTCCTTGTTAAATATTTTCCAAAAGGAGTAGAATATTCTGAATATTTTTCTTCTGACATCGACGTATTAATTTGTCGAATTTCTTCGAAGACTTTTTTTCGAGCGGACTCTACAATAAGTAAACCATGTTCTATTGTAAGATTGGTATTTAAATAGCCTTCTTTTTCATTCAAAAATTGTTTCCATGCGTCTTCTATTTGGTATCCAGCCGTAGCAGCAAAGTTAATGCCAATAGATCCTTCAGGACCTCCCGACTCTTCTTCTTGTATGTTTTCTAATAGAAGCTGTCTTCTAAAAGCATCTGCCACATTAAAAACTTTTTTGCCGGCACCAATAAGCAAATCTCTAGCCTCCAATGGATTCGGTACATATGATTTAGTTGCAAACAAAGAACCAAATTTGTTTAAATAGCTTCCCACATCAATAAAAGCAGAAGCGCGTATTTTTGAATTAGGTGTTGTACCAGGAAGAACCAAAGTACCTAGAGTCGCGTAATATGCATCATCCGGAGTAAAGTTAAGCATCCTACAATACATATAATACTCTGTAGCTGCCGCTCCGTGCGATCTGCCGGCAGTTATCCACGAACGAGACCTAATGCCAGGGTATTGTATTAAACCGTCGTAACCGCACAATATATTGCCCTTTATGCTTGTTGATAAATCATTGAAATTGTATACATAAGGAGTACGAGATGTTTCTTTAAACTGAGGCAAGCTAGAATTTGCTCTCATATATTTTACAATGGCCGGGGCGTCGAGTGGAATACTAAACTTATCTGATAAACACCTTGTCAACATCCAACAACTTTCCATACCTTCTTTACTGCTTAATAAATATGTATCGTTAGAAAGCCCTACCGATGATCTTGCCATTATATTATTAGGTAAACCAACATAATCCGGATTTCCAACAAATAGATTTTTACCTCTAAGCAGGTTCAAAAATGGCGCTTTGAGTCTTTTACTGATATCGTTATTATTGAAAGCGTGCTCATATTTAAATCCAAATTGACATGTACTAATCCCTATTGTTAAAAGATTATTTCCTGGACATGAAGGAGCTGTTGCATGATAAGCAGTCATATTAGGATCAATAAATTCATGTACACGACCATAATGATCGATACCATAATGAGTAGAACATCCTTGCTTTTCAAATTCTTTCCACATTAATTTTAAATTTGGTGCACCATCGTTTAATACAATACCGAACAACTTATTATCTGCAGATGCGTTTGCTTCTTTAGCTTTTGAATTATTGAATATACGAGGCTCAAACATTTGTTTTACTTTAATTTCACCTGCTTCAACGATCGTCGATTTTTGTTCTGGAGAGTGAGGTGTTTCACTCACAAGATAAGCAGCCCAATTATTATTTTGTGCGCATGTTTTTAGCCATGACGATGGCGATTTTTTAACAAATTTTGTTAGCCCAACAATCATATCATCTTCTGATTCTGGATATGTATATCCCTCAACAACAGTTAAAGATGTGAATGATTTTGCGTTTCTCATGTTGGTGCGAGATATTGGAGTCGCGTTTCCCTTATTCTTATCAAGTGCTGGTCTAAGATCAATGCCTGCTGCTTTCTTCCTTCTATATAAAGCTAAGGAGTTTTCTTCTAGCGGATCATAGTATATTATTATCTCATCTCCGACATTTGGAATTCCATAAGTCTTTGTTACTTCTTTGCTTTCTGGGATGCAAATAACTAATGCATCTTCATAAAGGTCAGGAAGGAACTGTCCTGCTGGTAAGTTATATCCATATAATGAGGAATGTATATCTGGTATAAAAACAGAAATATGATAATTTGGCATTTCCGTACCAACATTAAATATATCACCTTCTTGTGCTTTTTCAGCATTATTTGAACCAGGAACATAGTTGTCTTGTGACTTTGACTTGTTTGTTATGACACGCGATACATAGGCAGAATATTCTTTCTTTCCAGAATGTAAATGTGAAGGCTCGCGTAATATATGAGCTGTTTGTTCTGCGCGTTTAAACAAATCACTGGCGGCTCCATAGTCTGCCGGTGGCAAATTGTTGTGGTCACTTGGATGAACGTTTGATCCTGGTGTTCTAACAAGGGCAGCAAACTTCGATCTCATCTCATCATTTGATGACATAATTACTCCTCTTGTTGACTTATTAAAGAATATATCTCATCTTTGTCGCCACCGGTTAATTTAAAATTATCACTCGTTTTTTTGTGTACTAAGGAGGAAATTTTAACTAATTGCTCATTTGAGCGCTGTAGTGTCTCTAAATATTTTGCAGCTACGTGGCCGACAGTTTGATGCCTTTCTTCTTGACCTCTTAAATATTGCATTAAGTCTTGCAAAAGAGTCATGGCAATTGCTCTATCATTATTGATATTCTCAATTGCATCCTGTATGCAGTTATTAACGTCGACTTTTTCTTTTTTAGATTTTTCCATTTTCCCAATCTTTCTTAAATTGTTTATACTTAGACCTTATTTTATTTAGATTATTAACGATCTGTTTTGTGTTGAGACCGGTAATTTCTCTCATGTATAGGTAAATAGCTTTTTTATTAAAAATTTCTATTTCGTCAACACTTTCCATCAATATCCTAATTGCATTTAAAACTTTTTGTTCTTTCTCTTTTAGTTTGAGATTTTCCCACTTATCGATTTCTTTGTTTAATAAAAACCAAAATTCAAATTCTTCACGGTCTTTTTCATATGGATTATAAGTTACCATATATTTCTTTTCTACATCAACAGGCAAAATATCATATTGTACCTCTCGTTGAAGCATTTTTGTATTTTTCTTAACCTTGTGAATAAACCAATTCTTGGTGATCACACTGAAGTATGAGAACGCTTTTGATCCTTTCGATGGTTCAAATTTATCCAATATTGTTGTTAACCAAACTTTGCACTCGTCTTTGAGCGATTCAATATTGGGCAAGTTTGTAAACTTATAAGTGTATACAATCTTATCGACCATTTGGTCAAACGCAGGTCCGATCCATCTTCCGTATAATTCAGTTCTTATTTTTAAATCATCAGTTAGAGCGTAATTTACAATCGCATCTTCATGCTCTTGAGTAAAATACCTATTGCTCTTCTTCTTTTTCCTCTGTGTCAAAATCTTCTTCCTTATTGTCTTCTAACAAATCTGGATCTACAATTTCGCCATCTAAATAAAATTTCTGTCTATACTCGTTTATCTCGTCTAAAACGTCTCTAGAGTGATTGATTACAGATTCCAGTGTGTCATCGCCATAGAATAATTCTAATTGGTAGACCCTTTCTACGTGCTTCGTAAAGTCATCGAATGTACTAAACATTTCTTCGATATCATCATTAATGTCGTTCATTTGGTCCAATAAAGTTTTAATATACCAAATGAATACAATATTAAGACACGCCGATAGAAATAATAAAAATGGTATTATACCGGTAAGTGTCATTATCAATACACAATTAAAAAGTGCTGATGCTATTAATAAATATCTAATCATTTTCCTTATACATTGCGCTCTTTAAGCGCTTCTTTTCTTTCTTTAAGTCCTGTCGAAACTCTTCAATCGAGTCTTTAACAACAGTTCCAACTTTATTGCCGGCTTCGTCAGACTTAGAATTTAAAATTGTTAACTTGGCCGGCACTTTATTTAACTCACATTCATCTTTGCATTCATCGCGCTGTTCGGGCTTGTGACTCATTGAATGAACTAAATCAAATACTTCTTTGCATGTCTCGCATTCATATGTATAACGAGGCATATTTTAAAACTCGTTATCGTCGTAGTCATCTTCGACTGTATTTTGCTCAAATTTTACTAGTGGCGGATTTTTGCAAACAAGCTCACCATCTTTTTCTAGGAATATTAAATCACCTAAAATATTGGTGATATCGCTTTGTTCCAATAAACATTTTTGCAGACACATCATCAAGGTGCCAACAGCATGATTGGATAATTTCATTTCTTGAAAATTTGTTATAGTCATTATATTCTCCTTTTATTCACTTACAGCTCGACCTTTAAGATTTTCCCAATCTTTTTCTGGTCGGACTTCTAAATTCTTCTTCCACACGGCATCTAATACTAGTGGTGCTACGCCTGCCTCATTGGCAAAATGAATCAGTGCGTTAATATCTTTCGGAAAGCATGAGCCGCCGAAACCCAAACGTCCATCGGGTCCCGGCGATGAAAGATGGGTTCTCCCAACTCTCTCATCATAAAGAGCGTACTCAACAACTTTATCATAATCAATATCTGCTTTGTCACAAATTTGTTTCATTTCATTCGCAAAGCTAACCTTTGTTGCCAAGACGCAATTCGTAAAATACTTAACCATTTCAGCAGTGTTTGATCCAGTTTTAATAATAGGTATTTTTGGAAATGCGATTCTAAACATGTTCTTAACAATCGTCGAAGCAGGGCGAGGTCCGCCTACAATGATTCTAGTTTGATTCTTGAAATCATCAATACTGTTTGCTTCTGTTAGAAATTCTGGTGAGAACACAACTTTTACATTCTTGTACTTATCATTAAAGCTTTTAGTTGTCCCTGGCGGAACTGTGGATTTAACGACAAGAATATGATCTCCTGTTGAGATTGAATTTACTTGTTCTACCACACCTTCTAAAATTGATAGATCACACGAACCATCTTTTCTCATAGGTGTTGGAAGGCACAAAAATAAGATAAAAGTTTTATCACATAATTCTTCTAAAGATTCGCAAGTTGATTTTTCTTTTACAAATCTATCATATGTTTCAACAGCAAATGTATTTTTGAGACCCTCACGTAGAGCGGTGCCAACAAATCCTTGGCCGATTATTCCTATATTATCTGTGCCATAGCTAGGATAATTCATTCTTAAGCTCCTTAAAACAACTATCAATACCATCTTCAATAGATATGGCTGCAGACCAACCAATGTTTTTTAGTTTGCGAATGCCTGCCTTTGTTCTAGCAACGTCTCCAGGTCTTGGCTCAACATAATCAAATGTAATTTTTGGGTGGTGTTTATTAACAATATTTTTAATTTCATTCAAAGAAATATTTTGACCGGTGCCGATATCGTAAATCTCTCCACAGAAATTATAACTATCAAAATTCATTGCAAAAATATTTGCAGACACCACATCATCTACGTGAACCATATCTCTTCTTTGCTCACCATCTCCTGTAATATAAGGCACTGTATTATCTCGTATGGCTTGCATCCAATTGGCAATTGCTGTGCCATACGAGCCGTTAGTTTCTTGATCTTCTGAGTATACGTTAAAATATCTTAGTGAAACAGTATCAAGCCCATACAATTGATTGTATAGCTTACATTCTAGCTCTGTAACCATCTTTTGAAGAGCATAAGGACTTTCCGGTCCTCGTCCATTACCAGAGATTGATGATGAACTAGAATAAATAACTCTTTTAGCACCAACTTTTCTGGCAAAATTAAGTACATGTGCACCAACCATAACGTTGTTCTTCATTGTTAATACTGGATTTTCAACACTGTACGCAACTCTTGGAAAACATGCCATATGAAATACATATTCTGGCTTAAAATTCCAATAATGAGGGTGAAATTTGCCGGTTTCATCTTCTATTAAACCTTGTAAGCTGTTGATATCCTTACCATTTTCACCTTGAAGGTCGATACCTAAAACTTCGTGTCCTAATTCTTCTAATTTTTTCACCAAATGGGCGCCAATATAGCCCTTATGGCCGGTTACTAAGCATCTAGCCATTCTTTTCTTCCTTTTTCTTTGGCGTTTTTACCACATCTAAGACCTTTTGCCAAGGATTTTCAAGATTTTTATTAAAATATAGAGCGTGATCATCGATATAAAAGCTAGCTGGACGTTTAATATTCGTCACTTCTTCGAAATATTTAGCCATATCATACTTTTTTAACCACTCATTAATGACAGGAACAGGTCTAGAAGACACAATAATAAGCCTAAAACCGCGTTTTATAAGCTCTTCCAAGGCTTCCCTTGTACCTTCGTTTGGAACGTCGTAGGCGTCCTGTAAACCTTGAAATCCTTTGGAATATTTGTGTACCACACCGTCAAAATCAATCGCCAATGTGGCCGCTTTATAATGATTATCTACTTCTTTCATGAAATCTCTCTTAAAATATATTGTTCTAGTACTTTAACAGATTTCTCTACTGTTTGTTCAGCAGTATTTATAACTAAATCCGGATTTGTAGGCTCTTCAAATGGATCTGATATACCAGTAAAGTTATAAACCTTATCTGGATGTCCATCTGGAAGCAAAGCTTTCTTATAAAGTCCCTTTACATCTCTTTCGATTAATTGTTCAACATCGCATTTTATGTAAACTGTCTTAAGATTCTTATCTTTTGCAATCAATTCTTTCCTAATTTCTTCATAAGGATTAATTGCAGCTATAATTGTGATCACATTATTTCTCGACAATACTTTGCTTACGAACCCCAAACGACGAATATTGGTGTTTCTGTCTTCTTTTGAGAAGCCAAGATCATTGCATAAGTTTGCTCTGTATTCATCTCCGTCAATTAGTTCAACTAACAACCCTCTTTTCTTCAGGCGTTGAGATACTAGCTTTGTTAGAGTGCTTTTTCCGGCTCCAGACATACCTGTCAATTGTATGGCCAGTCCTTTAGTTTTTCCCCATCTTATCTTATCCCAAAGACGCTCGTGAAATATATAAGCAACCAACATACTAAGATGATATAGTATTGCAATATATGTCATTTGTTTTAGAGAGCCAGTTATCAAATACGTTAATACTGAAAGAGTGATGAATCCTAAAGTTTTCCAACTGGATGCTTTTGCTATATTTCTTTTCCTTGTGTTGATCATATTTTATTCCCATTCTAGATGGATATTTTTAATTCCTTCTTTCTCTATTCTCTCTCTTATCAATTTCATATCGTTTTGTGATGAAGGTACTTTTCTTTCATGAGTTTCAACAAATATTTGACCGATCTCATTAACAAGCCCAGAGTCAAATAAATCATTTAAAATATCTGCTTCAGTACCTTCAACATCAATTTTTAACATTCCTACTGGTCTATCTAAACTTTTAATAAAATCACCAATGCCCACCATCTCTACAACCATAAAATTATTTTCATCAACATTGTGTTTGTCAGAAGCAGTCGAACTTCCTGTAGAATATTTTACCTGATCTTGATTTGCTTTTTTGTGAAAATATAATTTTCCTGGTCCTGATTTTGAAGAGTTCGTGACCGCTTTTGGCATGCATTCAACTTTGGGGTTATCTGCAAATCTTTTTTGCAATATATTAAATGCATAAAGATTTGGTTCAAATGAGTATACTTTTTCAAATCCTGCTTCTGAAAGAAAGTGTGTTACTTGACCTACGTTAGCGCCACAGTCAATAGCAACAGAACCATCTTTAAATTCGAATTCCACCTCTTCTCCCCCATGATCATTTCCATAATATAAATTAACTTTTATCATCTTATTGTTTCTCCCTTGAAACCATTATACTTCGAACAACTTTTCCACCTTTTGTTTCCCAGTTGGCGCCTGGTCTTTGAACTTTATAAAAAGGAGGCTGAAGTTTACAAGCTAACTCAATAGCGTCTTCCTTTTTAACATTTTCATATATTTGGCGGATCCACCCATCAGTTCGAACGGCATTGAAAGTCTTCCCTGAATCGGAAAGAGTTCCCATTGTAATAGGTTTGTATCCTCGATTTATAAACGGTGCCGGCGATTGAACTGGTGTGGAAACAAGATATTTAATCTTAAATCCAATGTCGTAGTACTTTTCTAGTATTGCGGCAAAGTCGTTGTTCTCATCATAATATTGAGGATGAACTTCTAATAAGATATGTGTCTCGCCATCGTTTTCTTTAAAGTAATTGTAAGCGCCCTCAAAGACACTTACTTCGTGCCCTTCAATATCCATCTTAATAAAATTAGGATACTTCCTTGTAGAACAGAAAGTCTCTAAAGTAAAACAATCGATTATTTCACGACGGATACTGTGTTTTGTTTTCTTCACACTGTTTAAATTTGGATGTCGAGCAATCCAGAATTCGTTCTTACCGTCCTTATCTGATATAAGACACTGTGTTTTCTCGCACTTAACATTATAACCATTTTCGGCCAGATTAATTTTAAGCATTCGAAGGTTGTGAGGATCAGGCTCGATTGCATAAACCGTTCCGGGGTCACCAACGTTTCTTAGCATAAACATCGTTGCATAGCCTATGTTAGCGCCCAAATCAATACAAGTCATACCTTCTTTAATTGTGGTGTCTAATAGCTGCATGAAAACAGATTCTCTGGCAAAATTATAATCTTTGCCTGGTGATTTGGCATTGTAGAGTGTGGCGCCGATACCTCCATCAGAAACGTTCAAGATCCAATTAAAGCCGTCCACTTCTTTTCTATAAATCATTTATCTTCACTTTCCTCGTCATAATTGTATTTTATTGTACTATATTTTTCCATACAAGAATTGACGTATTCTGTATCTTCTTCTGTTAAGAGGTTGGCATAGTTATTATATTTGCCCATGTTGACTCTGCCAGATCCTACACCAAAGTTTCCTTTGTATTTTTTAAGCAAGTTCTCACCTTCTCCAGCTTCTATCTTTTTCATATTATCATATGAAGAATATTCAATAGCTTCTTTTAGCGTCTCTATAACTTTTTCGCTCGACGGCTTGATGCCAAGCATGTTTGATATAAAGCCTAAGCTTATGATAGGATTCTTGTGAAGCATGTAATAAGGGATACTCACAAATTGATTAAAGTTTCCTCCCTTTTCCATCCACTTGTTATTATACTCAATAATGCTTTTTATTCCATGTTCCTCAGAGCGAATATAATCACTTATAGTGCCATTATAACCTGGTCCAGAGCGGATGCTAGTTCTTTTCTCTAAGAAATAAGATATGGCCACATCTCCTGGGTGTCGGTGTAAAAAAACAACATTTAATTCTTTAAAGTCTTTTCCGTATCTTTTTTTGAAGCTTTTATAATCATCGTGTAAAGCTGGAAATATCTCATTTTCTTCTGTGTTTGCATCTGGAAATCCCAGTGTCATAAATTTAGCTAGCATCATCCTAAGCCAAGTTCTTCCGGATTTAGGATAAGATATTAAGTTTACAGTCGGTGCTACAAACTTCAAACCATATTTTTTCTCTAATCTGTCTACTTCTTTTTGGTAAGATTTAGTCATTTCTTCTTTTTCCTTTTACTTATTCTTTTTATTAGCGTTATGATTGACAAGAGAGATTCTCCAATTAGCGTCCTTTATTTGATCGATATTCATATAATCTCTCCAATCAGACAAGTTTTGCGGCTTATTCCAGCTTTCATCATAACAGAATGTTAAATATTCATTAGCAGGTCCTGGTAATAAAAAGTCTCTTCCTTTATAATTGTATTTTTCTGCCTTGTCATAATAAAACTTTTTTGGATACTTAAACAATTTTGTTTGAATCATATCTGGCTCATCGTCTGTTTCGTAAATACCTTGAATTTGTATTTTAATTTTTTTATAGAAAAGCGACATCTTGCTTGAATAATCTCTTTTTACTGCACGGACGATAAAACCATTCTCAATAAAGATCTTTTTTATTTCATCAAATACAGCTTCATAATCACTAGCAACTGTGTGAATGTCAATATCATCATCCCAAGGAATAAAGTTTCCGTCTCTGTAAAAACCCAGTGCAGTTCCATAGCATAGCCAATATTTTAACCCTTTTTGTTTCAAACAATCATCAACTTTAAATAAAGCTTCTGTTGCGTTATCTTCATCGATTCCAGTTTTATCCCAAAACTCGTGTACTACTTGATCCCAAAAATGCTTGTGCACCTTGCCAAGTTTATATCTTTCTGCTTCATCTTTTGTCATTTTTATTCCTTAAGTTAGTTTTCCGCCACACTGATTCTCATCCCAACGGCCAGATTTGATTAGTTTTTTATATTTCCTATTATACTCTTCCGGGTCTCTTTTTTTAACGATATTTAGAAAATCTGTTTGAAATTTTTCTATTGCGGCTTCTAGTTGTTTTGGATTTAAATTAGATAGCAAGATTTTTGACTTTGTTGTATCAATTTCTCTAGCTGCTTTTTTAGTTACTTTCCCTTGTTCCAGCATATCATGATACAATTCTGATCCTGGAATGGCCGCGGCGATAAATGTAGATATACTGGTAAAGCTTAATTCGTTCTTAATATATTCAAATCCGTCTAATATTTCTTCTAACGTTTCCGAGGGCATACCAACAACTAATGTACCGTGTGTAAATACTTCAAGCTCTCTGCATTTTTTAATCAGACCTGGAATTGAGTTTAAGTTTACTGGTTTGTGATGTAGCTCTTTCAATGTTCTAGTGTTGGCGCTATCTAAGGACAGTGTAATTTGATACATCCCAGAAGCAGCCATTAGTTCGATAATGTCCTCAGATAGTTTATTAATCATTGTACCATTAGGTGTACACCAAAGCAAGTTTTCTTCTTTAAGAGCTTTGAACTTTTCAGAAGCATAAACCATATCATAAGTCAAATTATCATCTGCAAACTGCAATTCATCAATATTATATCTTTCTTTTAGAAGACGAACTTCTTCCATAATGTTTTCAATTGATCGCTTTCTATGTTTTTTCCAAGTATTTGTATTGGCACAAAAAGAGCATCCGACTGGACACCCTCTCGTCGTCAACATTGGAAGGACTCTTTCTCCTTGTGGAACTGGTGAGAAAGGAATATTAATCTCAAAGTATTTTTCCATTGGTAACATATGAAACGCCGGGAATGGAATTTCATCAATGTCTTCAATGTTATCTATTTGTGAATTAATAAATAACTCGTCTTCTATAAAACCAACAAGACCATCAGCGTTTATATCAAGTTTGCCTTCTTTTAGATTATTAATAAAATCAACAAATCTAAACTCGCCTTCGCCACGTATAATAAAATCGACTGTTTTCTCTTTATTATATTCAAGATCTAGATCTACTATTTCTTTTGGATAAATGGTTGGATGTAATCCTCCAACTATAACTAAAGAATTTGGTAAAGCCTCTTTGACAACTTGTGTTGTTTCATATAAATTTGGCAAGTCAGTCGAAAATAAGACAGACAATCCAACGATATCGTATTGTTTTTCTTTCAATTGATCAACAATTTCTTGTGGAGGTTTACCATATGTAACCAGATTGCCGTTATATCGCTCCGTAGACCACCCCTCAACGCATAGATCGAGTATATCCACATCAATGCCCGCTTTCTCTAGAGAAGCCGCCACATAGCTAATTCCAAGGGGTGGAATGCATCTCTTTTGCATGTACTTTGGAATAGTGATACATGGACCGATTAAGAGAACTTTTGGATTATCGATCTTCTTATAATCAATAAGTTGTGGAATGATTTCAGAAAATTGAGACTTTCCTGTTTCTTTTTTTGAACTCAGATAATCACGTAATTCATTATTGCCTAAAGTCTTATTGATGCGGCCACGGACTTTCTTTGGTCCGTTGTGAATTGGAAAATTAATTTTTTTAGGCATGTTGTTGATCTCTTAGAGTGCTTTAATTTCATCCCACACATCTCTTGTTTTACTCTTAATATAGGCAATGGTTTCAATTTGTAAATAACCTTTATCTTGAATTTTTGCAAAAGCATCTTTAGAATTAAAGTTTAAATGAATTGGCGGAACGTCCGGAATCTTAGCCCAATCCTCTCTAAAGTTATGATATCTAACAATATATCCTTTGCCTTCTTTTTGTGCCTTCAAAGCATATTTCGCACCATCAATCCAATGTGAAAAGTCTCCCATCCATGCATCAATCCATTTTTTATCATTTGGACCAGTTGCGCCAACATACTTTATTCTTCGTTGTCCACCCTCAAGGCGCCAGCCTCCGCCTGAATATGAGTTAAAAGCAAATACTGGATCTCTAATAAGGAAGATCGTCTTTTCTTCTATCTCGTTAAGGAAGCCCATGCCACCCCACGACATACACAAAAGCATCAATTTAGAATGATCTAGTTTTTTTAAACCAGCATAAGCTGTTTCAAACATTTCTTTTTGAGTAGATTTCTCATAGATAGCATTACCTCCAATAAGATGATCCATTCTTTCATGAAAAATTTGAGATGGAGTATGAGTTGCTTTTTGTTTTCCTCCATCCGGTCGTAGACAAACTGTCCATTGTGAATTCTTAAATTGATCTGCGACGAAGCTAGATCCTGATCCTCCTGTAGAGCTTATAACAATCATTTGGTCTCCTCTAAAAACTCTTTTACAATATTAACAAAGCTTTCTGCATACTTCTCTTGCGTATGATTCTTGGCATATTCCATGCCTTTATTTGTAATCTTATTTAGTTCTTCTTCGTTATCTAGATAATAAGAAAGTTTATTAATTATTTCTTCGTCTGTCATAGACATGTTAATCTCAATCATAAACTCTTTAAATTGATCTTGCTGTTCTCCTGGCATATCTGCTGCGAGAGCAGTTCCGCACATCGGAATTTCAATATATTTTCCAAATCTAGATCTAGGCTGGCCACTACATGTAATACAGATTTTAGCTGAACTCAGTTGCTGTGCATAAAAGAAACTATTCTGATCTGAAGCTGCATTGTACAAGTTTCCGCCTGGATGTTTTAGTATATTACATTTATAATTCTTAGACAACTTAGGAAGAATATCTCTAGCCAACCGGATTCGCAAAGGATAATGATCTCCCAATAATGATTTGGTGAAAACAGCACCAGCAAGAAGAATATCATATTTCTTTGGCATGCCATAATCTCTGTAAATAACCTGTTCGGCCGCATGGGGAATGTTATAAAATCTTAGATTATGATCAATTCTTTTCATAAAATAAGATTTCTTATAATAGTTCATATCGTTTTCATGATGACATATAATCAAATTTGATCGACTATCAAGTATTTCTTTATTAGTCCAATCAACATCATACATCTCATTGTAGCGAAGACATTTTGGAATATCTAAATCTCGAAACTTAATTAAATTCAAGGGTTTATATGCTACGACTAAATCTGGTTTTTTACCTTTATAGAGATTGTCAATGTTTTTACTGGCTGACTTATTTTTATTAAAGCCTTTCCAGCCAGGTCCGGACCAGACTAGATTAACGTCTTTTCTTTTCCCTACGGCTCGCATACCGTGAAATCGAACCCTAGACATCTTTGTGTCGTATGTATTCTTATCACACAAATACAATATATTGAGCATTACAAATACCTTGCTTTCAACTTCTCATAGTACGAGCGCTCTGGGTATTTTGCATTTTTATCTGCATTACTACGGCGCCACATTTCATTCCAAAGATGGATTGCGTAAGTCTCTTCACCAAAATTAATCTCCTGTTCGGGATTTAAAACAAGATTCCACATGCACCCCGGAATGGGACAAAATGTTTCTGGTGGTTTCACAAAGAAATTCATACTGTATTTCTCTACCATTTGTTTTACTAGTCGAGGTCCAATTTCTCCCCAAACTAGCATTTCTCTTTTTTTCTCCATGCAAGTCTCAAATGCATCTAAGGCAATTGGATTGCCAGCCGGCATCTTAATAATACATGAGCCAATATGAGTGTTCCCCTGATTAAGAGGAAGAACCTCTTCGGAACAAAATACAAAAGGTGCTTTGAAATCAAATTTCTTTAAACAAATAACATCGGTATCAACCCAGTATCCACCTTTTTCAGACAACAATTTATACCTAAAATAATTTGAGAAAGCTGAATAGCTCTTATGATCCTTATACATAAAAATCATGTCTTCAGGCAAGATGGTATTTCCATCTTTTATTTCTACACCTTCGGGAACTCCCTCTACATCAGAATATGTATATAAATGTACATCGTGCCCATTCTTAACAAAAGAACTAAGGCTTAGCCTTTCCATTGTAGAGAGTTTATTACCGACCCACATTGTTTGAATAATATCAGACACCACTCACCTTTTTCCAGAATACTTCTGGGCGTCCTTTCAAATACTCTTCTGTTACTTGTAAATCATCTGTGCTAAACCAATCTTCTGTAACATGCTGCACATTATCGTTTAGCTCAAGCTCACAGTTCAATAATTTAGCTTCAATAACCAATCTAGGGCAAGTATCTCCTCCGGTTGGCAAGAAACATAATCCTTTTGATTTGGCCAAAGTCACTAATGCGTCCTTGTAAGATAATCCATGCATCTTATTATAATCTTTGTTATTTTCGACACACCATTGTTCTGCTTCTTTAGAGCCCTTAACCCATGATGGTGACGATGACACAACCCACTTATCTTCTTTTTTGTTGTATACTTCTCTTAATCGTTTAATTGTGTCAAAGAACTTATCATCAAAAATTGATGACAACACAATACATCTAGATTTTTTAAGAGACTTAATATTTTTTAAGTGTGCGTCCATCTGGACTGAAGACATAAAGAAAACATTTTGTGCACTGGAAAGGAACTTACCAATTTCTTGTCCATGCTCTTCGCTTGCACAATTACACGGCTCTCCTTCTAGTGTTTCATGTAACTCTAAGTTTCTATATTTGCAGAATTTATAATCAAATTCAACTATATTATAATTGATTTTTTCTTTAACTATCTTCTGAATTGCATCTTTAGAAACTTGCGTAAAGTTACCAAAAATCCAAGTCTTATCTTTGTTTCTTTCAACGTATTCTACTGTTAAATCTGACGAATTAATTTGAATACTCTCCTCTGCAGCTTTATCGATTAGAGTTTGCAGGCTTAATTCTGCCCCTCCTTGAAGCTGGTTTGCAAAGAAATCACTTACGAATACGTATTTAGCGTTCTCGGCTTTAGTAACACCATCTCCTAAAATCTTTGTTGCAAAGTCTAAGTTTTGCTTTTCTTCAGTGAAATTTTCTATAATATGCTTCTGCAATTTCTTTGCTTCAGATTTATGCCTTCCAATATCTTTAAAAGCATCTCGAAGCCTCATTTTATAAGATCCTTTCTCAGCAAAAGCCCACATGGCATCAGTGTCAATAACTCCTGGCCAGACTGCCGGCTTTTTAATTTCTTTTAATTCATATGCAATTCTAGAAAACATTGGTTTAACTTTAGTTTTGCCTTTCTTACTTGTTGTAGGCATATGTAAAAAGTCTAAATGCCCACTCCAGTTAGTAGCAATTACCGGAAGTCCATTATATGCAGCCTCAAATAAGGGAAGTCCGAAACCTTCACCATGAGTTAGGGAAACCAAAGCCTTAATTTTTGGGTGAGTATAAAGCCCATTCATCTCCTTTTCTGACATATAACCATGTAATAAATGCACTGAACATTTTGCATCTGGGAATTTGCTTACTATGCTTTTTATTTTGTTTGTCATAGCAAGTCGATCTAATACACAATTTTTAGCTAAGTTTGTTTTTACAACCAGTCCAACCTTATCATTTCTGAATTCGTCCATAAACCACTTAATTGTGTTTTTAAGATTCTTTCTTGGACCCCATTGCGCAACTGTCAAAAAGTTAAACTTGTGTTTTAGATTAAGATCTAGATCTGTTTTCTCCAAACTTTTAACCGGATAATGTACGACATCAACCGGTACCAGACATTTCCAGCCTTTAACTTCTTGTCCTGTATTTGCATCGACAACATCATATTTTGTATTAGTAAAACCTTTTTTTGCGTGTTCTGATACCACAATAATCTTATCCATGATTTGAGACTTTTGAATCCAGTTTTTACTGATTCTGTCAGTTTCGATACCGGCAGTTACACCAATATTGACGGGAGCTAATTTCTCCCACTCATTCGGAATTGTTACTTGAATGGATATATCAACAGGACCTTTCTTATTATGGATATGTTCGTGAGTTTTTTTGATTAACTTGTCAAACCATACTCTTTCTTCAGTCTGTTCAAATTGCCAATTTGTCCTTCCCCAGTTTACAGCGATAAGATATAAATCAAATATATCTTCATATTTACGAAGAGATCTTAAAAGAAATCTACAATGTTCTCCATATCCTGATTGTGTTAAAACTGGTCCTCTAATTAATATTTTCTTTTTCATTATGCTGCTACTCCAATTTCAATTAATTCCCAGGATTTATATCCCTTCCTATTTTCCCAAGAGCCATAACGTTCATGTACTCCCAGCAGTAATTCTTCCCACCTTTTGGTGTATTGTTCAAAGTTATAGTTATTCATGACGTGTTCACGGCCGGCTTTACCTAGCTCATTCCGTTCTTCTTTAGACATGTTATATAATTTTGTCAAAGCATCAACTACAGATTCTTCTGATACTCTGTCTTCATAGATCCATGGTATTTCCTGCGATCCGATGATGGCTTTCGAAGAAGGTTCAATACCAACACCAAACCAGTTTTTACCATCTGTAACTTGTTCTTGCAGCCCTCCAGTCATATTAACAATAATAGGTGTTTCACATGCTAAAGACTCAAAAGTCGATAAACCAAAGCCTTCAGCATCCGATACATTGATTGTACAATCAGCCATATTATATAAAATAGCCATATGTGTTGATGGAATCTTGGCTTGTGAGAATAATACCTCGCCATTAATCAACCCTAAACTGTGCACGATTGCCTCTAGATCTTGTCCATGAGGATCTTTTACATCAGTATGCATCAATAATTGTGCTTTATCATGGCCAACTTTATCTAAGAAAGCCTTAAACCAATAAATTAATGATCCACTTTGTTTACGGCGAGCGTTTCTATTATTCCAAAAAACCAAAAATTTATCATCGTTACTTGGAAAGTGGCTGTCTCTAAATTGTTTAACTGTATCTTCTTCAATTTTACTAAAGATGTCAGTATTTACTGAATGTGGAAGATAGTGGCTTTCGACATTCGGTGCAACATTTTGTACAATGTCATGAGTAACTTTTGAAATACAAGCAATAACATCATTTGAAGAATAGTTTGGCTTATTAAAAGTTGGATAAGGATAGTTGTCCCAAACATGATAATAGACCATAGGAGCTACTGGACGGATTTCATCTTCCATTTCCCAGAGCCAACCCCAAAATCTTGGGTCAGTCATAAACCAAACAATATCTGGTTTTTCATTTCTTAAAAGCGTGCGCATATGATCTGGTGTCCCATATCCATCAACAGGCATAATAACCCAATCATCACCATATCCATCAACTTTTGTTATACTGTAGTCATGATGTTTCATCGCACCAGCGATACAGTAAAAACTAAATTTACCTGTCTTTAACAGGCTTTCAATCATGTATTTTGTTTGAGTGCCAACTCCGGATGGACTTAGCGGGTGATCACTCAAGACCAATACCTTAATTTTCTTATCCAACTTTTTCTCCTTAAAAGATTAAGTGCAATATTCTGTTTTATAGAATTCACACCTCTTGCAAGAAAGACGGTTTTTGAAGTAGTTCTTGCGCTTTATATTATACAACACTTTGTCCAATAAGTTAAGCGCATTTTCAGTTTTACGATCTCCGCTGGTTACGCGGTATACTTCAACGTTGTCTTTCTTTGCAGTTCTTTTAAGTAAGGCAAAGTAAGTTTCAATCTTTTTAGGGTCGATATTATGCTTTTTAGCAAAATAATGCTTATAGAATGTAAGCTGGTATGTAGTCATTGGATCAGACTTTCTTTTCATGTCCCAACCCCAAGAACATGATTTCCAATCGATTACGTGATATTTACCATCTTCAGTTTTAATAACTAAGTCGATAAATCCTTTAAATTTACGGTCATGGTTTTCAATAGGTTCGTAAATCTTTTCCTCAACAGAAACAACTTCAAACTTTTCAAAGTTCTTCTTTAGTTGAGGCAAGATTAAATCAACTAACATATCACCTTGTCGACGCATATCAGACACCATTTTTGTGTTGATATTCTCTTGAATGGTCTTTGGCAAGTTGTTGATTTCATTAGAAAAAGATAATTGAAAAAGAGACTTTTTGTCTTTGATATCTTTAATAATAATCTTCTCACAAACAGTATGCAAAGCAGAACCAAAAGCAGTATATAGATTACCTTCAAAACCTTTGAGTTTATCAATATAAGTTAACTTATGATAGTGGGCGCATTGGTTCCAGTTTTTAATTTCCGAAAATGAAATGTGAGACATGTTTTACTTCTTTTTTCTAGAAGTCCTTCTTGTGCTCTTTGTCGTTGGCCGAGGAGGACTTTTAACTTCCTCTTTTAACGTAGGAACCGTTTCTTTTTTGTCAACTTTTAATGTTGGTGGAACTACAACCTTTATTTCAGATGTGATTGTTTCAGACAAAACAGGTTCAACGACAAAAATAAAATCGCCTTCGTAAACAGCAAACTTGTTCATTAGGGTGGTATATTCAAGCATTTTTCCTAAATTATACCCTTCTTGCTTTAACTTTTCTTTTGCGGAGCGCCATCCATAGTTTACAGTTGACTCGCTTTTAATTTCACTCTTAGTTAATTTTACATTTAAGGTGACTGTGTTATTTTTCTTTTGTTCAGTAATTTTGAATTTCATTGTTTAAATCCTCCAATTTATTATATAATACTGGACTAATCTTGTTTAGATTTAGTTTTCTTCCTAAATAGAAATCTTCAAATCCATCTGCAAAGTATTCACGTAGTGATGTGGCCGCATATGGCGAAGCGAAGATATTCTGTGCAAATATTCTTAATTTTTGGTATCCTACTTTGTCTTTTAAGAAAAGATCAAACTCTTGATCGTATTCAATTTTTCCGAAATCGTGCTCATCGACGACGTAATTTTCATACTTTAAAACTCTTCGAAGAACAGTTCTTTTCCTGATAAACTCATTTTCGATTTCGTCGTCACCGTATATACTATCTGTAAATCTTTCTTCTACCAAGTGAGCGACTTCATGAATAATATCGTCTATCATATCTAGATCATTACTTTGTTCGTTAGTGATATACAGAGCCCCATCTTTTACCATTGCATTGATTTTTCTTTCTTTGAACTCTGGAATCTGTCCAACATATATAACATCGATTAAATTTAAATAATAATCTGGAACATTTGTTCTTAGATAAGTCATTATCTTTTGTATATCAATATTTTCTGGTAATGCTTCTAAAACGAATATGTTAACACTTCTTGTTAAATTATACTCGCCTATCTTACTCACACTTTCGCTTTGAGAGTCTTTTATAAATCTAGTTAAATTATTCCTTGTCATCTTGATCGTTATTATGTTTCTCTAATTGCTCTTGATATAACTTTTCCCCTTCTGTCACATCTTCCATGGCTTGGTGATATCCACGAATCCAATTTTCTTCAGCCAGAGGTAATACTAATTCTTCAAATTCATTAGCCAATTCGTTTACAACCATCTCTAGTGTAACCTCATCGTTTTCAGGCTTAAGTTTGCCGCCGACATATTCGACAATCATCTTTTTTAGTGGATTTGTTTCATCTTGTCCATACAAAATATTTACTTTTTTTTGTAATAAAGAGTTGTTAGTTTTATCGTCCACGCTCATAATTTCTCCTTTTATATATTATAATAACAACAAATAATAAGTAAAGTTAATCACAAAATTTTAGCTGCCAGTGTAGCGATCTTGGAACGTTCACCTTTTTGCAGCGTTACATGTCCGGATATATCATATGTCTTAAATTTTTCAACTGCATAAGATAATCCATTTGACGTCGAGTCGATATAGACATTATCAATTTGTTCGATATCACCTGTGAGGATAACTTTACTTCCTTCTCCAACTCTTGTAATAATAGTCTTAAGTTCATGAGTTGTTAAATTCTGAGCTTCATCAATAATAATGAAAGCTTTTGATATAGATCGCCCCCTAATATAAGTAAGAGCTTCAATTTCTATTGTCTTGTCTTCAAAAAGATGTTCCATGTTTTCATGCTGTCCATTCATCAGGAATTCTAGATTATCTTGTATAGGCATCAACCATGGCCTCATTTTCTCTTCCATTGTTCCAGGTAGAAATCCAATATCTTTCCCCATAGGCTCAACTGGACGAGAAACAACCATCTTTTTATAACGACCAGTTTCTACGACTTGCTCCAAACCAGAAGCAATGGCCATCAAAGATTTACCAGATCCAGCTTTGCCGATAATTGTAACAATATTAATGTTCTCATCCATCAGCAAATCTAAAGCGAACTGCTGTTCTTTATTTCTAGGACGTAATCCCCATATGCCATTTTTCTGGTAGTCGTTAATTTTTCTAACTGGAGTATTATAATCCGTAAATTTAGCAAGAGCAGTTTTCTTCTCATTTTGATTAGAGACAAGCATAACAAATTGTTGAGTACTCAGTTTGATCTCTTCCTCATCTATAAAAACGTCTTCACCAGCGTAGAATTGGTCTACAACTTGATCATCGACGAGGTGAAGGGCAAACCCGGTATATAGCTTAGAAGTGTCTTGTACGACCTTCTCAGAGGCATAATCTTCACACAACATTCCTAACGAATCACATTTGACGCGCATATTGATATCTCTAGAAACAACAATAACCTTTCTTTTGGTCGCAGCCTTTTCAGTTAGAGCAGTACATATAATTTGATTATCTGAGTCTTCTCTATCTAAATCTGGTGGAAAATGATTCGAATCAAACCCTTTTACAGAAACGATTCCAAGTTTTTTTCTTAACCTCACACCTTTGTGCAGATTTCCACTAGCCCTAAGTCCGTCTAGAGTTCTTATGATGCCTCTGGCATTAGCACCAACGCCGTCATGACGTTTTTTGTGCTTATCAATTTCTTCAAGCACCTTAAGAGGGATTATAATGTCGTTGTTACCGTATCCATATATCGATTGATGATCTGTTAATAGAACATTCGTATCGAGAACATATATTCTTTTCATAAATTTTTAGCCTTAATATCAGTAATTAGTCATTTGCATCATAGTTACTAATATGATTTTGAAAACATTGAAAGTTTGTTTACTAACAATTTTAATCTTAACCATTAGTTCATGTGCTCATAACAATGTACTATCAAATCCTGCAAAAGTAAAGAACACTTTTGTAAAAATGGATGTAATGATATCACTGGTTCGTTCTGTCGATGGTATAGACCAAAAATTAAATGCTGGTTCTGTTGCATCTGGGGCGGGAGTATTATACAGAGGCCAAGTTCATATTCTGACCGCAAATCATGTTTGTGATTATTCTGATGTTGTTAATCCAGCGATACAGCTTGGATATAAGCCAGAAATAAAAATAAGTGCAGTTGATGTAAGTGGTGAAAGACATATCTTAGAAGTTGTAAAACAGAATGCAGAAGCTGATATTTGCTTGCTAAAAGGCAAAGAAAAGAAATTATCTATACCAGTTCTTCATTTATCTTCCGGCCCTCCAGAAAAAAACAAAAAGTATTTCAACTTTGCGGCGCCTGCAGGAGTATTTAATCCTGGCGTAGTACCTTTGTTTGAAGGCAAATATGCGGGTGTATTTTACGGAGTATATGCTCTCTATACAATTCCTGTATATCCAGGCTCTTCCGGTTCACCCATAGTAAATTCTAGCGGAGAGTTAGTTGGGATGGTACACTCAGTTCACAGAAACTTTCACCACGTTTCTTTCTCAGCCACACACGAACAACTAAAAATATTCTTAACAGACGTTGTAAGCGATAATGGCGAGGACCCTAAGCTTCACCTTCTGTAGAGTTATTAATCGTTTGTGGGGCTGTGCTAGGCATCACAGATTCAATTACAGCTAGGCATTCGCGTGCTTCTGTCAATACTCGAATCTGTTTTTCCACTTCACCGATTATATCAGAGTGATCAGCAATTGCTGCAGCTTTATTAACGTATAATTCAAGTGTTGCTGCGGCCGTTGATTCTTCGGCTTTAAATCTTTGTCTAACTGCATTTAATATTGATACTGCGCTCATCTTTACCCCAATAATAGATTTTTCTTTTCTTTAAGCTGTCTGTTAAATTCGGTGAGATCTACATCTTCACCTTGTAATTCTTTATAATATAATTCACCTAGATAAGGATAACGCTCAAATACTTGACGCATCGAATTTAGGCTCTCGTTTAATTGTATTTGATTTACGAGATTTTCCACTTTTTTTGACATTTTTAACTTCCTCCTCTTTTATAAGAGCTGGATCTTTTCGATATTTTACAAGAAACATTCCATTTGCTCTTCTACGAATTTTTGTTTGCAAATTATTGTTTTCTTGAATTTTTGTTACTTTTTCTTTTGCTAATTCATACGTGTTGAAAAATCCGGCGTTTGTCCACGGACTGCCTTCGTTTTTTTCTGTCATGGTCTTCCTCTTTCTTGTGCTTTTTGTACTACCAAATCGGATTTGGCTTCACTAAGCTGTTGTTTTAATGACTTTATAAAGTCTTTAAGATAAGCAACTTGTTTTTGTAAACGTTCATTTTCTGCTACTAATTCTTCTATTGCATCATACATTATATTTCTAACTAGACAAAGTGTTTAATTTGTTTTTGCTTTAATTGCTTGTTCTAGATTTTTTGGTGTCTCAGATAACACAGTTTCTACAAATGTAGTTTGACACTCCATATAAGAATAGCCAACACCTATAACAAAAACGATTAATAAGATTATAAAGCTAATTTTAGCAAGTATATCTTTTGTCTTATAGCTTAGTTTCATATGTATACTATACTTACTTTTTCAGAAAAGTCAATCAAAAAATGTCTTTTTTCTTAAAAAAGTTTTCTTTAATGATGCTTTCTTTTTTAAAATCCACAACAATTCTGCTCGACTGTATCCTACGATAATATTAACACCTTCTCTTGATTCAAATACAAAAGTTGGTACTCCGTCTAGATTTTTCTTATTGAAGTTAATCTTATCTGCAATATTATATAATTCTTGAAGATCTTTAGGGTCTTCGAAGTTCTTTTCGATAAATCTTATTTGATTTCTTTTGAGAAAATCCCTAGCCACATCACAATAATAACATTCAGGTGTTGTGTATAATGTGACTCGTATGGTCACGTACACTTTTCCGTTCTTTATTAATGATTTGTATTTTAATTTACTAGGTGTGCAATTGGTTTGTGAAAATATGATTGTTAGCGCGACCGCATATATGATATACATATAAAATAGTTCACGATAGTCTTTTACAAAAGTTACAGCTTTCTTTAAACGAGGATTAGTTATTTTCATCCAAAAACCTTGTTAATTTTTCAGATAGTGATTCTGCAACCATTTTTCTTTGTTGGCGTTTTTGTGGTCCTTTCGCGACTCTATTGAGAGCATCGGATACACCTTGAAAAATTTGCTTTCTTTTTTCAGGATCTCTTTCGTTACATCCTCGAACATTATTTCGAACTTTAGAAGAAACTTTGATTTCTCCGCTACATATAGCACTCACAGCAGCTGGAGTGATTCGATTTCCATCCATATATCCTTTTTTCGGATTGTTTTTGGCCGCATCTTGAATTGACCATTGTGTGTTTTTGATTGGCGCATATAATTCGTCTGCTACATAACCTTTTCTAGCTTGGGTCCTAGAACCAACTTTACCGAGGCCGCGGTCGAGTCTACGACCAATTTTAACATCAGGTCTGTGTTGGAATCGAAAAATCTTTTCGTATTCTCCTCCTTCTCCACCGTACAATTGAGAAGGTAACATTGCATCTGGTTCTAACGTACCTATCCGTTCTGATGGAGTGCCGCGGGAATATCTTTTTGGTTCTTGTGTTCGCAGTTTCTTAGCAGATTTATCTCCTCTAACTAAATCAGATACTGGTTTCTCTTTAGAAGCCAACTTCGAAACTACATGTCCTAATTCATGTCGAACAGTTGATTTTTTTGGATCCGCTCCTTTAAAATATTGTATCTGTTTAGGTTTTTTCGGATCGTAGAATGCTCGGGCAACACCGGAATCAACTCCTTTTGTTGCTGGAGCTTCTACAGCTTTCACTCCTTTTAATTGACTTCCAATTTTTTTAGAAACCTCAGATCCTTTTGATGGATCTAAACCTTTGCGTTTGAATAATTCTTTCCAACGATAAGCGTCTGGTCCAGAATCATATGATTTAGATATCTTTCCAGTTGCATCTTTAGTTTTTTTTTGTGTTGGCGATTGTTCTTCCAAATACTTTCTCAAACGTTTATAAGTTTCTCTAGCCTTTTTAGTCTGAGTTTTCTTTTTCTTTTCTCTTTTAACTTTTTGTGGGTTAATTAATTTTTCATGTTCTTTCGCTTTCTTTATAGCTGCTTGATAATCTGGTTTGTCATTTTCATCCAAGTACTTTGTTAATTTTTCAGATAGTGATTCTTCTGGATTGTTGTTTTCTTCAAACGTTCCTTTTAACCCAACGCCGGCGTAATGTCCGTATGGACGTCCGCTTATCTTTGGTTGTGCTCTAGGTACGAGTGGTTGGGATTTGACATCATCCTCATAACCAATATGATATCCTTCATCATCATAAATTTTATTTGTATCTCCGGGGTCATCCACGAATTTCATATTTTTGCTCAAACGTCCTTCTGGTCTTCTTTCATCCCAATTGGTGCGTGCCGTAGCATAAAACTTTAAATTAGGCGCTAAGGATATGTCTCCAGTACCAATTTCAAAATCTGGCAGATAGTTTGTAATTTTATCTCTTCTTTTGGGACTTTTACTTCTCAAAAGTCTGCTAAAATTTTGGGTAAATTTTGAAGGTAAATCTTCAATATTGTCACCGAATGAGGGCTGGGCGCCTTTGGCTGTGAGTGGGCGTCCAATATAATATCCTTCTTCATCATAATTTTTCATATTGTGTTTATCAAATCGTTCAAGATTGGATGCTCTATCAATATCTTTAAGATTTGGCGAGCCGATCGGTCGACTTGGTGTTCTTTTTTTCAATTTAAGATTCTCATCCAAGTACTTTGTTAATTTTTCAGATAGTGATTCTTCTTTAAATATTTTTGGAAGAGCATGCTTATATTTCTTACGACGATCACTAGCTGCTTTCTTAGTCATTGCTTTTTGAGCAAATTGTGCTGCAGCTTTACCGGTGTCGTGGGCTGGGTTAATTTTTTCTTTATCTGTTATCGCTTTTTCAAGCGGTTCGTCGACCACCGCGTTAACCAGATCACCTATCCTGTTGGTGGCGGCGAGAGCATCTTGTTTTGTTTTTCGACCAAGAACTTTAATTAGAGATCCTATTCCTTTGACGGGCAGTCCATACGATGCTTTTGGAATGTGTTTGACGCGGGGAACATCTTTTAATTTGATTTTTTTCTGCTCACCCAAATAACTTCTTAATTTATTAGCCAACGATTCTGTCACTGGCATTCCTGGTTGCCAACCATCATCTCTATCATCTGCTGGTTTATGTGGTTCTTCTTCTTGCTCTAAAGACTTGTCGAGATCTTCTGGTGTCAACTTTTTCCAATATATATTCATTTCGGCATGATCGCGTTGCAACATGGTAATAATCTTTATGAATCTTTCTGAATCATTCATTCTTAAAGGATATTGAGTTTCAATACCTGTAAACATTGAAATATATGATTGATCTCCTGGAGATGTTAATTTAGCAAGAACGTAATTTGCTCTTTTTAGTCCCTGAAGTAATTTTTCACGATAAGTTTTTGGTGATGAGACGTCTCTGGAGTCTCCATATATAACTCCGCCACCAGTCTTTTCTTTTACAAATTCAGCTACGTCATCAGCCATTTGTACGATATCGTTAATTTGGCTTTGTCCTTCTACTGTTTTATTGCCATATTGAACATCCAATGTTTGAAGTACATCGGTAATGGCCTTAAATAACTTGTCAATATTCTTATCTAAGTGAACAAAGAAAGCAATAATAGGTTCGACTATTTCAAATTCATCTTCATCATCCAAAGAATAATGCATTTCTTCTACGTCAACATATATTGGAGTTTTACCAGGAACTTCATCCTTCCTTCGTCCATGTCCCTTCATCGGCTCTCTACGCTGTATTTCACGCAGTTTTAGGACAAATCCTTGTAAGAGGTGGGCTTCTATTGCTTGAGGCGTTATAGAGCTGTTTTCTTGCAGGTCTAGCTTCTGTTGATCTGCGTTGGCTTTAACTATTGCGGCAATTTCTGGAGTTAACAGATCTAAAACTTGTCTTGTGAATTGTTTCGATTGTACTAATCCATATCGATTGCTAGATGTTGCAGATAATCCTCTTGCTCCGCCATATCCTTCTCTCATTAATTCTAACAAGCGATTTCTAATAGGACCGACAGTTGTTTTTGGGGCTCTGTAGGTGTCGACTCTCTTAGGAAAATCAACTCCTGTGGCTTCGTCTTCGTCGTCAACTTTAAGAGTAATATAATGTCCTTCGTTGTCGTGAGTTAACTCGAAATGTTTGAATTCTAGTTCGCCTGCAGCTAATTTATTAGTTAAAGTTGCTGCTGCAGTTGGATTAACATAACCACTTTTTGCAAGATGGGTATATATCATGGCTTTCATATCATTGTATTCTTCGGAAGTCGATTCCATATCTTCAACAAATGAGCGAATTTGTTCTGCGATGGAGTATACTCCGTCGTTGTACGTTTCAAATTCCACTCTTACTTCTATGGTGTTTCCAACATCGTCGATTTGGGTTTCCATTATGCCCAAATGTACTTCACTCGCTATTAATTTTTGAATTTCGTCAGCAATATCCTGTTGTTCTTTATGATGAGATGGCAAGCTTTCTTCGCCTTCTATAAATGTAAAAGTCATTGAGCCGTTCCAATATGCGCTCACCTCATCGCCCATTTCTTGCCATTCATCGTTATCGATTTCTGCGCTAAACTGAAATCCTGATTCACCGGTTGGTCCGACATCTCTAAAGCGAGATACATTATATTCTGCATCATCTATTGCAACATTTATATCTCGAAGTTCTTCGTGGAATCGCTCATAGTCTTGTTCATATTCGTCTCCACCGTCTTCAAATTCTTCTTCACTTCCTCGGTGTGGAGCTGATCCATGAAAGCTTGCTCCATAATCTTCGAACATTTTATTGAATAAGGACGAAGAAGATGTATCTGTATAAGATCCACCCGTTCTAAAAAACATACCATGAAACTCTGGATCTATTTTTCCAGAATTCTCATCTATGAAATCTTCCCAAACAGGTTTTTGTGATTCTCTAGCCCAGTCTGTTACTTTCTTTACAAAGCCGGGAATGCTTGTGCCATAAGTTCTTTGCTCTGGTACTGCTAAATCTAAAGTTGTTTCTCTTGATGTAAATCTTCTCAATCGTACACGAGAAACAGGTTCAATTCCACCAATTCCCCTCTCACGATCTTCAAATACTTCATCGTCATCTAAATCAATATCTTCTAAATCTCTTGTTTCAACAGCATATGCAATTGGTCCGTGTCCTTGCGCTTCTGCTCTTGCGCACTTAAAATAATCACTTCCTTCTGAGTGGCATGACCTAATATTTTTATGATCTGACATTCTTAAAACATCGATTGGCGCACGGGAAAGAATAATTGAATATTCTATAAATGCTTTTTCTGGGTTTTCACGATAGAATTGAGACTTCTTGTTCCAAAATTGTATATGATTTTGTACAGTCTGTGTCACATCACGAGAGATTGCAGGAAAAACCCGCTCTGCCCTTTCTAGATGATCCATTCTTTCTGCTCTTTTCTTTTGCCAGGGTTCATGTTCGCGATAATCAACTTTATAACCTAAACCTACAACAATATCATTCATTTCACCATATAATTTATCATATTTGGTGAGATATTTTTGAGCCTGAGCTAATAATTTGCCAGGTTTCATCTGCTTTAATCTTTTATTTCCTTGGCGATCTTCAACTTCTTTTGATGCCAAGCCGGTTTTAAAATCAAGCTCATAGCCATTTCTTTTAAACCAATTGATTAAAGATGCAATTTCAGAATTAGGCGCAATCGCCTTTCCTAAAGGAATAACTTTACGAAGTTTATCGTCAAATAGATCATTAAACGGAAGAGCAACTTGATCGCCGTTATCAGCTAGCCAGTTCTCAACCTCTTCTGCATAATTATATGAGATCTCGTCGAGAGGCTCTTTTTCTTCGGTCAAAACCTTACGCTCGTAAGATCTCCAACTTTCTAGTAGATGTTTCATTGTCATGACAAATATAAATAGTCTTTTTAGTTAGTAAAATGTTTATTTATTAGAATTAGTTGCGTTGTTCCGTGTGTTGATTTGAATCCAGTTTTAAACCAGTGAATCATATAACTCTTATAAACGTTACCAGATTTGATTTTATTTTCAAGAATGTCGATAATAATACCTAAATTATCTTCCGACTGTGTGTCTTTTACAAGATCGCCTATACTCATTTTGTTTCTTTATGTTACGATACCATTTCTTAAGAAGATAATAGTGTTTTGGTTTTTCGTAACACCTCCCGCCTTTTTTAGGATATCGGATTGCCGTAACCCATGCAGCAATCCATCTTCGTCTTTTATTTCGAAATTTACAATTTCGTTTGACAGATGTATCTAGTTGTTTGACAATCCTTTTCATCCAAAAATCTGCAGACTGGTGAGGATCTTTTCTATCAATATACTTTTTAGCCCATGGCCAGAATTGTAGGATTCCAATTGCTTTGGGGCGGCGGCGTTTGCTGAACTTTCTATCACCCTTGGCATTGGGATTATATTTTGATTCTTGGCAGGCCGCGGCCAGAAGCATTCCTCTTAGTGATTCTGGAGGATTATATTTATTTTCTATCCTAGCCAAATCCCAAATTAATTTTTCGTTTACTTTGTCTGCGGATAAACCAGGACAGTTATTAATTGCCTGATGCACCACTTCAGAATATTTTATCTGCAATTCGTCTGTGGTGGCGGTAACAAATAGTGAACTGATCAATATTGTTATTAGCATTTATAACCTTTATTGTTTTAAGGGAGTTTCCCACGTCGTATATAATTTGACGCTAGTTTTTTTTCGGCCGATAGCCTTTAGTATTTGTTCAGGATTATACCCTATATATATTTTTTTATTAATAGCAAATATAGGCACGGAATTCAATCTTTCTTTATAGCCAATACTATCAGCGAAATTTTTCAATTTTTTCTGGACAGAAGGCTTTTCTAAATCTTGTTCAATATATGTAATATTTTGTTTACTCATCCATTTTTTAGCAACTTTGCACCAGTGGCACCAGTTTGTAGTATAAATAACCACAATGTGTTCACCCTTGACTGATGTTGTTGATTGAAGATTATCTTGTGTATAAAAAGTAGTTGGCTTCCACTCGGAAGTGGTGCAGGTTGTAATAATACATAAGGAAATTACTGCAAATGTAATACTTTTCATTATATTCATAACACTTATAAATAGTGTTTAAGGAAAATTACTCTCTAGTATGACCATGCATCCGTAATTATTGAAGTTTTCGTCAATCCAATGTAAATTACGTTTTTTCAAAATTCTTTCGACAAGTGCTCTCATCTTGTCAGATTTACCAGTGATTATTTTAAAAGGAGGATCTTCCCAATTAATAAACTGCAATACTTCTCTTTCTACGTCTTTGTGAAGTACATTATGCAAATCTAAAGATTTCATTTTTTATTTTTTTCTTGCCATTCCATAGATTTAGAATCTTCTTTTATTGGACCTCCCATGGCCCAAGTATCGCAAGATCTTGCAGAGTGACATTTGAAATGGTGCATCCAACAATATCCTAGACGACCTGATTCATCTGATACAGGTCCTGGCATGCATTCGTCCATTCTAGGAGATATATCGAAAGCCACACAAACACCACATGTAGACTTTTTGGCCGCCTCTTCAGTTGTGTCCCACTTTTCTGACAGCTTTTGCCAGTAATCGCCAGGCTCGTTAACGTTCAAAGGTCCATACATATGGTTTTTTCTTGTAGCGTTTCTATTTTTAGTATTTAGGTCTACGTCTTGTGTTGCAGCAGGGCAATCCATTTCTTGCCCATCGGCTTTTTTAATTTTTATTACTATCTTTTTTTCATTTAAAAACTTGCGCCAATTTTCAATTAATAATTTCATTTTCTAATTCCTTTATTTTCAACAACAATTGCAAGAATCACAGCAGGAACATTCGCAAACATCACAGCAGCAGCAGCAATGGTTTTTAAATAAGTTAGCTAATTTATGTAATATCTTTTTCATCTTTAATCTCCTCGAATCTATTCTTAATTAGTTCGTTAATTGGAACTGGCTCTCCATCTCCATCAATTCTTACAAAAGTCATCTCAGTTGAACATACAACTTTCTGTGATCCGTTGTAAGGAGAGTGTCGACGGGCTTCTAATCTAAATGTAACTGAGGTGTTGCCAAAATTTAAAAGCTTTCCATAAATTTTTATTATTTGTCCTGGTCGGACTGGTTTACGAAAGATAACTTCTGATATTTTAACCGTTACCATTCTTGGTGACCCACAGACTTCAGCAGCAAAGGCGGCGCCGGCTTCATCAAGCCAAGATAACATCACACCACCAAACAAATTACCATGGAATCCTACATTTTGTGTTTTACAAACATGTGTTGCTATTAATTTCATTTTTTACCTTTTTGTTTAGCTACTCTTTTTATCTGTTTTTTCAAGACAGTTATTTCTTTTTCTAGATCATCAATTCTACTTTGTGTAGAATAATAGAAGCCGCCGAGAGTTGCAGCGATTGTTAATAAAGTTATGAGTGTCTTTATATCAATCTTAATATCCATGTTAGTAAGTAGCTACTTGGTGTGCTTATCGGCAATAGTTGTTGCCGCAAATGCGTCTGGTTTAACTTTACACTCGAAACCAACACCTTTTGCATAGCCTATTAACATATCCGCGAATTTGCTGGACTTTGCTTTATTTTCTGATGGGGATACATCCAAATGTAATTCAATATTAACTTTTGGAATATCTTTCAATATTTTCATTGCAATTGAAATAGATTTCTCTACTTCTGAAGATATTCTAGATAATAACGAAGGAAACTCTTTTGCATTAAATTTTATCTTTCGTATATAATAACGGCCGCCTTCTTGATTTTTGGCGCCGTGTAGACATATGGCTGTAGAAAATATACACTGATTTTTGATTACCTGGCTGTCAGTACCAACATACACCTTGCCATTTAAATTAGCGTGATTTTTAATATCAACAACAATATCATTAAACATTGTTGTATTTCCTTTTCCATTGTACCAATTATCCATTTAACCTACTATTATGTTTGGTGGAGATGCGGGGAGTCGAACCCCGGTCCTAAACACTTCTGATATTCTGTGTTTTACAAGAATAAGATAAAAGCCCGCCCAATTATCAATCCCACTTAATATACAAAGTTCACCTGTTCGGTTTGAGATAAACTCAAATTAAACAGTTTTGCTCTTATAAGGCGGCAAATTCACCTTTTGTAGTTTTGGTTAATAAGGTAACTACAACCCCATGATTACGCAGCTAGTGCGTAATCAAATGCAACGTTATTGTTGGCAATTAAAATTTCCGCGTTTTTATACAGAGCCTCGCAGCCCTCTGTCTTGCACACAATATAATTAATGCTCAGTCGATACCAGTTCATCCCCATATTTTAAAGAGCCTATTAGTAAATATAGATACATTTTTATAAATGTAAATAATTATTTTGTTAATATTCCCTTCGAATCAAAATCGATCAACCCACCAGGTAATTTTACTCTTCTTTGTCCGGTTGCGGCCCCTTGACGTAACGCAATTGCTCTATCTAATAGCGCTTGTCTTCTTCTTAGTTTACTAGAAGTTTTTAAGCCTTCAGGTCCAGATCTGTTTTTCCTCATATCAACTAACTGGTCTAATGTGTATTTAGGATTTTTTGCTATTTCTAAAGCTCGATTGCCTAGCGTCTGATCTAGTGACATTTTAGAAAACATCTTACGTACTCTAGGAGGTAGAGACTCTCTAGCTGTACTACCATATTCTCTTTCACTACGTAAATATGCTGTTAAAGAGCCATAATCTTTCATTAGTTGTCGAGCAACATTATAATCTCTTTTATACTTTCCTTTATAATCGCCTCCCGGAGGTGCCTTCATTGCGGAAGCTTTACCGGCTTTGATTCTTGATTTAAGATATTTAATTTGTGCACTAACAACTTGAGGGGCCGCGGCATGGAAATCATGACCAGTCCTATCTCTATGTTTTGATGCATTATAACCTCTGGCCGCATATCTTGCGGCTAATCTAGCCACTGCATTAAGAGCTAAATTATCAGTTCCAATGCCGGGAAGTTCATCACTAAGTTCCCCACCATAGTTAGAATACCCTGTTCGAGGATCATAATTCATACCCCCTCTTATCAAATTTTTAGCTTGCTCTGGTGTGATAGCGCCATACTTAACACCTAATTTTGTTGCTCTTTTAATAAATTTATTAGGAACTGCTAGCATGCCGCCTTCATTCCTTGCCCAGTTTTTTAAATTTGGGTCGTTTCTTTTATTTTTTGGAAGAAACATTTTTTTCAACGTTAATTCATCAACACCTAAATTTCGACTTGCTTCGAATGTGCCAATTTTATTAACATATGCTTTCATTGCTTTTCCGTGTCTTCTACCAAATCTTCTATCTTCTCTGCCAAGAATTTTTCGTATATCTTTCATTTCTGGATTGTCAATTGCATTGTAAAAATCTTTAAATCGAAACCCGGTATCTTTTAGAGACTTAAAGCGTCTAGATATTCTTCCTTTTTTTGTTATCTTTCCAGTGTCATAATCTATAGGATCATCTGCGTATTGAAATTTTAATCTTTCTTTTCCTTTAACCCTTGATTCATAATCAGAAACTTTAACTGGGAGATCTGAAATTTCTTTTCTTCTTGCGAGCCTTTCAGCGTCTGATATTTTGCCTCTAGGCTCTGCCATATCCGCTTTTATATCTGATTTCCAATCTGGCGTTGGTTCTTTTGGAAGGACTGGTTCTGGCTTAATAGCTAGTTTTGCCGGCGCTTGGGCTGGTTCTTTTGGAAGATCTAACTTAAGCTTATCACCTGTCGATGGCATCTTGAGTTTAAACTCATCTCCAAATACAGACTGATACTTTTGCTCAGTCAGCTTTTCGAACTCTTTCCAAGTTTTTAAAATCTCATCAATATTCATATTAGGTACCTGATATTATAATAGTAATTAGTTTTCTTTACTGAAATACTCTTTTATCTTGAACTTTTTCAAATATCGATTATAATCATTTTTTGATATTCCTAAAAAAGAAGCGGCTTCACCATTTGTTCTAGCAGCTGAGTAGGTATATTTAAGTACAGCATCTTTAATAATATTAGGTAAACTGAGCCATATCTTAAAACCAAATAATTTATGGTTGACAGATTTAGCGGCCAGTTCAAGTCTGAGACCTATTAACTCCTCGAAAGTTAAAGAAGAAACCATAATTTCAAATTCATCTGTAATTTTTTCTTGACTCTTTAATTTATTTATGATAGAATAATACTCATTAACGTTGTTAACGTTATTATATCTTCTTCTTTTTCTTTTCCACATTAACTTATAATAACTTCATTAACTAAATTATTTAATTAAATTCTTTAAAGAACTTATATCTAATTTAAATTTAATACTTTCTTCTAAAGGGGCCGGAGCTGCTGATGGTGCTGGTTCACCGCCTGCTTTTTGTTGTTGGTAGATTTCCGACTCTGGTTCTTCTATATCTTTTTGCATCTCAGCTTCAAATTTATCAAAATAAAGTTTAAGATTAGCAATTAAATAATCATAAAATATGTTCTTATCACTTTCATTAGCTAGGTTATTATAGGCAGAAACTAATTGATTTTTGAAGAGTTGATCAAACGTTGCTTTTGCCTCAATACGTCCAGTATCATCTAATCCACGATCTTCTAATCCTCTTCCAAAATCTTCCATTTCTTGATCTTCTTTGGATTTTTTTGGATCTTCTTTATTCTTATCACTCTTTCTAGGAATATCGATAAACATAGGGTCATTTTCAGGTGCGTCTAAGTCTTTTTCATCATCTCCAGACGTATCGATTGACATATTGACTTTATCTTCTTCTAGATCTTCTCTTAACTCAAAATCTTTTTCACCAGCTTCAGCATTTAATTTCTCCGGAGCCAGTGTTTTTTCAACGTTGTGGAGAATATAAACCCTAAATGCTTCTCTTTGGGCCGGCTCTGTTTTTAATTCTTTGTAATCATCTTCTAATGTTTCAATTGCACCATGGAGAAATTTAGAGAGTTTAGCAATACCAGTAGATCTGTGATTTCCAGATGGAGCCATCTTTTCATTAAGCAGCATTTTTCTTACTAGTTTACGTAATTTCCATTCATTAATTTGTTGAGCATATGTTTCATCAGCTTTTCGTTCTTTGATAACATTGATGCCTTTTCTAATGATTTTTCGAAGCTTCATTTCTTCGAGTAATTGTTCTCTTTCAATCGTCATTTTAAAACTCTCCAGTCGATAGTTTGTGTATTATTCTTTCAATAATATCGTCTTCTTCTCTAATTAGTCCGTTTGGCTCGTCTTCGTCAACATTTCCCCCGACTCCACCAATTGCAACATTTCCGCCTCCCATTGAGGATGCTTCATCGATATCTTCATTTTCTTCCACAGGTCCGGTCTTCGCCGCATATTCATTACCAATAAGTGAACTAAACTTATTAAACGTCTCGTTAACTTCAGATTCTCCTACAACTAACCTTAATATATCATTAATTTTGTCAACTGCAGGCGATTGCTGTTCAAAAAAACCTTTCAAACCTTCTACTCCTGGACCGAATTGTCCACCTCCACCTAAAAATTCCATTACTGCTGGAATTCCGCCCTGATCAAACGTTTGTTTAAATCCATCTTTTGCCTGCTCAAAAGGAATTCCAGGCTCAGCTTGCTCGACAAGTTCTTTTTTAGGATTTCTTGTTTTAGTCTTTTGATATTGTACTGCTAATTCAGCATCTCCGTCGTTATCAAACGTTAGAGGCATTCTCCTATCTCGCACTATCTTTGGTCCTTTTTCTTTTTTCTTCTTTGTTTTCTTTTTCTCGTTCATAACAGATTCAACCAAAGAAAATAAATCCGTCAAATTTAGTGCTTCTTCCATCGTTTTTTTTTGTTCTGTATCGTAGTCTAAAATCTGTAAAACAGCATTTAGATATTCGTCACCTGGAAGGTGCAATTTAACCATATCTAAATCATTTTCGGCCATAGCTTTTCTCATTGTAGAAGCACTTAATTGAATACCATCTCTTTCAAATACAGGAGCGACAAAGGGTGGTGGCGCAATATTAATATTTTGCAAAGCAGTACCAGTTCTATCAAAATAGCTTACAAATTCTCGTACCCTCTTATCGTCACCCCCTTTAGAGCTAGCACCTATTGAGAATATCGTATCTGGGCTAAATTGTAAAACAAAACTTTCTTCCTTCATTAGTTCATAAGCTGTCGCCAAAGGAGTCTTTTCCTCTGATCTAGATACCATAAACTTAACGTTATTAGGAAAACCACCATAAAGTTCGAATATTGCTTTAGATTCTGTATTTGTTACTCCGTCTCTGTCTTTTGGACCTTGAATAACAATAACCTCTTTTACTGAAGGATGTTGTGCATATTGATTAATCATATTATAATGACCAGCAGTGGGAGGTTTAAATCCACCAGGAATCATAACAACATATTGAGCTTGCATTTCTTGCTCGAAAAGAACATTTGCATAATACCTAATAGCTCCTTCAATAGCAGCTTTACCTTCTTCTTCAGTAAAATCTTCGGCCAGTAAGTTATCTAAAGAAATATTGTTTTCGATAAGTCCTTCGCTTAAAATGTGACTAAAAGCTGGAACAATTTCATTATTTGATAATCTGACTTCTACAAAGTCATTATCTTCGTTGATTGGATTATTTGTCATACCAAGCCACTTTTCTAGAGTATGATAGTGTGACATATTTCCAAACTTAATTGCAACCTTTTTCTGTAAAATGTTTTCATTTAAACTTTGCAACATTTCGTCCATATTATCTTCGTCAACAGGTTCAATTGAGATACCTTTTCGACCATACTTAAATAGCCCCAATATTTGGTTGATAGGAGCGAAGTTACCGGTAAACTTATAGGTAACCCCGTCATAATCGAATACAAAGCCTTCAGCAGCCGTTGTGACGTTATCTAGAGCTTTTAGTTTCTTCATTTGCTGCTGAAGAATAGAAATTGCTTCTTCAGAACCAGATGCTTCAATTGAGCGAATTGCTCTGTCAACTTCCGCTCTTAAACGATCAACTTCTTTTTCGTTATCTAGAACGAACATACTTTCAAAATGTCTTAACATTTCTACACTAAAATCATGCACAATCTCTTCAATTGGTTGAATTGCGTTCTTGGCCAATTCAGGCGCTCTTTTCGCAATTGCAGAAACTGCTTGTTTTTGTTGAGGTGCCAAATTTCTTTTAATATCGTTTATTTTGATACCTTTATAACCCAAGATCTTTTTCAAAAGCAAGGTTTCATTTTCTGGAGAGAGTTCGATAGTATTTCTAATAGACGGAATAATACGTGCGACCAAATAATCGCTGACAGTTTGCTCATCACTAATGCCAGCATCATTAATAGCATTTTCTAAAGATTGCAGTGCTTTATATGTTGGTTTCTTATCAGATAAACTTTGCAAATTGCGGATTGCATTCATTTGAATTCTAAAGTTTTGATCTTTTACAGCATCTTGCATTCTATTGAGAACAGATTCAATATAGTTAGCTTCTTTTGACAAATCAGTTTGTTTGATCTCACCGGTTTGGCTATTGTAAGAAACATGTCCAACTCTGTGAATATTTAAGGTTTTGGTATCATAATTGATAACATTGGCGTTTCTAGGATCTTGAATTTCAGCATTATAATAAACTTGAGATTCAGGACCTTCTGACTGGAATAATCTTTGCTGTTCTTCTAATGATAAACTACTAACCGCTTTTTCAAAAATAGAGAAAGCATCGTTAAAAGCTGCTTCTACAGATCCACGACCAGCAAATTTAGCGGACAATCCGGCTGCATCTAAACCTCCTGAACGAAGGTTTCCCTTATTTCTAGCTGCTCTGGCTGTTTGGCTTTGAATATCGTAGGTGATAAATAGATTTTGACCGTCTGTCTTTTCTGTACCTTCAAGCTTACCTTCACTAGCAGCGATAATAACTCTTTTCATCTCTCTAAATGTGAGATTAGGGTTATCATATAAATGATTCATATGTCCAGCTACACCACCCATAAATACTCCTTAATGATTGATAACATTAGTAATTAGTTGTTTTTAGCCCTTTGTTACCTTATAAGCTGTATTTCTTGCACGAAGGTTTGCGGGACCTGCAATACCCATTTTAAACAAGGTCTGATCAGTGTTTTTTGAAAACTGTCGGCCGAATACATCAGAGTTATATCGATCAACAACAAATTCATCTTTATTTATAAATTTTGCTGGTTCTGATTGTTTTACAGTATATGCGCCGTTAACAACAAGATAGGGAGCAGCAAAGTTTGCTGATGCAATCCTAGAAACAGAACTTGTTCCTGTCGGCGCCGAATTCGAAAGATCATGAGTAAAATCTAAAATAGCTACCTGGAGGACTTTATTTGCCTTGGCATCTCTTATTGCATTTGAATTTAAAGCAACAGTATTAGCATTTTCTAATAATGTATGCCCAGTAGCTCCAGAATAGACACCTGACGATGTTGTTACTATAGCATCAAAATCTGCAGCACTTAATGCATCATCAAACGCTGTACTTTGAACAAATATGATTTTATCTCCAACATATCCGGTAATTCCACCAAAATGAATATTTATACTAGAAATATCGTCGACAATAAAAGAAGAAAAGGAAAAATGCATAAATGCTCTTCTTATTATGTAATCACCGCTACTTAAAACAGCTTTTATCTCTAAATAATTGGCAGAAGTATCAGTATCGCCAGATCCGGTACCTCCAGATGCTGCACCTTTAGCTGTAGCCCAATTTGAGTTTGTAGAAGTTAAATAACCATCCGTATTTGCAGCTTCAACTTTAACAATGTTGGGATCCATTTACTTTGTCCATTTTTTAACGAGATTTTCGAAAAGAGTGTCATTGTACCACTCTTTATCATTTCGATTATCTACATTATTTTTTGCTTCTCTAAGCTGATCTTTCACCGGATCCGCCGTCATTCGTTTGGGTTTCTCATCTCCCTTATTCTTCATGAGAGCCAATATATTAGCACCAGGATCACCTTCAACTTCTCTATCCATGGTTTTAGCAATCTTAGCATCTTCACCTTTACCAGCTATTTTCTTTGTATCAAAACTGTATCCAGGTTGCCTATCTTTCTTAGTTACACCTGCTGCCTTCATAGCTGCATCCATGGCATCGGGACTTCTTGGTCCTTTTGGTTTACTACCCTTTTTAGCAAACATCTTTTCTGGTTCCGTTAGCTTTAAAAGTTTTGCGAGATTGCTCATTTTATCACTGCTTCTTTGACCTTTTCTTCTACGCCTTTTCGATGGTCTTGCTGTAATTACACTACCCTCTTTATCAGAAAATTTCATTTCTCTACCTTTTCTTGGTTTTGCTGTAATTACACTACCCTCTTTATCAGAAAAGTTCATGGTTCTAGCAACTTTAGGTCCACCAGATTTTCTTTTCGCGGACCTTTTTGCCCCGCGTGCACGATACTTTTTACGGAATGCTACTCTAGCAGGATGGTTTGTTGGAAGGCTCCGCCAGTTTTTTGGTAATTTTGCTTCATCGAAAGCTTCGATTTGTTCTTCACCTTCTTCCATTGGCTCATCTTCATAAGCATCTTCTTCTATCGATGTATTATTGAATGTTTCTTTGAGAACTCCTCTAATCATATCTCTTAAGTTGAATTTGTTTTCGTTAGTTTTCATTTTTGATTTCCTCATATCTTCAAAGTCGCGAAATAGCAAACCGTTGCCTAGTAAATAGGCTTCAGCTTCCAATTTTCTTAAAAAAGGATTTTTTTGTGCATACCCTTCTCCTGTAGAATCTAAATTATCAAAGTCTCCTCTACAATTTTGTGAATGATGCACTAATTCATGTGATAAAGAACGTAATATGTCTTTTGGATGTCGGCCATCAACAAATATATCAATAGTCATGTCGGAGGGACTATATTGAGCTGTTTTTCCAAAGATGTTCTTGCTATTTTTGGGATCAGACAGCAAATTAATGATAACTGGCTTATCAAAACCTAATTTTTCCTTTGCATAAGGATATAGTCTAGTAATTTCACCAGATAAACCGTTAACGTCCATATCTGTATGGTTGTTGATCTTGAACTCTTTATCCATTTTAAAATCCATAACTATAAATAGTTTGCTTTATATCAAGAACCCCCAAAACCTGGAGGGGCTGATTTAGCCCTTTTTAGCTCTGGATCTTCGTTATATGGACCACTATTAGGGGTTTTAATGCCTACAGAGTGCCCTAAATTGGCTGTTTTCAGCCTTTTGTGGCGCGATTTGACCCTTTTTTGGTACTTTTCTTCTTCTTCTAGACGATTAAAGCCATCATTTTCGTTTTCTTCGCCTTTATTTACGTAAATTTTCAATTTTTTCTCAAAATTGCCGTTAAGAGACATGATTTTGTCGTAAGAACGACCAATTAAACCAAATAGTTGTCCCAAATACCCGTTTCTACGCAATACTTTGAAAACAATGTTCTCAATTGAGTATTGTCCACCGGTGTAAAGCCCTGTTCGACGCAAATTCTTGATCTTATCCTTCAATTTTACTGCATAATCCTTTGCTTCTTGATAATCTTGGCTATCATACAAGTCTTCTGCCCTTTCAATCTGATCCATAAGAGAAAATGCTTTGATCTTTACTGTTTCTAGATCAATCTTACGCTTTGACTTAGAAGGTTTTTTCAACCAATCACGATTTTGAACAGAATAAACGCCTGTTGATATGTGTGGTTCATTAGAATCTTGTACATAAAGTTCTACATCGAATCCAAAAATCTCAATATTGTGTTTTTGGTTCCAAATTGACGTCTTTGCTCGAAAGAATTCACCAACTAACTTTGTGTTTTCATCAATTTTTGTAAAATCGACCAAAATATGCAAGTCAACATCTGAATAATTGGACCAATTGTAGTTTGCCAGTGATCCTGTAAAGGTTATATCGTCTATTAACTTCTCATCGAAGCCAAGTCCAACGAAAAAGTCCGTTGCAATTGCCATTAACTTATCGCGAACATCAGATTTTAGATGCTTTCTGTCCCAAACTTTAGGGTTTAAGGTATCTTGAAACTTAAAACCCTCTAAGTCGACCTTTTTTGTTTCTTCAATGAATTTTTTCCATGTATACATTATAGCAAAGCTCCTCTAATAAATATAAAAAATACAAAAAAACAACTTTTATTAAGATGTATCAAATTTCTTATAGAATACCACAACATCTACGATAGGTTCAGTGGTAATATTTGTATCTGTGTAAACTAGTTTTACGTCTGCAGTACCAGCAAGCAGCATTGTTGCTCGGCCGGCAGGAAAACTTTGATCTGTATTTCCTACAACATATTGTGTTCCTGCAGCAACTCCTTGAGAAGGATTATTAATTAAGCTCAGACCAGAAAAACTAGATCCTTTGATATTAGATGTTGAACCACCATATGTTAAAGCAACGTTATCGATTGTATGTGCTGTACCACCGCCGGCTGTTTTGATTGTTATCAGAACGTCTGTAATCATAGAAGCAGCAGGAAGATCTAAAGTTGTATCTAAAGGCGATCCACCGTCAGTAAGAGTTAAGCTTTCTTTTACCAATTGACCATAAGTAATTCCATAAGCAGTAGTATTTTCCATTTTGAAAATATCACCAACGGTTTCTTTAATATGTAAACGAGCATCAGCAGCTTGGACTGCATCTCCAATAGCTATCCTACCACCTGTTGCGATAGAAAATCTAGACGAAACATCATTACCATCTGCTGTGGCAATTTGAAATGTTCGAAGGGAGTTATGAGTCTCAGAATTTAACGAAAGAATAAATGGTTGATTAGTATACGAGCCTGTAAAACTTAAATTGGCAGTTCCTTCTAAACCCATTAGAAATTGATAGGCCCCGGCTGTTGAAGTTTCCTGTGACATATAAAGACTAGGGTTTTGATCTTCTCCTCCTGAGTTGTCGGTATCTGCGACCAATCCGAGTGTAACGTCTTGTGTACCTTGTACAATCAAGCTGGTGTCTCCTGAGCTAGCAGCGATTTTAACGTCGCCATCAACATGCAATTCACATTCGGGAGAACCTACGCCGTTGATTCCTACTCTACCGGTAGAAGCATCACACATTAGAAGCGGATTTCCTTCGTTGGAGCCGTTGCCCTTAACAATAAAGTCAACATTGTTGCCTCCGTCATTAATGGTAACATCGTGAGGAGCAGAACCTTTTTCCTCCATAGTAACCATCGCTTTTCCGCCAGCCTTGAGGACTATTTTATCATCAGCAAAATTGATGAGTGTGTTACCATCTCCATTGTGATAAATATATTGATCTACTCCAATATTGCCTACCACGTCAAGTGTATAGTCGGGCGTTAACGTTCCTATTCCAACTCTATTATTATCAGCATCAATAAACAAAGTTCCAGAATCAACATTTATATCATCATCACCACTGCCTAAGTCAATATCACCATCAACTGCAAGAGATCCAGTGATAGATGCATCAGCTCCATATATACTACCCATAATATTTCTCCCAATATAAATAGATTATTCGTTTCCACAAACCTCTTTATCTATAATTTCCATAAGATTTGAATACATTTGCGTAGAACTATGGCTTAGCTCATACCACTTTCCACCATTGATAAGAGCCAAAGGTTCCCATCCAGTATCGCCAAACGGCATTGAAGAATTTTTGCTTGTTAGATTACTAAAAGTATATATAACCGTATCTAGCGACGTCGCAATCATACTTAATAGAATATCTTGTGTTACTCCATCGTAATTTGAATTCCAACTACCACCTAAAATACTTTTTGGTATCATAAAGCTTTGCCCATGTTCATCGGAGAAGGTAATAATAACTCTTTTTGCATTCGGACGCCAGTTAATTTTAAAATTTTCAAGTTCTGGAATCGATTCTTGTATTGCATCTCCAACCATTGTTGTCCATGTCATTTCGTCCAAGCTCCATGGCTCTGCACCTGTCAAATCCATTAAGGAAAGATACACAGCATCATAAAGCATTTCGTGTTGTCCGTTCATTGTATTTTTGTCGAGAGAAGAAAATTTATTCATAAAGTCTTCAAATGATGCCAAATTACTAACTATTTCTAAGTAATTCTTAGCACCATAATTACCAGGAACCCGCGGACCAACAATTAATCCCCATTGTATAACTTCTTCGTCTTTATAATTCTTAGCGAATTGATTTAAGGCCATTAATACAGCTTCAATTTCAGAATGCATAGATCCAGACCAATCAATAATAAAGAGAATGTCAGTATCTTCCATTTCACCTTCTTTATCAACCTCTCCATCACAATCGTCATCTTGCCCATTACAGCTATCCTCTAAGAGCGGCAAGACCTCATCCTTACAATACCCCTGTATAAACACTCCGGATGCGTTATAATGCCCCCAGGCGCCCTTCTCACATGTTTGCATACCAGCTAGACAGATTCCTACGTTGAGAGTGTCCGGAGGTCCGGTATAACACATCTTATATAAATCTTCATCAATCAACTGATTACAATTATCATCATGATTATTACATAGCTCATATGGAAGCGCCATACCTAAAAGAGGATCACAATTTGGATCCAATGGAGTTTGCCATGCACACATAGCAAAACAGGGAGTAAAACCAATTACTGTGCAATCTTGTGTTTTACATTCACAAGTTTTATATCCTGTACCACAAAGCAGTGGATCTTCTTCACAAGGAAATAAAGTTCCAATGTCTTGAATAGTACAAAGACAATCTAAGCCTTCATCAACGGCGCCGTCGCAGTCATTATCAAATCCATCACATATTTCTTCTTCGGGCTGTTTCGCTGTACAGGAACCCCAATCACCGTCGACACAAGTTTCATAACCGCTTTCACATTCTGTGTTACACGGTCTAACTAAATTTTCATCGACCAATCCGTTACAATCATTATCAATACCATCACATATCTCTGGATCTTCCGCGCCGCACTCGCCGCAAGCATTTAATTGGCCTTCATCAATTTCACCATCACAATCATTGTCTAGACCGTCACAGATTTCTTCGATACATTCAGTTTCACATTTTCCTTCTTTGATATGTCCTTTATCACAATAGATGGTTTTTTTACCTGGTAATCCCATTGGGGTTACACAATCTTCTTCGCCCATTTTAAACTGACTAGGATCACATTCAAGAAATTCTTCACACTCACTCATCGAAATAACTTCTGGAGGATCTTTACAAATATCTTTTACAACAGCAATCCTAAATAAAGGTCCACTAACTCCTGGACAAAAATAGTATTCTGTACGATAACAGTCTAACTTATATTTCTCCGAAGGTACAACTGTAGGTAGTTCTTCATCATCTGCTTGCGATATATCAGCAAACGTCATTTGCGGATCATCCATGAAGAGGTCACTACACGATAAAGAGATGAAACCCAATGATAATATGAGCAAAAACTTTTTCATAATTACATAAGTAACTATGCATTACCCATCTTTTTTGTAATCATCAACTTATCAAATTTTATTTTTTCATGTTCTTTTTGAAGAGTTTCCGACCAATTCTTTATATCGGATGCTGTTATTTCTTCAAGCATATCCCATAAAGATTGGTTCTCGTCTATCAGTTTTGCAATTTCTTCATTCAATTGCTTAATCTGTAATTTTAATTTTTCGACAACTTTTTCATTTTTCATCATCAATACCTTCTAATAGTTTTCTACACAATTGAAGTATGATCTTATTATAATCATCGAAAACATTAAATTTATTTAAGCTAGCCTTACTGTACCACTCTCTTATTTGTTCATCTGTTATTTCTTCATGTGAGTGATATGGGCTCAATCTTCTTTACTCCAATTTTCGTCTAGCTCTTTCGTATCGCCGCTTCTTTTATATGGTGGACCGTCCCATGACCCTACGACATCAATAAGATCGTCTATAGGTCTTTGAAATGTTTCAACTTTCTTTTTTGATTGGTTTCTACTAGGTTTTGGCATATTTGGCAAATCGGTTTCCAATCTAAACCCCATGTCAATATTTTCACTATCAATTCTTTCGAGAGACAAAGTAGCACCATCCTCACATAGACCCATAGTATCTTCTATGAAAGCTACATCCTGTTCATTTTCAGGAATGATTCTAATGGTGAATCTATCGAATTCAATTTTCATTCTAAGTCATGGCCATCCTTTACTTTTTCTATATCTTCTACATCTTCAATTATTTTAAGCGCTTCAAGAGTATGATCAGTACCAACGTTGGTGTGCATCTCTCTAAGATTTCTCTTTGCTTCAAGAACAGATAATTTACCTTTTTGAAATTCAATACACACTAAACACATAATCAACACCCCACGATTAAAGCATACGCTATAGTACCAAACATGATAAAGGAAGACAAGATCAGCATATAAATGGTAATCTCATCTTCCCTATCATATTTCATTTAAAAACCCTTTCTTTTGCAGTTTGCAAAAGCGAAGGCATGAATGACTTCTTAAGTCGAAGCAAACGATCAAACTTGACCTTGCCTTTTACATCATTCACCATCGCTTGTGGCTTGGCAATAGTGCCATCAATAAGCTGGTCGGAGAAATCATAAAATTTAGATTTTGCCTTTCCACCTCCGGCGATAGCACTAGTGCTGAAAATTAAAATTGTTAAGATTGTTAAAACTGATAAAACTTTTTTCATTGTGTCCTCCTGTAAGACTTCTTATATTTATAATATAAGAACATTTTTTAGACTTTCTACTCTTTAATTGAATTTTATTCACTCACCCCTTTTAAGAGTTTTTTTAATAAGACTTCTGTTTCTTCAACAATATCATAGTCTTCTAGATCTTTATAAGTAACCCAAGCTGTGTCTGTATGTTCAAAATTGATTTTGAGATCTCCGCTAAAACCATGAGCTATGTAATAATGAAGACGGCCATTAGATTTGAAGTGTTCCAAATTAGAAACGTCTAAATTGGTTTCTTCTTTAGTCTCTCTAATCGCTCCTTCTTCATAGGTTTCACCTTCTTGAACATGTCCACCGGGTATAGACCACTGATTGGCCCCATAACCTACTTCTTCGCTTCTTTTCATAAGCAATGCGCGTTCTTGCGAATCCAATACGATAACCAATCCAACTTGATCAGTATCTTTTTCATGAGCTTCACCGACGCGCTCAGACATAAAACTTCTCCAACTTTCGAATATTGTTTGCATATTTTGTTAACTCTATTAAATCTTCTGTACTAAAGTGGTGTGCGATATCTTTGTATAAAAGCTTAGTGTTTTCAACAGGTTGGACAATCTTTTTTTCCATCTCTCTTATTTTCAAAGGCTTAGGGAAAATATTTATCAATCTATCCACTTCTGGTAAAAACATTATATTCATAAGATTACACTAACACTATAATATTAACTAGTTAAGACAACTGTTAACTAAAAACTATTTATAAATAATATGAAGAGAGGCGACTTAGTTACGGTCAGGTCAATGTATACCTTCAATAAAATTAATACGGTTATTGGTGGTATACCTGACGATAATTGGAAACTTAACATGGGAATTATCATGACTGTTTTTGAAACAGAAGACAACCGAGAGTTTGCAGAAATAGAATGGTTAATCTGGGATAGAGAAGCTTCAGGAGAACCAGACTCACTTATGTTATGTAACCATTTGCATATATTATCTGAAGCTTAATACCCGAGAGTTTCCATTACTAAGTTGACAATGTGCTCTTTAACTAATGGAGTGTCGATATCTAATTTAATGCCTTTAGCTTTTAGAGCTTTAATAAATTCTTCTTCCGTGGGAAACTTAACTCTACTACTTCCATATGCAGGATTTGATTTCATGCTTTTTATAAGTTCTCTCATTACATTAATATTATAAGAATCAATTGTATTAACCATTCCGGAATTTATAAGGCCGTCGATAATTATATCAGTACTTCTATCCGCCGTGGATCCGCCTCTCATAAGCTTTCGATCTAATTCATACGCTTCTTTATTTTGTTTTCTTACTTCTTTGTCGCTGTTTATCATCGCTCGCTCTACATCTGCCAAAGTTTTTAGCCCAAGTATATCTCTAAGTTCCCCAAGATCTTCTTGGTCAAATTTTGATCCTTTCTGTGCATTATATATTTTAGCTAAAACATATGTCATTGGCGCACCATGCCAGCTAGATCCAAATAATCGATGCATTGGATGCAACTGTCCAGCAAGTCCCTTTGCAAATCCTTTGGCTCCTTCTTTAAAGCCTTTACCACTAGCATTTCTCATTGCTTTATTAACAGTTTCTGGTCCTAAATATTTAGATGCAAAATTCTTGAGATTTTTAGTCATATCTTGTATTTCAACTTTTGATCTTCCTAAAAATCCAGGCTTTGGAGGCTTTTGAGATAGCCGCGACGACGGACTTAAAACTCCACCAGGCTTTATTCCACCCTTTGTTGCAAGTTTCTTAGCAGCGGCCTTTTCAGCAGCTTCTTTTGCAAAATAATCCATACGTGCTTTTGCAATTCTTTGAGCTACAGCTTTATCAACACCTTGGCTTACAAGTTCTTTTGCGACTTCTTTTTCCGCAATCTTTGTTCCCTGTTTACCAACGAGTCCGAACAATTTTCCGAAAGGCACAAGGCTAATTACAGCCTCTAATGCGTTTGTTGGAAGTATAAACGTACCAACATCTTCAATTGTTCCGGCCATCTCAGGGCTTATATTTAAGTCGCCGGCATGAAATCCTTCGAAATCTTTTGATCGACGTTTTAATCTTTCAGAATCTATTTTTTCACCAGGTTTGCCTACAATATCTTTTTGAAATTTAAATTGAGTCTGTCCTTTATAACCAAGTGGATCATCCCATGTACCAGGAGCAGCGTCTGGTGTGAGTCCCAGTGTTCCCCCGTCGCCGTAAACATCATCATCGCCCAGCTTTGATACATCTAAATTTCCACCTTTCTCCTTGGCTCTTTTTTCCATTTTTTTATAAAACTTGGCTCGTGCAGATGGATTTCCGGAGTAATCTTTCATTGCTCGATCTTCTGGCGAAGTGTTTTTATACCAATCATCAAGAACCTTATTTCCCATCAACTGTACAGAAGTTAATTGAGGTTGTCGGATCGTTACATTTCCTTTCTTCTTGTTGAGTGCATATTTTTTATTATTTGCTATAACTTTAGCATCGTGCGCGTCTGCTCTTGCTCTAAAATTTGGATCTGAATAGGCTTTTGTGTATTTTTCTCTTAAACCTGGATTGGATTTAAAATACATCTCAGCCCATTCAGGCGCCTTTACCGGCTCCACGGATACAGGTGTTCTTTGCTTATTAATTCGGTCCAATGTCGCGTCGTCGCCGTCACGAACAAAGGATTGCTCAGAAATAACTTCTTCCAACACTTCTTCAATGATATGATCTAAACGTTTAGTATCAATTTTCATACTAGATTCCTTATTTCTTTGTAATACTCTTAACTAAGGATTCAAAAATGCGATTGTGCTTGGCCGAAGCATGCTCTTTTAAAGACATAGGAGTCGTTGTTTGTTGACCAGCCGGAGCTTTTGGAGGAGTCATTTTTTCTGCAGCAGGCACTTCTGTTTTAACGTCAGGAACTTTCGGAAGCTCAGGGTCTGGCATTTCTTGTTCAGAAACATCACCTTTCTTTTTTGACTTACGATTACGAAGAGCTTTTAAATCTTTTGCGTCAATATCGCCATCGTCATCTTTGTCCATATTTTTAGACTGCTTATCAGAAAGTTTTTCATTAACAGGTCCGACGTCTAATGCTTTTACATCATCAACCCCGGCAACTTTGTCTAGGGCTTCAGACGCAGCGAGAGGATCAAAGTCATCATCTTTAGCAACAGGTACGCCACTTACTTCGTCGATATCTTCTTTAACTTTCTTTCGCGCTGGGCTAGCCACTTTTCTTTGTTCTTTTCCAGATTTATCAGCTTCTTTGGCAGCGTCAGTCACTGTTTTTAAAAATTCACTTGCTTCCTTTGGGCCTCTTGCCGGCTTTGGCTTGTCTTCTTCTAGAAGTTCACTAATAACTTCTCTAATTGTTTGTTTTAAAACGTTTTCTGTTAACTTCATGTTTTTTATCTCCGCGGTGAATAAAAAGTCTTATAATCTAAATAGTATCTAGATGTTCTTATCGATAAATTTAGGATAAACTGTTTTATACTTAACAGTTGTGAATCCGCCTTTGGATCCAATTCTACACGGATGTCCGTCGCCTTCAATGCAGCCAAATTCTAAATTACCACAGGAACAGAATATCTTTTCATCTTCTTTCTGCGGACATTCATCAGATCTAAATTCGTCTTTGCACGCGGGACATACAATATAAGATTTAGGAATATATACTTCTTCTTCCTGTTCTAATTCTTCTAGGAGTGCCCCAAATCCAACTTTTCTTTTAGCCACTAGTTTCCTCTTTGTTTTAAATTCACCACAGTACTGTTTAGACGCCCCTAGAAGCCCTTTGAGAGAGAAAGTCAAGGACACCCTTCTGTGCAGCCCAAACTTGGTTATATGTGGGTTTTGAGCTAGCTGCTCGGGACATATAATAAATTATTCTTTGTATTGTCATATCTTTATTTTGTCCTGCGGGCAAATAATTAACCAACCATTCTCTAACTTTTTCTTCATTTGTATTTGGCTCGCCAGGCACTTGCTCGACGAGACCTAATAATGCTGTTGCTAGCATATAAGAAGGTTCGTCGCTTGTCGGTTCTCCACTAGTGGTTTTGCTTAATTCTGCAATTGCATTTCGGAAAGAATTGTCGATAGTAAACAAATTTTCTAGGTTCATCAATTCCTCTGACCGGTCAGACCATTTTTGCATTCTACCTTCTTGAGATCCACCGCCCATTTCACTACCACCTTCGACGGACGCTCCAATTTCAGGAACTTCTTCTGTGGGCTCTTCGCTCTTGGCAGTTCTTGCTTTAACTTGCGCTTTAGCATATTCTCTTGCTGCTTCAGGAGACATACCTTTTTCTATATTTTGCGCTCTAAAAGCTTTTTCAACTTCTTCTGGAGATACATCGCTTGAAAACGTTGCTGGATCAAACGCACCACCTTTTTTTCTTTTAATAAATTCTTCTTCAAGATCAGAATATTCTCCGAGAAGTTTAATCATTTCTTCTAAGACAAAAACTTCTACGTGGGCTTCAGATAAAATCATATTCTTATTATCTCCTTTCCCATATAATTAGTTAAAGAAATTCCTTTACTTTTAAAAAAAAGTAACTATACTTTTGCTATGAACAGGAGAACAAAATGAAAAAACGTTTATTATCTGTTGTTCTTGTTTTAGTATTTACCTTAACCGGTTGTTTCGCCACCTTGACGCCTAGCGTTTCTTATACAACGAAGCCGGCTTATGTTTATTATGATAATCTTTATGGAACATATGTTTATTTACCATATAAGATGAAGGTTGTATCTAGTAGATACATATATCGTAAGCATATTAGAAATTATCGTGGAAAATACAAGACATACAACAGAAGCATAAGATTTTATAAGCCTAGAGTAAAAGTCAAGAAACCACACAAGAAACCAAATAAGAAGTTTTCTAATAAGAAAGGAAAAAAGAAACGGCCATCTCGTTAGTCTGACTCTTCTTCACCATGGTATACAATATTTCCATCATCATCGATGTGAAAAACTTTACCACCATCTGGATCGATTAATTCTGGATTTTCGCCTTCTACTTCTTTGACAACTTCTTGTATTAATTTACGAAGTTCTTTTATGCTTAAAAAATTGTTGCTCATAATTTGTAGTCTCACCTTTAATAATAATTAGAACTTAAATCTTATACATGCCTTAAAAGACACGATCTATTGCTTTCATGCCTAGTTATTAATATGAAAGTAGGCGACATGGTTAGGTGGACAAGATTCAATCAAGACGAAAATCTTTATGATAATTTAAACGCTCCAAAAGAACGTTGGAATGATTTAGGAATTATTATTGATATCGACGTCTGGGATTTTATGGAAACAGAACCAGAAACAATAATCATTGAAGTATACTTTTTTAAAGTAGGTATTGTCTGGTGTAACCCAAAAAGCTTAGAGGTTGTAAGTATAGTAAGGAATACCGATTAAACTATTTGCTGTAGTGATCATCCAAGAAAGCTTCAAGTTCTTCACGAATTACTTTTTTAAGATCAGCTTTTGTGATATCGTTTTCATCTATTGGTACCCAGACACTTTTACCCTTACCTGATACTGCAGACTCTAAATCAGCCGGGATTCGCGTGTATCTTTTTTTCTTTCTGGGTACTTTAGTTGTTGGCGCCGGTTCTCCAAATGTTTGCCGCGGCTCAGGCATGCTATATCCACCGGTCATACCGGAACCCGCTACGCCTCCTCCAAAATTATGAGCGATGTTACCACGTTCACGAGTTTTTGTCGCTTTTCTGTCTCTTCGGGCTGCAGCTGCGTTCTTCCCAGCTCTTTTAGCTTTTTCTCTATCATAATACCCTCGATCAACGTTACCAGTCCGATCACGGGCATAATCTTTTAATTGTTTTAATGGATTTGGCATGCCGGACGAACGCGAACCACCAGGCTCATCTTCTAATGCTTTCTTAACTTTCTTCCGAAGTTTCGGATTCGCTTGACCCGCTATATTCAAACCCAAAACAGCTTCGTCGATGTCCGTGGATTTTTCATTCATCATCTCCAAGAGTTCTTCTTCGATGATTTGTTTGAGGTGTTCTTTTGTAACGTTCATTGTGATAATTTCCTTATATAATAAATAGTGTGTAATATTTCTACACTCATATTATCCTTTCTTTCCTGCTTTAGCTTTCTTTCCCCAGCGGCCGCGTTTCCCGCACGCTGACGGCGTTGGACGACAAGACGGGTACTTTGACCTCTTTTCGCTCCCAGAACGCCCACAAGCCTTGCAGCTCTTGCGTTTCTTGCCGGATTTTGTGCGAACAGTCTTACAAGTATTGCAATCAACCCAGCCACCTTTCTTTCCTTTTGCGCCTTTACGGCCAAACCAGTCACGAAGACTCGTTTCAGAGCTAGGTTTAGACGTTAGCTTACGCTTTTTTCTTTTTTTCTCTTCTAAGCCGGCTTTAACCCCTTCGCTTTTAGGACGACAAGATCCTTTAGTGCCTTTTATCGTACCAGGCACGCGCTCATGAGTACTCCAACATTCATCTAAATAACTTTCAACTTCTTCTCTAATAATAGCTTCTAAATCGACGGATTCGTTCTTTTTGCTTTTGTTGCCCCAATTTGCTGCACCGACTTTGCGACACTTTACGAGAGCACCAGAGGCATATGCAGATGGCCAGACATCATATCGTGCTCTAACCTTGTGATAACATGCGTCTTTTTTCTTTTTCTTCTTCTTTTTTTTCTTTTTTCTGCCTTTTCCGCGTTTTGAACGACGTTTTTCTTCTAAAACATCGTCTTGAGCTTCCAAAAATATTTCAATTCCTTCTCTAACATCGATTTCTTCGCCATCTTCAAGGATATAATCACCATCTTCGTGTTGTCCGACACCTCTTAAACCTTTAAGGAAGTCTTTTAAGTCAAAATTGTCTGGTAAATCTAGATCTTCAACAGCTTTTTTAATAGGATCTAGTCCTGATGCGCCACCTTCATCCTTTAAAACGTCTTTGACAGTCTTTTCGATACTGTCTTTTGAAGCTTCTTCAGTGTAAATATTATTTTCTAACTCTTTTTTTGCTTGAGCATCGGTACGATAAGGCTTATCATCCATAACACCTTCATTAATATATTTTTTCCAATTTTCAAGCAAAAGTTTCATTATTTAGTCATCCTTTCCTTTTTAAATAATTCAATAGCTTCGTCGACAAGATCATGATTATAATACGCGAATAAATCAAATTTTGGGAACTTTTTATCGACTGCATCAAGGATGCTATCGATATCCATTTTCGGATTTTCTTTGTGCACGTTTTCCATCTCATCTGCAATCTCTGCAGGAACTGGAGCTTCAAGCCCTCTGGCTACAGAAGCGCTAGGTCCCGTAGGATCACGCTCTTGTCCGAACGGTGCTCTGTCGTTGAATCTTAATCCTCCAATTTCCTCAATAGGTTCAGATAAAGGTCCGTTTCCACTAAATGCGGATTCATTAATAAATTTTCTCCAATTTTCAAATAATAATTTCATCTTTTATTCCTCTGAGTCTATCAAAAGATAATCTCTCATTTTATTAAGCATAGAAGCTGCAACGGCCATTTTATTTGTCCACCAAGTTGGAAGATTGCCTTCCATTTGATCTAGCGCCTCTAGCATCTCTCCAGCATCTTCAATAATTGTTTGCATTGCTCTTCTAGCTGAAGGCACATCTTCATGTCCGTCTTCATCGAGAATGTTTTGCAATTCTTCTCTAATAATTTGTTTGATTTGTTTTTTTGTAATGTTCATATTAGCAATTCCACTTTCTTAAAGCTTTATTAATTCTGCTATCCGGATCTCTTGCAGTCTTCTTGCTTGTCAATTTCTTTTTCATGCCACGCATTCTTCTGCAGAAAGATAATCTTCTCTTTGCAGCCTTACCACCTTTTTTAAGCTTTTTAGGATTCTTGGTAACGGCCGTCTTTAATTTAGAGCCAGGATTAGCTCTTCTATAACGCTTAACACCTTTTGACGTCAATCCACCAGACTTTGATTTATCGCCGCTTTTAACAGAGAATTTTTTAGGCATTTTGCCTTTACGTTTTTTTTTACGCTTTTCATCAAGGTCAATCTCATCTAAGAGACCTTCAATCTCTTCTTTGATGATTTGTTCGAGAGCTTCATTATAATTCATTCTTTCAGGAGCCGGCTCAATTATGATTCCACCATTAGGATTGTTGACAACGCGATATAACATATCAGGCACACCCGGATTTCCTTTAACAAAGAAAGGTATATAAGGCATTCCATCCTCTGTTTCTTGCAGGGATGCTCGCCCTGTTAATCTCCCTGGTTTATCGTTTCTATCTCGATTAATTTCTTTAGTATCAAAAGCGTCATTAATGATAGGTGCGATTTGTTTACCATCTCTCTCAATTGAGGCGGTACGAGGATCGATTGGATCATGAAAATCACTCCACTTATCTGTCTCATATTTATCATCAGAGATATTTGCTCCACTTTCCATAAATCTATAGATCATACTTTCTACAGAATCTTGTTCTTGCTCTAGAAGTGATTCAATCTCTTCTTTAATGATCTGTTTAAGCTGTTGTTTTGTGAGCTTCATTTTATTTTCTGCCAATCCTTGTCCTGCAGGAGCTGGTCCGATTGTAATTCCTGGCTGAGGATCCTGAGACGGTGTATCTCTTGGAGGAGTATCTATAACGACCCATGACCCACTTTTGGTGGTAAAAGTAATATAGCGTCTCCCATCAGGATCCTTAGCAAATTGTGGTCGAGATACCAAAGGATCACTCTCCAGCGCATTTTCGCGAGGAGTTTCACGACCCTCGCCGTCGACATAAGGTTGCAACGGAAAGCTGAAAGCATCCTCAATAATTTTTAAAATTAGAGGACCTCTACTTCCTTGGAGTCCTCCATTTTTGATATAATCGAGGTCATAAACCCTATGACCTCTTTTTATCCACTCACTTCTATAATCTTCGTGAACAACAGCTGCACCAGAGGAGCTTATAAAGTCACGGAGTGTGTTTGGCACGTTATTGTCCAAACGATTAGTTTTCGGAAAGCTAGCTAACACACTTACCGTCCATGGACGCGAGTCTTGGAATTCCTTCTGCGCTTCCTTGGCTTTTTCTTGGAATGGAGACCCTTCTTGGAGAGATTTGATTTCTTCTAAAATAAGACTTTCAAGTTTTTGTTTGGTAATTTTCATGCGGTTTCGTCCTTTTCATAGAATAATTAGTTGCTTAGACAAGAGAACCCCGCCAAAAATCCGCGATTTTTTTCCCGAGATTTTTTCTACCCTCACGTTTACCTCTTAGCTTTTCGTTTATTCGCTTTCTTCTTGCGTTTAAGTTGCGAAATAATCTTTGACCCACCGGGCCAGTCAAGCTCATCAGGTCAAATATGTGGCTCAAACCAACCTTCTTCGGCCAAGACTTCATCGTATACTTCTTCAATTAACTTCCTAATACGTGATTTTTCTTCTCTTAGCTTATATTGCATGCCTTTTGTAAGCATTCCAGGTGTACTTGGTACCGTACCAAGCCTTTTAGGCGGTTTTGCTTTGGCTGTTTTTTTAGCTATGCTTTTTTTGCTAGTTGCAACGCGAGCCGGCTGCTCAACAGCAAAGTTCCCTTCTAACCCTCCAAGATTAGATTGCGCGGTTGATTTTGAGAGTCTATCAACATCTTTTCCGATAGCTGCTATTTTGCTTTGAGTTTCTGCCGGCAAAGGTAAGCCAAGCGCCAAACGCGCCTCATTATCTTTGCCTAATTGCCCTGGCGTTGCTGTTGCTAGAAATTCTTTGCGTTTCGCTCTAGCCGCATCGCCGGTTGGTGCTGGCGTCTTTCCTTTTTTCCAATCTCTATACGCAACCCTTCGCGGATCCGACGGACTTAAACTTTTCCAATTTTTTGGTAATTTTGGTTTAGTACTAGGATCTGCAGCCTTTCTATTAGCTTGTCCATATGGATCGCCTTTTTGCTTAATGAAACGTTTCACCCGCGGTTGTTTCATTAATGCATTATAGCCTCTTCTAGCGGCTAATTGCTGTTTAACTAATTCATGCTTTGGATGGGACTTGTCTCTAAAAACTTCTTTGTAGTTATCCATGAGATATGGCTTTGTAATTCCCTTACCGTCCCGCATAGCCTCGACGTCGACAAGAACGGTATATCCTGATTTAGAATCCGGATCCCGTACAATACCTAGAGCCCCACCGCCGTCGATAATACCAGGAAATTTCCTGATATTATCCTTCTCGCTCCGGCCGCGATATATGTTGCTTTTGTCTGCCAAAAAATCATAATCCGGGTCGTCAAGATCCATCACGATGAAGCCGCCATCACCGCCGGCACGTTTTTCATCTAATTCGCCTTCATCAAGTGTCCCACTATACTGTTTTGTCGGGAACTCTCCGGGAAACGGGCGCTCGTACATTGTCACACCGCTCTCATTATCCCAGTCATAACGCGCTCGCCGTGTATGGTCCGGAGTCGGGGTCCAGGCTGCGTCGACGGGGAGTGATTGTTGCCTTACCTGACTCAAAAAATCCGCTTTCCGGAATGGGAAGCTTCTCTTAGCTTTCATACTGCGTACGTACTCATCTCTCTTTTTGAATCCAGGATCGCTGACCGGCGCGGCCGGATTGTATGCAGGACTGCCTGGCGTAATCTTAGCTCTCTTAGCTTTCATTCTATGTATATAAGCATCTCTTTTCTCTTTTGCTGTGCCAGGAGACGAGTGCCAGGAGGTTCCGTCGTAGAACTCACTGCGTTCTTCTAAAACATTCTCAATTTCTTCCTGGATTATTTTTTTGATTTGCAACTTTGTGATTTTCATATAGCTATGTCCTCTGGGCGATATAGTAATTAGGCTTAACCATTGCAAAAATCTGGAATTTTTCTGTGTGTGTCGTGCACGTATCTAGCCCAGCCATATACCGTATACTTACTATGCATAGATTCCGGTCCCAGGGGAGGGGGGGTACTGTATAGCTGCTTTACGTTTTTAAGCTATGTGTAAAAAATACACATGTTTTATGATTGTAGCATATATTCACACTTATGTATAGTTAATTGTCACCTTCCTCCTTATTTTCTGGACTGTCTACCTTCTTTACAGTCTCGGCCGGTATAGCCTTCTCAATATAAGGCACAGGTACGCCTTCAATCAATAGTATGCCTATCTCGCCCATGATATACTTGTCTAGCGTCTCGCTAAGAGCCCAGGCCATTTGCTGGTCATTATCTTTTGCGTACTTTTCTATTAGCTTATGCATGTAATGTTCTGTGAAGTCTATAACCTCGCCCATATTCTCTTCTCCTACTAAGGAAAACTTAAATTAAGTCCTTGATATCCTTAGCCTTTTTAATTTTGCCTTGTTTGACAATCCAGGCTTCAAGGCCAATTAAGTAGCCAATGGCGCCGCCAAACAGTAGGCAAAACACCATAAAAATAATGTACATGATATCAGACACTTAGCTTCTCCTTTAAGTGTATAGCAAGTTAACACTTGCCTGTATAGTAGCTTTACATGTGCAATATAACGCCGTGTGTGAAGCGTTACGTCATAGTGGTGAATAATTACACATGTAAAGTAAGTTGACGTATAGTTAGTGTACACACTAGATTAATCTCTCATTTCCTAATGCATTTCTCTCTTTCTCCTATCCTATTGAATTCATAGGCAAAAACTAATTACCACGTAATATAGTCACCCTAAGCAATTCTTAATGTTTTCAATACCTTATAAAGCTATGTCCTGGGTAGAACACTATGTAAACCTAGTTTACGGCTGCTACTGCACACGTTTGGAGTGCTTTGCGTAGCTTCTGAGTCATACCTTTCTCAATCTGAGCAATACGCTGCTTAGATACATTGAATTCAGAAGCAAGTTGTACGGTTGTCATCTTATCGTTCTCGAATAAATCGGAAGCAATACGGTGTGTAAATATTTTAGTGTCGCGATCATTCTTAATCGTTTGCTTAAAAATATTTACAACCTCGGCAATATTCCGGCTACTCTCAGAACGTATAACTTTCTCTTCTGCTAGAATCTTGTTATCTGCTACAATATTTGCAACAGTTGCACCCTCGGCATTTAGCGGAGCGTTTAAGCTAGCGGCTCGTTTGCCAAGTAATTGAAGCGCGGCTTCAACAGCGCTAGCATCAAGGTCAAGCTCTCGTGCAATCGTGTCGACGTCGACATCATGGCCGAATTGTCGACGCAAGCGAGGAAGCGAAGCGTACAACTTGCGAGCGACACGGGAGCCGACTCGAATCGTTCCACAATTTTCTTGAACGAACTGCTGACAATTTGCCGTCATCCATTGACGTGCGTATGTAGTGAAAGAAGCGCCACAAGTAGAATCAAAAGATTCTGCTGCTCGCATAATGCCGGTGATCGCTTCCATCAATAAATCATCGATATCGACACCGTTGCGGATGTGCTTTTTTGCAATCTTGATAGCAAGCGGGATATTGGAGCGGATAAGTGCATCCATGGCGCGGTTATCGCCGGTCTTCTGAAAAGCAGCAACGTGACTGATTTGCTCGTCGCGGCTAAGGATTTGAACGGTTGCGGCTAAGATTGCGATTGAGTTAAGCATATTTGAAGCTCCTGAGCTTTTAGTGTTTCCTCTTACCCCTATAATGTAAGCACCAGAATTGGCCAGACAAGGGGTAAAAGTATTATTTTTCACTTTCTTTTGATTTTCTATACTGTCGACAAAGTGTGAATTCATACCTATATATATTGCAAGTCCTGTGCCAACTTTGCCATTTTGGGCATTTATTTTGATTCTTTAGTGAATTCAATGACTTAGGACACTTTAGACCCTCGACTAATAGTCGATTTTAGCCTATTAGGTGCGAAACTTTTTACGCACTTGGGAAGTAAATTACGCACTTTTTCGCCCTATATAGGCATATGCGAAATGTTTTACGCACCTTCTAACCTCTCATTATCATTGGTTAATACCTCAACGAGAAAGTTCTTATCATTTTGTACGGCGACCCATCGCCAATGCTCATGAGGCCGTTCTTTGGCGCGTAAAAGTGCGAACTCTTGTTCGCGGTTATCGGCAAACGCTAAATTGTTGGATGTCTTTACAACGACCCAATCATGGCCTTGCTCACGTACACGATTCTTGCCGTGCTTTGTCTTGCCTACTAGTTTTACCTTATCGCCCACTTTCACTTACTACCTCGTAATCTGCGGATCGTGTCCATCCGCTAGTATACCAACCTTCTCGACCTTCCAACTTTAACCAATTAGACCCTTCCTCGCCATAAGTAGCGCGAGCGCCTGGACCGAGTTGCAAGGTGTCGACAATTAGAAAGACCTCTTTGAAGTCTCTCGTCGTCGGTTGCTTTAATTTTACTAAGTCGCCTGTTTTCATTTATGACCTCGCAAGAAACTGCCAAGTAGCTAGGCTAAGAATTAACTGAATACTTAAAACGATAATACCTTCAACAAGCATTATGAACCTCTTAGGGTTTAGGGTTTCTTGTTACACCTATAAAATAAGCACCAAATTCGCCTAGACAAGGGGTAAAATGAAAAAAATAATCTTTTTTTAGCAAAAGTTAGGGGTTGTCCATCGCATATACTGGGACTCGGTAATGTTACCACCTTTGCAAAGACTATCGGTGAACCAATGCCATGCTTGACTACGAGCACCACTATCTTTTTTTCCGTCCTGCTCGTATTGCTCTTTGACGCTTGGAAGGTGGTAATTTTTGAACTCTTGAATGGCTTGAACTTTCGTCATGTCTTTTTTTCCTTTGTTTGTCTCTTACCCCTTAAATATAAGAACGGATTTTGACTTTTCAAGGGGTAAAATGAAAAAAAATTCTCGGAACGGCTTTTTTTCTAACTAAAGGTAATAATTACCTTTTTTCTGCCGCCTCTCAAAAACCCAATGAATACCGAAGGTTAGCCCGAGCCAAACAATAACCGTTATGTCAATCACCGAAGCCCTCCGCGTTATCTAACATCGAATCGAGAAGGTTGGTAAGACCTTCCAAGCGTTCAATGCGCGGTGTCATCAAGCGGCAAAAAAAGTCAGGAGCGAATGACTTTATATCGTCGATGTCATCCAAGACGTTAAGGACAGCATCACGCTGTTCTCGTAACATGGGAACATCAACATTTTTAATAACAATATCAGTCACTTGGACCTCCGTCAAAGTATCGAGCTAAAAGGTACGCGCCGCCTATGACGACGGTAGCGTAACCAATAAGATAAGCGGCGACGACCACATCACACCGCGTCAGGCGCGGCTTCTGCAAACGTGGCCCACGTTCCGGCTAGAGAATTCTCTTGAGCCTCACCACCTACTGGAAATAAATCAACTGCAACGCCTTCATCGGATTTGCGAATGTATACGCTAATGTTTCCGACTGTAATCCAGGCTGAACCCTCTTTGAGTTCAAAATCTTCACTTTCGTCACCGATAGGTGTTAACATCTTAGCATCCCTCCGTTTCAAAGGTATCAATGGCAGCGTCTCGAAGTAAACTAGTTGACTCGTCGTCATAGCAAGCTGTACCCCAGGACTCAAGATATTGAACTAGCTCGGAACGGCTAGCGTTTTTAATGTCTTCAATGCAGTTGAACATGAAATTTCTCCGTGTTGTTTCCTGTTACACCTAGAACATAGGAACGGATTTATCATCGACAAGGGAAAAAGTTGATCTTTTTTCAATTTCGTTGATTAATCGCGATGTGCGGCCATAATCCGCCTGTAAGTGACGAAGATCTGTCACGCCATACTCGGCACTAGCCCAAGGCGAATTTAAGTTTTTTTCAATGTTTTCAATGAGTTCGAGCTTTGCAGCTTGACCCTCACGGGCAGCAGCTAAAAGACCCTCGGCCTCATTATCGTCTAAAAAAAGAAAAGCCATCGTGGCGTAAGCTCCTGATATAATTGGTGAATTCAAAGGTGTGGCGTTGTCGCCAGCGTTCTAACTCAACAGAGTCCTGAAGGAGTCCACTTGACGAACTTCGAGATTGTGCAAGTGCTTGATTCGCTGTCACTATAAAATTAATTTTTAATCGATTTAGATACATTACTTCTTTTTCCTGGGACGTCCTCGTTTAACTTGTGACGATTGCATGACAATCAGGCGTTCAACATCACAGAACGTCTTGTGCTGCGGTTTTTTTGACGTTGGCCACCATAAAACAAAAGCTGTTGAGCCTTTTAATTTTGTGATGAAACCAAGCGGATCTGGCCGTCCGCGTAAAGTAACCAAATCTCGTATGTTATACTTCATAATATTTACCTCACAAGGAAAAAATTTCTCGGTTAGGCTTTCGCCTTCATAGGGCTATTACACGCTCCAACGAAACGGTTAATGTCAAAGCGAGGATTCACATCCTTGAGCTTGACCGCGAAATTCATCGCAACCGTGTGGCGGGTGTCTTTATCGTCAATCATTTTAACGACGTCTGCAATCATCTGAAAATCTTTTCGGGTCATCTTTTTCTCCGTTGTTCCCGTTACATCTAAACAATAAGCACGCTTTTTGAGTAGACAAGGATTATTTTACCCTGCCAACTGAAAATCTCGTTCAGGGTAGCTAATACGATATCGGTCCTCTTTACCTGATACCCATTTCAAATACATGTATCTGCCTGCCTCGGTTACGATAGCAAGACGGTTAGCATAGCCTTGACGTTGAGCCCTTTTATTTTCCTTGCCCTGCACTAGTGAACCAACAGGAAACTTAGGTTTAGGCGGTCTAACCGCGTTGATCAGTTGCGTTACGTTCTCACGATACGAACCAGCAAAGTAATCAACCATCGAATCCGAATGGTCATCCTCTCGTCGGATGTGCCAGTTAGAGGCTTCAAGAGGCCCATCTTTGAGGAGTTTTGTGCCCTCTGACCTCCACTTTCGCTGAACTAGCCAAGACAGTACGTGTCCATCGTAAGTACAACCATAGCGGCAATTACCAATAAGTTCAACCTTGACGCCTAGCGCCTTCTCTACTTTCTTTACAGCTTTCTCGTGAAGCATGTTATCAACTCCTGTTGTTCCCGTTACATCTATAACATAGGAACGGATTATTAATAGACAAGTGAAAAAATTAAAGGTTCCCGGCGCTCGTTGGGCCATTCCGAGTCGATGGTCTAGCTTTCATCGTTTTCCTTACTCTCTTGATCATCTGAGAGGCTAAGAACTTGAAAGGTTGCCTTTTAAGCCGCTAAGGCACCACCGAGAACCTTTAATGTTAAAAACCTCCGGGGATCTTTTCCCAGGTGGTAAAGTCGCCGGCTTCAGTGCCTTCGAATGACACTTCTTCGATTGATTGTTCATCGACCTCATAGCTAAACCTTACATACTCAGGATTAGGAAGTGAATCTATATCAACTCCCATCGCTTCGTGGGCTGCTCCGTCTTCGTCGATGGCTTCAACCTCAACGTAGGAACTGACCATCCAGGTCACTGGTACAACGAACTTTTTCAACATTTTGAACTCCTGTTCTCTGTTACGTCTCAAACATAGGAACAACTTCCTAGCCGACAAGGATTATTTCAAAAGCTCCAAACAAAAATTAGCATGATTGCCGGTGTATCCATTGTTGAAGCGGACCTCATAACACTGGTGATAACGTTCATGCGGGTAGGGTTTGGGTAGCTTCTTAGTGATTATTCCCACTGTACCAAGAGGAGTATGACGCGAAGCGTATTCAACTATTTTTACCAAGTCACCGACTTTCATTTAGCCTCCGTTCTAATATCTCAATTCTATGGGCATACCGAGCTTGGCAGACAGGAACTCCTCAACCACTGTTAATATATCAGCCGCTGCTTCTTCTGGATCGAGGTTTGTATTATACGATACTTCTAAAGCGGCTTCGAGTTCGTCAGTACGAGGATCCTTTAAAGCAGTATCCAACTCTTCTTTGATAATCTGCTTAAGTTGTGTTTTTGTGATTTTCATTTTAGTTCTCCTAACAACTACAATAAATAGTTGTTTTAACTTTATTCTCCAACCAATTCTGTAATATCATCGCAGAACTTCAAGATCTCCCAAGAGATGCTTTTGTCTTCTGGGCTTTTCTCCAGTCCAGCAAACTTCTATCATAGAAGGCATTGGAGGTACACAGACTACTATGCCCAACTCTCCCCATAGCTTATCTTTTACCAAGTCACCGACTTTCATTTAAGACCTCGCAGCTTATCTCATGAACCATCACTCTTTTAGTGCCGAACATTACATACCAGTTGTTCGGCGGCGGTTGTGTCGCTGGATCGGGACGTCCGACCACAATGCCACAGTCTTTACCCCACTTGTGATATATCAAATCACCGACTTTCACTGATGACCTCCGCCGATTGCTCTAGCTGCCTACCAAGTTCGATGTTACGACCATCAACCAAAACCTTCCAATCATATTCTAAGCTATCATTTCGCGGTAGCTTTTCGACCAGTAGGGCAATACCTGTAGGTAGATCCCAATGTTTCCGCGTGCCTCTTTGAAGCTGTACCAAATCACCGACCTTCATTAGCTCAACACTTTTACATGTGACGGTTGTATATCAGTAGCATATCTACCAGTCGTCAAATTCAAGAGACACAGCCTTTTTGCGCGGTACTGGTTATCATAGATTTCTATGATTTGATAATAATGCGCCGGCCAAGCGTCACGCTTAACTAAGTCACCGACTTTCATCAACCACCCTCACAATGCCGCTCTTAATGGCTGTTATGTCCATCTTTGACGGCTTGTCGGAGCCCTGCCACAAAACATTGACGACGCTCACTTGACCATTAAATGCACTATATGGTGCGCTTGTAACAATTCCCACCGAACCATCATCATACTCAATTAAATCACCGACTTTCACTTATAACCTCGCAATCAGAAGTAACTAGCCAGCAGATGTTTCCGGTGTTGCTAACAACTTTCACAGTCCCACCAGCATCATTAATATATAAAACTACACTAATGCAACCTGTTACATATTTTACCAAGTCACCGATTTTCATTTATTTTTTCCTTTGAAAAACAAAAGCATTCCAACAACCATTACAATAGCTGCGTTGTTAATAATAAAGTATTCCACAATCACCGACTTTTTTTCTTCACCAAAGAGTGATAATCGCAATAAGACAAGCCTTTATCATCTGGAAACTCGACCAGCACCGTGCTTTGATTCGCGTAGAATCTCACAATCTTGCCGATACCGTATTCAGGCTTGTTAATATGTTCTACTTTGTCACCGACTTTCATTTTCTGCCTCTCTAAAAATCAATATGGCGGCTGATGCCAATATTCCAAAAACCGCAGCCGGCGGTTGTGATATCTTCCATTTCCTCACCAATCCTGACAAACCTGAAACATTCGGACCAATCCATCTCTTTGCCTTTTTCATCAACCGGATGTTCGGGCGCGCCGTATTCGGTCAAGTCTTCCATCTCAAGTGCATGGATGAACTTATTTATTATCTCGATCTCTGTGAAGCTGTCGTACCACTTAACGTGTGACCAGTGCATGAACCAGTCGCCCTCATTCTCATAACCAGATTGGAAGGTGTCAGCATCGTTGCAGAGTTGTAAAACCTCTGGATGCTTTGCCGTCAGAGCCATAAAGGCGGGAGCGACATTTGAATCAACTGCTAAAACGACTTCGGAGCGATAGCCCATGTTTTCCTCTCTTGGAGTTATTTACTTTTCTGTTCTTGCTTATATAATAGGAACATAATTCCTGCGGTCAAGGCGATATTTGCGATGAGTATTCCGACTGCACTCAGCCAGGTTTCCCAACCAATCAACGACGGCCTTCAATCCAATCAGATTTTGAATTAGAAAAGCTATTGAACTCTTCTTCCTCTTTTGAGATCTTGTCAGATTCCTCTTGAATAATGGGCATCATGTTAGCTTTTATACGCGATAGACCCTCTACAAGCTGCTTTGCGCGCTTGTCATGCTTTTGTAGTTCTTTGGCAGCTTTAAGGGCTGTGATAATACAGTGACCAAGGACTATTGTTGCATCAAGTTTTTTTGACATTTAACATCTCCATCGTGTGTTGAACTATAGGAACGGATTCTTATCAGACAAGTACTGACATGAAAAAATCTTGTAAATAGTAATTGAGAAGGCGCGACAGGTTCGTATCTTGCAATATGATTTTTCCTCCATTCGCCAGCTATCTCGTCGAGAATACCAAACACGGGTGCGATATCGCTTATCTTTGGACCAATCTTTATCAAAGAAAACCCAACCTCTCATTCTTTTTGAAAGTGAACGAGAGCAGGACAACTTATAGACTTTACCATCTCTCTCGCCAGTGACATTGACAACCTTACAGGACTCAGGGGTTTTAACGTGCCTGGGTAGTCTCTCGGCCAGAATCGGTGTAGCCATTAAGCATATTAAAATAAAAGCACGGACCATCATTCATACCAGTCTGACGAGATCTCTGTCGAAATCTGCTCTAGTGAACCTGATCCCCAACCATTTTTACCATCGATTGAATCAAGCTCGGATACATCCATATCTTGATAATCGAAAGTCAATTCTTCTTCGTCATGCTCCCTTTTCATATCTTTCCCATAAATTGCATACCAATCCATTTTTCACCTCACTTTGTTATTGCAATCACTCGCTCGTTAGTTTTGAAGTACGGGCGGCGAGCGTTTTCCGCGTCCGTCATCCACATTCGAGGACATCGGCTAGATTTAGGCTTAGGCGCGCACATGTCGGTCAAGACGATGTGAGCATCAAAGCCACCAGCATTGACATACTCAGTAGGAGCATCGAAGCAAGTGCCACCGTACAGGACACGTTCGCGCTTTCGATTTTCACCTTTACGCCACTCATACACCTTGTCTTTTGCAACCTCGGTATCAAAAGGTACGACGGTAAAAGTAGCAATTTCAGCTAGTTTGTTAAGTTCAGAATAGAACGAAGCTAACATATTGTCAGACACCGAGCCAGATTGGTCGATAGAGATGGCAATACTCGCCTGCCTACGGACTTTACGACCGGGATGGACGTAAGGGTAGCGCTTATTGAGTCGCTTCACTGTAGAGCGTTTTTCAGCCCTCTGAGAGCACTTGACGAAGTAACGTAGCACCTTGCGCCAGTCTAAGACTGGAGTGATACGGTCCATAATTTCTTTTTTCATAGAAGCGGACACTGAACCCCATGAGCTAGACTTCGATGCATCTTCGGCAGCTTTCTTAACAGCCTCTGTCAATCGCTGTTTAGCAATCTCTTTAGTCGCTGTGTCACAAGCCTTTCCACCCCATTGACTATGGTCATCGAAGGAGTCCATATCACCGACGCCGCCTTCAGTCTTACCATCTTTCTGCTCTTGTTCGGCCTTTTCCTTCAGCTTTTCATAATAAAACTCAACCGTCTTGAATGGCTCAAAGTCCTCGAAGTGTCCATGACCAGGGAAGCAGCCATTCTCAGGTAAGTTCTCACGTCCAATATGGCAGTTGATAGATAAATCTGCGGCAATATTGTATAATTTAAAAAGCGATTGCTTCTCGGGGTCAACCTGGTTCTCAAAGATGCCTGACAATTCGTCAGGAAGGCGTCCGATAATATGTTCCATCACAAGGTGATAAAACTCATGTACTAGCACACCTGCACGTTGTTTGTCAGTCTCTAGGCCCTCGAAGAACTCAGGGTTGTATAACAACTCAAAGAACCCAGTATCAGGGTTGATACGCACTCCGGCCGTTGGAACATTAGAATCTTCTGTCTTATCCACATTGCGCGATAAAGATGCAAAGAAAGGTTCGTCTTGAAGTAGGCGAAAGATATGATCGTTAAGGTTGAACATGATGCTCCCTTAATAAGTAGTTGTCTTACACTAGAAAGATAAGCACCCCTCAACAATCGTCAAGGGGTGCTTAGAAAAAAAAACGAATAGGGTCATCTCGTCGGGCCGACAACCTAGCCCAGCCTGCTTTCTACTCCGTTTTATGCCATTCAGGACAGGCGTTGAACGGCTTCATTATATGGTAGTCATAGCTATTCATTTTTTCCGGTAAGCATGGTAACCATGCGAGTTGAAATCTTAGTGCCATCGTCAGCCTTAGACTTGTGCAGTGCAATCACATTTTCATTTACACCCTTGCCGATAGCAGTCCACAGCTTCATCGCGGGTTCAGATGGCAAAGTTACGAAGTAGTTAGCCAAGTTCTGAACCTGATTTTCTGCTAATACGGTGGTGAAAGTATCACTAGCTTCGATTTTCTCAATCAGGGCGCAATGCTCGTTGATACCGAAGTTAGACGTTTTATTAATCTTGCCCTCATCAAGAATCATCTTAACGGTCACTTGACGTTCATAGTTTTGAACGAAGTCGTTGAAGGACACAGCAGCCTCGAAGCCGACGAATGCAGTCGCCAGATGATATACCGAAGACTTATCAGCATCATCGGACAGGAAGCCAGCGTGTGCTAGGCAGTCGTTGAGACGTTTCCAAGAGCGACGAGAAGGGTAAACCTTGTTAGGCTCGAAGTCAGTCTGATGCTCTAAGTGAGATCGATTCTGATTGATAAAGTCCCAAACGACACCATCGACGTTAGCCTTCGCCCAATCAAGCCAATCTTCAATCGTAGGCTCGACATCAAAGACGGTCCATCGGTCAAGCTCGGCAGGGTCCATCTCGCCAACCTGATATTGTGAACCGTGGTCGCCGCCGTTGATTGCAGCAACGATGACAGTATCGGGATGGAGATGATTACCAAACAGCTTACGCGAATCTGTTAGCTCGAATAGACCCTGACGAACCTCGGTGACAGCACGGTCAACTTCATCAAAGAAGAGCACGACCGCGTTATCACATGCCGTCTGAAACCAATCAGGAGGACAAAAGGAGGTTACGTCCCCATCGGTCTTAGGAAGACCAACCAAGTCGCCCTCGGTCATTTGTGAGGCACGTCGTTCGACGACTGGCTTATCAAGCTGGACAGCTAGCTGGTATACAACTTCGGATTTGCCGACGCCGTGGCGTCCCCGTAGAAGAACAGGCTTGTGGACTGCCGCGACATGCGGGGCAACTTGATTAAATGTTTTGAAATCGATGGCCATGTTACATCTCCTTGAGTAACTAGGTTAATGTTCATTGTTTCTGTCTACACTATTAAGATAGGAACCAATTATCTTTGGTCAACTAACTTTTTTAGCTTTTTTCAAATATCTTTCTTCAGTCCAGAAAGACTTCGACGAGCCCACAGGAATAACATGAACTGGCCGGGCGTCTTTCGCGGCAGAAACTATATTATTTAAGTCATGTTCCAAGATCATTACCATTTTGTTTTTGAATTGTGACGCATGACCGCCGGCATTGGCTCGTACATTAGCCATCGAGCCGACTTCAAACAAGGGAGTTGTCTTTACGATTTCAATAACGCGGGCAGCATACTTGTTTTCACACATGGCGCGATATACCTTTTCTGAAGGAATAAAGGCGTCTTCTTTATCGCTCATCACACGACGGGCAACATCTCCGAAATAGGGAGGATTATTGATATAATAATGAGCCATGATGGTCATGTTTTCTCGCATCTCTGACGTATAGTTTCCTTTCCAGGCTTCCAGGGCAGCTTTCTTGTCGTCACTATATTTGGCTTCAATGTTTTGAAGTGTAGTGTTTTGACGGTGTGATAAATGATTACCCTTTTCAGTCCATTTAAGGAGAGATTCAAGAAAGCCATGCTCCCAGTTAGATAACATTTCCTCTTTCGAGAGCTTTTCAATCCGATTCTTGATCTTGTCAGTCATATTTCGACTCCATTAATCAGTTACATCTTAACTATAAGCACGGCAAAACACTAGACAAGGAAAATCAGAACATGGGATAGCAAAAAATGAGAAACAAGGCAAAAATACACACACGTAGAACATGTGAAAAGATATCTCTTAATTCTTCGATAAACTTTTTCACACCTTCACTCCCCTCTTGCCTAGTTCCTCCTCCAAATCGTATGGCATTCTCCATCGCTCTTTTCCTGATTCATCTAACATTTTCGATGCCAGCTTTTCACAGGAAGACATTGAAGGGTACGCTAGTGCGGGGTCTTCTAATGGTGTAATAATCCTCATTCTTGCACTGTCAGTCAGGGACCAATCAACTTCTTCTATCTTATAACTATCCGAGTATTGATTCTTAACGTCGATAGCGCGCAGAGGCAAAGAAGCGGGCCACGATTTCATACCACCAGCAGGGTGGTTGATCCATGACACTTTAACGTATTTACTGTCGCTACAGGTCCATCGTGTGTGATTAATTCTATGCGACAATTCGTCATGCTCGACACTCGTGACGACGCCGAGATACGTTTCTGTAACGTATTCGGCTGTATCGCTGGACCATCTTTTGTCCTCGTAGGATACAAGGGCACCAGGTCCGAAGCCTTTCTCTTGGAAAGACTTGTATAGCTTTTTCCGTCCGTCATAAATTATCTCCGCGTAAACAGAGATGTCTGACTTCCTCACCTTGCAAGTACGCTTTGTGTGTCCTACCTCGCTGCAATAAGAACAACTACGATTCTTAGCGCGTTCAGCCTTTCGACCTCTCTTCGCAAAGTATCTGGTGGCTCGCGAGCGCTCTGCGAAATCGGTGCTGTCAAGCCAGCCTGTCATTTTTTCAAGCTTTTCTTTGCAGCCTGCTGCATTATGACCAGACTGTCCACACCAACTGCATCTAACAGTTCCATTCCAAGACATAGTGTCCTCCATCCACTGATTACAACTTAACTATAGGAACAACTTATTTATCGTCAATGGGATAAAATTTATCATGTTCATTCAAATCTTCTCTGAGCGCGTCGAGATGCTTTTGTATGATGACGGAGACGTGAGGATTTTCTTCTCGTGCTTTTACGATTACATCCTCCATATATCCTAACAAAAATCTTATTAAACCATCTACCATTCTACACCTCGCTAATCACTCTTAGCCTCCAATCAGGGTCCGAACTTGTTTCTCCATCAAACCACCTAGTAGTCCAAGATCGGGTAATGTCCCTCCCAATGACTATTCCGTATACACCTGAACGGAATAAGATTCTACGGCCATTTGAGTCGCGTTGGGAAGACATATCCATAAACTCTACTAAGTCACCTACTTTCATTTTTCAAGCGGAGATTTTAACTTAACCCTTTTGATATCTCTTTTCAGTGATGACTTGGACCAAGAACGTTCACGGTTATTGGACCAATAGCTATCCCAGGCTCGGTCGAAGTCGTTGAGAACTTCTTTTTTGCTGAAGTTTTTACCACTTGATGTTGCACAACCTAAAGATAGACATGCGAACAAAGCTATTAATATAATTTTCATAATGTTTTTTCCTTTTTATACACTGTTTAATAATTTCAAACCGTCACCTAGACGCTCCTGTGTTGTCGTCCTAAAAAGAACCCAATGCACAGTGGCCACCGCTTCATAAGTGCCATCAAGACACAAAGATTCATAACAATCCGTAATGATACCAACGTCATCAGGATCAAAGATACACGATACTAGGTCACCAACTTTCATCTTCCTAAATCTTTTGCCATTTGTGAGCTTGTCACATACATATATGCACCTTTATTATAAGCAGGTGCGATGCATTTTGATTTTCGCAACATTTCTCTCTGTGCAGTTTCTTCTCCACACTCAATACAAGTATAATAACCTAATTCATATCGTCTAGGATTAAATTCTTCATCACATTCTATACATTTAGGATTCACTTATCAACTCCAATTTGTAGTCTTCAAACCATTCAAAAATAAGGTCAAACCTGACCTTATACCATCTAAAGCCATCATCATCTTCGTATATGTCTAAGACGATGCCGTAACCTTCGACAATCTCTAAGGTTTCGTAAAACGGCTTTACTATTACAACGTCACCGATGTTCACTGATAATCTCTAAGTGCATTACAGGCTCGCGGGTAGGGTTACCAGGCACATCATCAGCAAACCAATGGATACTCACCCAGCCGGGCTTTAGATGCCTTACTACCAAGCCGAACAATGAAGGGCAAGTAGGGTGATTTGGCACAGGGTCGCGCCACTTAACCAAATCACCGAGCTTCATACTACGGCGTTGTAGCTAAGTACAGCAAGAATGCCTGCAACGACCAAGGTCATAAAAAGATTGTCAGCTTCTTTTCTTTTTTTATACATGTTTCCTCCTACAAAAATAATATAATAACCAAACCTAGTCAGTCAAGGCCGGGCTTACAGTTTCAGCAGCCCAATATGGCTCATCAAACCAAGAAATACTTCCATCCAAGTAGATATTAAATATTCGATAAGACTCAGGGTTCGAGCTTTTATATCCAATGGATACCAGTAAACCGATGGCCGAGTATGAGCGCCCATCCAGTTGAGATTCGTCTGGGTCATAGATTCTCACAAGGTCACCCGCTTTCATTTACAACCCTTATCTCTGCTCTAACAACATATCTTATGTTTCCCTTTGGTCCTAATAGCGCCCATCTTTGCTCAGGATAGCCTAGCAAATCTATGGGCTCGATGGCAAGATAATATTTACGTGCTTCATATAGTATCACTACAAGATCGCCCGGTTTCAAATCATGCCGCTCTCAGTTGTTGTTGTTGCAACAGTTCTCTCATCTTGTAAAGTCCGATCTCTTTGTGTTTGCACTCCAGCATAACATCGACGTCTAAGTCATGTGTATCAACAGGGATCCAATATGAATCGGAGTGAGCTTGTGCACGAATTTTTGGATCGTTGTATTCTATCCTGCGATCCTGTGAATAGTGAATAACAGGTCTGACGCCAAACCACGTCGACGCTGCTAGTGACATAGCTTCCTTATCAGTCAGACCACCAGTGCAAAATTTATGATGATGCACGTCATGCACGATAGGAATAAGAATTTCCTTGTGAATATAATCGTATAAGTATTGCGTAGACCACATGGAGGCTTTGTCATCGTTCTCTACAGTAATCCGAGCTTGAGCGGTTTCAGATAGCCTGTGAAAATTGGTGCACCAACGCTTGGCGGTGCCGGCAAAATCACCACCGTAAGTACCACCAACATGAATGTTAATCTTGGCATATGGGGTCGTAGGCAATCCCATCAGGTCGAAGACTTCTGCATGAGTATTGAGTTCCTTGATAGTGTTATCTACAACGTGCTGTTTAGGCGAGCCAAGTACATTAAACGGACCTGGATGTGTTGTAATACGATGGTCGTTGTCGTAAGCGAAATTGCCGGCCTCTTGCAAAGCCTCACATATGTCTTCATAGTCAGGTAGTGCGTTGAGTTTATACTCGGAAGCCCAGGGGAACAAGTCTGATGATACTCGAAAGAAGTGGATATCATTGGCATGATTCCACTTGAGGACTTTGATCAAGTCACGGCAATTTTGCAACGCAAGTTCTGATGCATAGGATAGACCGCGCTCTTGGAAGGTGCGCTTGATCATAGAGCGATTAGTAGTAATTGGTTTGGTGCCGCGTGGTTGATTGCCCCACTTGGTGGGATAAGATAATTGCATGTTAATACATGCGTAGCCTAAATTTTTCATATCCATAATATAGCAACTCCTTTGCTTTTGGTCAAGGGAAAAACTGCGCGGGCAGGGCTCGAACCTGCGACCAGGCGGTTAACAGCCGCCGGCTCTACCAACTGAGCTACCGCGCATCACTCTCTGTTCATCTAATTAAAGCTAGAACATATCACATTATTTACATTCAAGGAAAAGCCAACCTTCTCTATGTCTTCTCTGGCCTCGCCAAGATATGATACCTCGATATCTTCAGGTCCATAAGTCCAAACGTCTACTCTGTCCCAGTCGCCCATTGGATGTACGTTTCGGGCGGCTTCTTCGTCTCTAGCCACAACCACACAGGAATCATAAGAGTCATCGCTCTGATTTTGATATTGTACTAATAAATAAAGCTTCATGTATTCTCCTATGCAACACACATTGCGTAAAAAATAAATTTTCCATTTGTTGTATACCCAGCAAAAGTATCACTGGCATAACAGCCCAACCTATAAAGCTCTTCACTTTGTGAAGAAGCTAAAACTAAATTAAATAAGTGATCTAACATGTAGCCTCTTTTTGGTAGTTTCTTTTCTTATTAATAAAGTAAGCACCGATGACCAAAGGTCAAGAGAAAATACCGAAGGCGGGACTCGAACCCGCAAGCCCACAAAGAGCGACAGATTTTAAGTCTGTTGTGTATACCAATTCCACCACTTCGGCTAGGTTATGATCTCATCGACCAACCCGTACTTCAAACACGTCTTGGCATCCCACCACAAATCATGCTTCAGTATTTTCGATAATTCTTTAGCAGGTATCTTCGTATGCTTGGTGTAGATGTCTTTGATAGTTTTCATCAACAAGTCGTTATTTGACATGTTGTCTTTCAATTCTTCATATTTTCCCCAACTACCAGCAGATAACTGATGAATAAGCATAAAGGCATACTCGTTCATCAATCTGTGTGATCCAACGACACTCATCATCGTGGCTGCTGAAGCAGCGCAGCCATCGATAATTGTTGTTACGGGAACTTCTGAGTTTTTAATATAATCAACAGCAGAGAGCCCTGCAAACACACTACCCCCATAAGAATTAATGTAAAGATATATATCTCCGATGTGTGTCGTCTGTAAAGTGCCGGCACGATTGGCCAAATTAATTTCCAAGTTCTTTAAAGTCTTGTTTAAAGTAAGAATTTTAGCTCTTTTTACTTCAGAATAAAAATATATCCTGTTATTAACCTGCAAAACTTGGTCTTTATCGGATGCACTCCCTGCTTCCTCGGCCGCCATTGCTAGTGCTTGCGGCTGCTCATCTGAATCTACTTCAGATATCCAATTAGTTGAAATCATCTTTATCCTTTTTATATGTGTGTAAGCTAATGATAGGACTTGAACCTACAGCCTGCTGATTACAAATCAGCTGCTCTACCAATTGAGCTACATTAGCGGTTTTGGTGGGCTCACCTGGATTTGAACCAGGGACCTACCGGTTATGAGCCGGCAGCTCTAACCACTGAGCTATGAGCCCGATCTTTAGTCATTAATCTTCTTAATAACTTTAGTAAGATCCTGAGCCACGGCAGCTTTAAAGCGACCTAACTCCTCTTTTAGAACATACATATCGTCAACCATCTTACTAAGACGGCTCGACACTGTATTTAATTGTTCCTGCAACTGTTTAGTTGTAACTCTTCCATCAGCCATTTTTTTCTCCTTATAGTTTATGGTACATCCGACAGGAATCGAACCTGTGACCCACGGCTTAGAAGGCCGTTGCTCTATCCGACTGAGCTACGGATGCATTTTGGTTTAAAAGTAATATAAGAACCATTATACAACAGTCAACTACTTTGTGTTAATTATTTCCTGAACCATTGCACGTATGGAATCAATCTTTTTTGCACAACTTTCATAGTTTTCGTTTTTTAGCCCTATTTTTAAGAGGTAAAGTTCCTTTAGAACTTTTCTAAGAACGCTCTCAGTTGGGTCAGGAATTACCACTTTCATATCTTGTTTTCCTAAATTGAGTGCTTATTGTCTGAAAAATACAATAAAGCCGGATTAGTAATATCGGGTCCGGAGAGTTTTTGTCGTAAAAACATTTTTAAGTCGTTTTCTGTTTTAAAATTAACCTCTTTCCCATCACTAATTAGTGTCCACCTTCCCAATTGTCTCATTACATCCATTTTATTTATCACCAACCTGGTGACTCCGTTTACCTTTACGGATTTAATGAGCCTATCTAAATTAAGCCAATTACATTGTCTTGGTCGTCCAGTTGTAGCACCAAACTCTTCTCCATATTTTCGCAAAAGCGGAAACTCTGATCCGTCTGGTTCAAACTTTTTAGCTCCAACATATGTTTCATATATTTTTGCGACTCCCCACACATCCCTAACCCAATTAAACGGAACTCCATTTAATAAAGCTGAAGCAGAGGTGCAATGACTAGAAGTTACATATGGATAATCACCCCAATCAATGTCTAGTTCAAATCCTTGGGCGCCTTCGCATAATACTTTTACACTGCCGTTATTATGCAACTCATCATAAAGATCAACTAAATAATGCTGCAATTCTGGCACCTGCGAAGCTAACTTACCTTTGCGATCATACTTGTCGCGATAAGCAGGGCCGTTTCCGCGCTTTGTTGTACCGATGCTAGTATCTCTGCCATCTTGTTCAAGATGTTCGTCAGTAATGACGTGAGCGTTTCCAGCAATAGAGATTTTTCCATCAACGTTTATTCCTCCCTCTTTGAGTTCTTCCAATTCTTTAAAGAACTGGTTTACATTAACAACACAACCTGAACCAATAACTGATTTTATTCCATAGAATACTCCAGCAGGTATGTGGTGTGTTACAAATTTTTTACCTTCATGGTAAATAGTATGCCCAGCGTTGCAGCCACCATTGAACCTTAAGACATGCGTATAATCACCACTCTTACACAAGTGATGAGTAACCTTGCCTTTTGCTTCGTCACCGGCCTGCACGCCGACTACAATATCGGCTAGCATAATGACTCCTTTGTCTACCAAAATTATAAGAACAAATGTTCAACTGTCTAGTTGAAAAAGTTACTTAATGCTAACGCTCCGGTCATGAGTCCTTGAACAACGAGGAAGATGGTAACTGATTTTGTCTTGAAAGTTTTTAACCTTTCAACTTCGCGGATCCAGGCTCTCATTTGAGTAGGGGACGCTATCTCATCACAGCGTTGTTTCCAGGCGCGAAGCTCTTCAACTTTATCTTCTCGGGACCGTAGTTCTGTTATATCACTCTTAAGTGCCTGAATCTCTTCATTTAATCCAGCAATGCCCCTAGATAGAGTTTCAAGCTCTTTTAAAACAAGCTTTGAATATTCACTCCAACCATTGTCACCAGCCATCTAAAATAACCTCCCTATGCCCACTTTTAAATAGTAGCAGTAATCCTAATGGGACGAGTTTTTTATTAAATAAAACTTACAGTCTTTGTAATCATTAGAGTATAGGCGTGCGACAAGTCTGTCATCATTCCACAATAGAATTTCGCAGGTGTCGGTGTCATTATATTCAACTATCATCTTTTCTGACTCTTCGTTTTTTGGAGTAAAAAGGCTAACTAGAATTATAAAACCTAACAGCAAACAAACCACAACCAATCTTAATCTAGAAACGACTATGGTGATTTGCTTCATATAAGTAACTATGCCATATCAATAATAATCACTCCCTCTTCTTCTGGCTCTGCATCGTTTTCTATTTCAATCTGGCTCTGGACCCACCTCTTATAGAGGGCGTATTCCTCGTCTTGAGATTGCAAAGAAACTCTCAAATATGCGTACTCATACTCATCATCTTTGTCCTCGATGTAGTTATTTGCCATCTTTAATTCCCTTTATCAACAAGTCTGCTGCTTTTGGCATAGCCAGAGTTGGGGTTCGGTCGTGCATAGTGATGCCGTTTAGGTGGTCAATCTCGTGCTGTATACAAGCACACTCCAGTGTATCCTCGGGTGTGTTGCAAGAAAATTTCAACAAGTTTTTATGATTATCTGCCTTCACCACAATATTTTTAAACCTCTCAGTTAAAACATAATCACCCGGATAGGATAGACAACCCTCTTTGTACGTGAATTTGTCAAACTTAGCAACTATTTTAGGATTGATTAGGGCAATAGGTTTCTTTACGTTAATCAGACAGACGCTTTTGTGTATGCCTATTTGATTCGCAGCTAGTCCTACGCCGTCCTTGCTCTGTCCCAAGACCTCTTTCAAAATGGCGACAACTTGTTCGCCCTCTTCGATTGTGCGACAGGGTTTACACGGAGTTTTTAATATCTTCTCGTCATCAGTTATTTTGTATGCCTTCATATCTATAACTAGTATCTTCGGGGGGATACCAATTAAATCTTCTTATCGCCCAGCCTACTAGATAGAAACAAAAGCTAGCTATTGCTAATCCGCCGATCACGTCGATAACATAATGCATTTTGATCGCCAAAGTTGAAAGTGACACGCCGAGGGCCCACAAAAGATATAAATTAGACAAACCAGAAGTCTTTTTAGCTAATTCGCTCTTCCTCGCTCCCAAATACATAATCCAAGAAAAGGCCACATGTCCTGATGGGAAAGTATTAGATGAATTATCTATCTCATATGATAACTGCACAAAAGCTTCAGACAAAGTTACTGGATCTATTTCTGGCCGTGGATAGAAAGACGGAAACAAAAGCCAAAAGAGATGAATCACAACTGTGGCGACCAGACATGACCAAAAAGTATTGAAAAAGAGTCGTTTGGATTTAACCAAAAGAACCATTGTCAAGGCGATCACCGGCAGAAGACTCTGATAAATCCAAACGAATTCTGGCATAAATGGAAAAGCTGTATCAAAGGGTGTCAAAAAATTATACTCATTCGACACATAACCCTGTATAAGAAAATATACGAACAAGTTACACGCACCGAAAACAAGCATATAATTAGCTTTTCGCAAGACAGGCATTCAACCCCTCCACCCAAATGAAAGAACGGTGTGTAAAATTTTTTACACCCACATAATAAATATAAAATTATTTTTATAAAGTACCAGTTTTTCTTAAAATTTTCAATAATTTAGTTAAAATATGAAATTTTATTTAACTGCAATTTTTAAAACCTCAAATCAATGTAATGAAATTGACAAATTTCCTCTCATATTTAATTCTCTTGCAGAGTAATGTTTTGCAATAATAATGGTTTCAATAATCGATACATCCTCTTTTGTCATCAATACAACATCATTTTCTTTATCAGAGCCGTATTCTAACATTAAAGATAGTTCACTCAACATTTTGTAGTTAGCTGAATATAAATCACATAGAGAGGTTATTAACCATCTATCTTCACCTATGTTCTTCAAATATTGTCTTATTAATTCTCTACAAAGAGTAATTTCTTTGCGTGCATTGGTCACATAATCTAAAACTTTCTTTCTAGGCATTGAATAATAGGTTTCATCTTGCTTCATTTTATCGGATGACCTCTTTTAGATCCGTGTATCCGCCGACAAGTTTTAGTTTCATTTCATTTCTTGTTAAAACAATAGGAAAAGTTGGCCAACCGAAAGCCATCTTAATTTGGGCGCGGGCGTTGAGGTCATCAGTAATATCGACAATCTTATAATCTTTTGATTTTTCTTCTAACAGAAGCACCGCCTCTGAACAGAAAGAACATTCATCTATAATAAAAAGAACATATTTTTCCATGTGTTACCCCACTAGTCGCTTACAAATTGAAATCATGTCTCCCACCACGGTTATGGAGTGATTATTTAATGAACTTAAATGTATTTTAGTAAATTTTTGTCTCTCATCCAACCCAGCAGGAAGTCGACCGGTCTTGAAATCACTTTCAATCTTGTCATCTTCTCTTATTATCAACACATTATTAGGATTTACTAAGATCTCTCTCAAAGAAAACTCACTTTCGTTAAGCATTTTAGATCCTTTTTTGTAAACTTCTGTTAGCATTATCATTTTGCACCCCTTTCCTCTAAAATTATATCAGCCTGCTTAACGTACCAGGTGTCTCCGTCGTGGTGCACACCAATCTCTCTTTCATTTCGAACAGACTCAACAACCAAGAACAGTTTTGGAGAGTCTAACTTACAAAAGTCTCTCACCTGCATCCCTCTTGAAGTGCTGAAGTATCTATAAAGTGTTACTTGCGAGGGTATATATACAAGGTCACCCTTGATCGCTGATTTCAACATTCTCTGCTCCTTCTGCTGCCATGGCAGGTGACTCAAACTTCTCCACTTCCAATGCTAAAGATGCTCTTTTCCAGTCATCTAATATTGTTACAATATCTTGTAGTTTAGAATCAGCGACGAAAAGCTTTCGCCTAGTCTTGTCAATCTTATCTTTGAATGCACCGTATCTATCTCCGTATAAGTCTCTCTCTTCAAACTCTGGAATGCATTCAGAAGAAGATAGAAGACTCTTCTCTACATCATATAACAACTGCCTAGCTTTATCAGGTATCTCGTCCAGCGCGACAGAATAACTAATCTTAACTCTCAATTGTGGCCTCCACGATTGCATGATTAGTTGTGATCAAAGTCGATGAGACAGAAGTAGCATTTTGCAAAGCTGTCCTGGTTACCTTAGCAGGATCAATGATACCATTCTCATACATGTTTACCACTTCATTAGTAGCAAAGTTCCAGCCGTGTGTGTTCGGACTATCTAACAACTTGTTCAGAATCAAATCATACGACTCTCCGGCATTCTTTGACATTTGTTTCAATGGGCCGTAAGCTGATTGTCTTATAACCTCGACGCCAAGACGCTGATCATCGTTACCTGTCTCAACTTCTAAGTCTTGAACTGCTCGGATAAGGCTAGTCCCTCCGCCAGGGAGTGTGCCCTCTAACTGTGCTGACCTAACTGCTTCCAAAGCATCTTCAATCCGATGTTTCTTTTCAACCATCTCAATCTCAGTTGGTGCACCAACACGAATTACAGCAACACCAGAAGAAAGTCTTGTGATTCGCTCTTGAAGTTTTTCACACTCTGCTATACCATCTGTCTGTTTAATCTCAGACTTAAGGCTTTCGATTCTTTCGTCAACCTTTGACCAATCTGCTTTTCCATCCACAATTGTTGTTTGATTCTTAAGCACTTCAATCTTTTTAGCACTACCCAGATGTTTAAGTTTTACATCTGATAGCTTGAGTCCAGAATCCCTGCTGACAAAGGTGGCGCCTGTAGAAATACACAAGTCTTCTAGAATACTCCTGCGCTCTTGTCCGTATCTTGGAGCTTTGATTGCTGCAACCTTCATTGTACCTCTGACGGTATTCATGATAAGGGCAGCTAATGCTTGTCCTTCTAACTCTTCTGATACAATTATGAATGGTCGACCTTCTCTTGCAACTACTTCAAGTATAGGCAAAATTTCCTCAAGCATTTCAATCTTGTAGTTCGTAACCAGCAATAGAACATCATCGTAGTTGATGGATTGCTTTCGCTTGTTTGTTACGAAAGCTTGTGCACAATATCCAGCATCAAATCTAAAGCCCTCGACAATATCCAAAGACGTCTTCATCGATCGACCCTCTTCAATTGATATGGCTCCATCTTTTCCAATCTTATCAACGGCCATGGCAATCATCTCACCGATACTAGTGTCGCCATTGGCTGAGATTGTTGCAATGTGTCGCACATCTTCCTCTGATTTAATTGGCTTGGCTAGTCTCTCTAACTCTGTTACAATAGCCTCTGTGGCTTTGTCCATGCCTCTCTTGATATCAATTGGATTAGCACCTGCAGCGATGTACTTCTGTGCCTTAGAGAGCATTTCTCGGGCTAGTACAGTCGACGTCGTAGTACCGTCGCCGGCTGTGCTATTTGTATTAGACGCAGCCTGCTTGATAATTTGAGCACCTAAGTTTTCAAACGGATCTTCCAGTTTAACAAACTTTGCAACTGTTACGCCGTCTTTAGTGATCATTGGGCTTGCGCCTTCTTTGTGTAAGATAACGTTTCGTCCTTTGGGACCTAATGTCGAGGCAACGTTATCAGCCAGGACACTGGCGCCTCGGAGAATCTTTTCGCGTAAGTCTTTTCCTTGCGAATAACTCTTAACCATGGTAACTCCTTGTAGTTATATACGTAACAATAGTAACCATTATACCTAAGTCAACGGAAAAGTTAAATAAATTAAACGGATGGTTTTGTTTGCTCGGTGGTTTCAAGCTTGTCCACAGCGTTAGTTGTAACCACTTGTAATTTTTGAGCATCATCTATTGCATCTTGTGCGTATACAGATCTGCCTTGTTGGTCTTCTTCTTCGGTCACACCCAAGAAGTAATTATTAACGTTATCTGTAAACGCTTGTAATTGACGATAGACGGGTCCAATAGTTTCTTTTAGTAAGTCTGCGTAGCTTGCCCACGTTGCTTTCATGTACCGTTCACCGATCATCAAGGTACCCACCTCTCTAAAATTACCAATAGATTCTGCTTGGTCTCTGGTGAATTCGAATTGCTGCGGGTCTTTGTATCCTGGCGTTAGCTCCAATAGCCTCAGAATTTCCGCTCGATTCTTATCATTTATCGCCTCTCTAATCTCGTCGACTAGTCCGTATGAGCCAAAGAGCTTTTCTGCTTTTGTTCCCTCAAATTTACTCTCAGCATAAATTACTGCGAAGTTCGCAAAGTTTTGCAACTCCTCCGGATTGGCGCCGATAATCTGATCCATCAGCTGAGACATTGCCTCTGGGCTGATCTTGCCCTCTTGTAACATTCCTGCCTTCGGAGAGAAGTCAAATATAGCCCAATTTGGATTTTGCTCCGAAAAGCCTTTCCTTCCAAAAGCAATTCGTTTTACACCAACATTCGAGTTTTTCAACTCATATATCTTTTGCTGAAAGGCCGCAGCATCTTCGAAATTATCGGCTTCTTGCCTCCATACGGTTTTTAAAAACGGAGTTACAAATATATCCAAGAATCCTTCTAGCGTAATAGTGAACTCTCCGAACTGAAGTCCCTGATCTTTGTTTATGCGGCGTGCATCTAAATAAATAACATGGGGGACAGCTTTAAAGTGCTCCACCATGTTGTTGAACGAGCCCTTTACACCAGTCGTTTGACCGAGAAGCTTCAAGGAATAATGCTTGTCATTTAGTACAACGTCAGTAATTGGCTTCCCTTTTGCGTCCATGCCCGGAATGTCCTCGGGGGTTGTGATTTGAACAGATTTATCTCCGAACAATCCGGCAAGAAAGCCTTCAAAAATAAATCCACCCGCTGATTCAGTAAACGACGTTAGGATAGCATACAACATTTCAGCCATCACCATTGTTGAGAGAATCTCTCCCACTGTTGCGCCTTCTTTCTTCTCTGTCAAAACAGAATTTAAGTTAGCCAACTTTTCTTCTAAAGTGTTGCCGGCAATATTTCTGGCGAACTTTTCGATCATTGCACGGTCCTTGGTGCCCACCTTTCCAAAATCTTCTGTAATTCGAATCGTCGGCAAACTGATGTTTATTTCTTCTTGATCAAACACAGAGGTACTAGCTTCGTCTTCTCTAAGAAATTGAATATTAGACATCTGTTCTGTTATCATATTCAAAAGTGAATCGAACGTTATACTTTCTTTTGGTTCGTATAGTTCATATAATCTATCTATTACTTTCTTATCCATGGTTATAATTAGTCCTTGTTACGTCTTATTTCTTCAAGAATTTCATCTAGCTGCAGTCCTAGAGTATCCCACTTCTTCTTAGACAGGTTGTAATGATTAACTACCCCTTTAAACTTAGCTCTCTTGGAGGGCTTATGTATCCTAGTTAAGAGGCTTCCATCGTCATCTAAGGGGCACTCTAGGGGAATCCCATAGTGTTTGTGTAGAGCCTCTAGGAGAGCCTTGTAGGCATCAACCTGCACTGGGTACGCCCCAAGGAATGGTTTCGGTCGCCAGCCGTGCACTCGCCATCCACTTATGACAGGGCGCAGGCCGAAACCTTTTTTAGAATACGCTTTGTTGTATTTAGTGTAAACTGCATTACTGAAATCAATACCAATCGAAGCCTTATTTACGCGGCGGATCCCTGCATGCCAAGCGACGTCTTGCGTATCGACAAGCTGTACTATAGTGCCATCGTTATCTATTACAAAATGAGTAGATATTCCTCGCTTCTCTAATATTCTCTTGCAAGATGCGGCCGATAACGTAGCGTCCCAGTGGGTTACCACCATAGTTGGCTTGCGTGGTTTGCGCTTTACTTTCGAATAGCAACTTTCTTTTATCCAACTTAGTTCAATCTTATCCCACCTAACTGGTACAGAGACACCATTACAGATTATGCGATGTTGTTTGATAATTGTGTTCATGCTATCATCAACTCCAGTGCTATAAGCTAAGTTGTTTGTGTAAGCTCTGCGATATGTCATTTCCCCACAGAGCCCGTCGACTTTCAAATCATGCAACTCTTGGAATTCTTTGATGTTTTCTAACAATTCGGAGTTAAATTCGTTAGCGCCGAACCATGAAGGTTTCCATCCATATTTCTTTGCAGATCTCTTGTTGTATCTTATTTTAAACCAATTCATTTCTTTTAAATAATTATGTCAGCGATACCTAAATCAACCGCTTCTTCTGCGTCGAGATAAACATTTATCTTTTTGTCCATCAACTTCTTGATGTACTTTTCAGTCATGTTTGTCTCTTTGGCCAAAGCTTTAACATATTGTCTTTGAGTAAACTTTGCCTCTTCCATCTCGTTTTCTAGATCATGAAGATGTCCTTGTTGTCCGGACATAACACCGTGAATCATTACACGACAATTGGCGCCAATTTTACGCTCACCCTTTGTTCCGCTGGCCAAAAGAAGTACGCCGGCTGACATTACCTTCCCCAGTCCCACTGTGTGAATAGGACACGTTTCTCTCACTTGCCTTATTGCGTCATAGACAGCAAACATGTCAGTCGCGGAACCACCATACGTAGAAATATAAAAATCTATTGGCAAATACTCTGAAATTATTTTAGAGTTCATGTCCTTTGGATCTTCAAGCACATCGTTCTTGCCGGTCTCACTGAGCACAACGAGAGAAAACAAAGCATCAGCACACTTTTCCTCATTTATGGTTCCGTAGATACCCATGGCGCGGATCTTTGGACTTTCCTGCGGTGCAAGAGCACTAATATCAAACAACATAGGAGAATCAGAATCCTCCTTTTCTTGGTCCGCATGCTCATCCGGCTCGACTACCTCTTCAGGCTCTTTCTCTTCTTTCTTCTTCTTCTTACGCTTTTTATCTTCTGCTAGCATATTATTTCCTATTTTTTTCTATTAATTTAACTGCCTGATCCCAGGTTTTGAATTTTAAATTTGACCGCAACGATATGGGAGTCATGGTTATTAAACTCTGTATCACGAGAAAGCGCCACAAATCTATCGCACGATTATTGGCTTCCTCTAAATTTTGTATCTCTTCGCTAGTAATCCCAGCATCTTTTAAACTATTATATCGATACTCGTTCATAAATTTAACCTCTTTATCTGCTATAAAGATAATATTTAACGAAGCAGTAAGAGCGCTATCATATAAAGATGCTAAATTAACGTATCTCATGATTCTAGAAACAAACATATATGATATTGCACCAAGGGAATACCATAGAAAAACTTCCCAACCACCTGATTCCATTATGACCTCTCTGTAAATAAAAAACCCGCTATAAATATAGCGGGTTTTTCTGAAAAGTCAAGAGTCATTTTATTCCATTTATTTATTGTTTCATTTCGCTAAGTATTCTGAGAGCTACCCGACGCGCAACCTCATTAACCAGCTCTTCTTCCATGGAAGGCTCATCTTCTTCGTCTTCCATTTCTGGAGCGTCAAGATCCATTTCACCCTCTTCATCGTCCATTTCCAGGTCCATGGCGCCGGGCTCGTCGCCCTCTTCATCGTCCATTTCCAGGTCCATGTCCATGTCATCGTCTTCCATACCGGGCTCTTCTTCAACATCAACCTCAAGATCAATGTCTTTTTCGTCTGCGTAGTCTTCTACTTTCGCTGCGATAAAGTCCAAAAAGTCAGCAAGAGTGTCGCCATCGACTTCCTGTTCGTCAAGCTCGCTATGAACTCCTTCTTCTACTTCGTCGTCTGCTTTTGCATAGCTTCCTTCTTCCATATCGTCAGCTTTTGCATGTTCGCCTTCTTCAAGATCTTCACCTTCTTCAACATCTGTCTCGTCGATGAAGTTCTCACTTAGATTTCTAATGCCGGCCAGCTTCATAAAGCGCCGGGTTTTTTGTTCGTTAAGTAAACGTTTTTTCATTTTATGTAACTCCTTGAAACTTTTCTACATTTGATTGTGCTGAAAACACAAATTATTTCACTATTCTAAATAGTCTTAAAATTCTTGATTTTACCTAATTTTTTTATTGCCTTATCTTCTATCTGCTTCACTCTAACAAAACTAACATTCAATCTCTTGGCAACTTCGCGAAGGGTCATTTCTCCCTGAGAGTCGACAGCTTCATGAATACAGTTGTATTCTGACTCGCTCTCAATCCATGCCCGACAGTCTATAACAGGGCACGAGACACCTAACTCAATACACTTTTCTAAACATTTCATAGAGAAGGACCCTCCATTTCGACGAGATCAAATATATCTTCGATATCGCCAGCATCAATATTAAATTTCTTTTTCAATTCTTCACCTTTATCAATCAATTTTTTAACTTTTTTAATTTTATGTTTACCTCGCATTTTATACTTTTCTTGAAAAATGTTAAGATAATTTATAATATTTTCATCATTCTCTAAGTATCCCGATATCATGACTCGAAAAAATGTACTCTGAGTCATTCCATCATGTTGAAGTTTAATGCGTAAATCCGCTTGCCTCTTTTCCGTGTCATAGAACATGAACTTCTTACGATCTCTTGGGTCTGGTACTGTTGGATCTTTCAATCGGTGTCCTCCTCTATAATTTCCTCTACGGATGGGACGGAGGGGTCATATATATCATCCCAACACCCAGAAGCATCATCATAATTTATATAATAAATGCCATGTTCGTCTTTCTTAATGATAAAACAACAGTTACATGGGAGCCATGTCCTTACCGGTGGGGGATCTGCAAAGGCAGGTCCACGGGAACACTTTTGCACGCCGACTTCTCCATTCGGGCACATGCATGCTCTCTTATCCCAGCCGCGGCATTCATATACCTTTGGCTTGTTGCAACCAACAAACAACAAGGCTAATATAAATATATATTTCATTTTTGCCTCATAATATGTGTGGAACTTTCTATCTGTCCTGCGGCCGACTGACGGATGAATTTAGCTTTCAATTGAAAGTCTCTCAATGTGCGCACACCAGAATAACTAAATCCACTCCTAATACCACCCACAAGATTATCCAATATAGGAGCAACCTTTCCCTTGTAGGTAACTGTGGTTGCGACTCCTTCTGGTGTTGAAGATTTTCCTCTCCAATCTGATTGGGCTTCGGCGGAGGCCATTCCTCTGTATACCTTATACCTTTTCCCTGTGTTACTATGAAACGTTTCACCTGGTGTTTCCTCCGTCCCCGCTAGCATAGATCCAATCATGACAAAATCGGCGCCGGCTGCGTAAGCCTTTACAATGTCTCCACTGGTCTTGATACCTCCATCTGCAATAATTTTTGTGGAGTGTCCTGTGCGAGCGCATTCCATCACACTCTCCAACGTTGGTATACCATGTCCAGTTACAAGTCTTGTTGAACATATACTTCCACCTCCAATACCGACCCGAATGCTGTCGGCTCCCCACTCAGACAGGGCATTGAACGCCTCCAATGTTGCGACGTTTCCAGCCATAATATGAATATTGTCTCCATAATTATCTTTTAAAGTTTTTATGGCTCGTTCCATGGCCACATGATGTCCGTGAGCAGTATCAATACATAGTATATTCGTGCCTATTTTAGTCACGGATTCTGCACGATTAAGATAGTCTCCCGTTGCCCCGATTGCCACAGCAATCGGCATAGTATTATTGCGTTCTCGCAGTTTTCTGACTATATCAGCTTGCTCTGTGACTGTGTTGTATCTATGAATGATTCCGAAGCCTCCTGCCTCGTGCAGAGCAATGGCCATGGCTTCTTCTGTCACAGTGTCCATGGGGCTAGAAATAACGGGAAGCCTAAATTTAAAGTTATCATCCAGTTCGCTACTTATATCAACCTGAGATCTGCTTTCAATGTCACTATACTGTGGAATTAGCAAAACATCATCGAATGATAAACTCTTTCTGAAGTTCTTAAAGTTCATCTGAGCACACCGCTCCTGAGATTTTTCAAATGCCTTTGGAGATACCAAATAGCTTTTTCAATATCCTGTACGGAGTCGCCTTTGTGTTTATGCCTCGCAATATATTTAATCGCATTTCCGTCGTTAAAACCAAGGTCCCAATCTTCAATGGCATCGATAACTTCGATCCTCCCAGTGTTATAATGCGCCGGGTTACTGACCTTTTCTTTTTTTGGTTTACATGTTTTTTCTTTTCCACATTTCTTGCATCCTTTTTTAGTTTCCATGACATCATTCTCCTGTTCTCTAACATCTCCAAAGCCGAAGTCATGGCCAGCCAAGGCTTTTTTGTAGGGCAAATGATCTTCGCCGGGTTCAAAACTCTTATGTGATATCATCAGTCTGTACTCCCCAAGGCGCCTTCTCCACGATCAGATATTGTGATCGGATACCAGTCGTAGAGGTTCCCTGAAGACGTTTCCAGGGCACGGAATGGTACCACCGGGATAAGGACCACTTGCGCAATCTTGTCTCCTGGTTCAATATTTCTGACCTGGTTTCCAATGTTATGCAAATCAATGAAGACTTCTCCATCATAACCACTGTCGACACAGTGGGCGCCGACGATAAGCCCTCGTTTAGCAGCCATGCTGGAGCGATTCATGACCTGCAGCATGTATCCATGAGGCACACCGAAACGGACACCAGTTGAAAAAAGTGCACTCTCGCCTGGGTTAAGAGTTACCATATCAGACTTTTCTGGGTTGAAAAACACGTCCAAACCAGCATCGCTTGGGTTTGCTCTTTCTGGGGCTCTTGCTTTTTCTCTTACTTTAGCATATTCAAGAATCATTTTTATCCTCCAAATGTTTTTTAAATTCTTCTATAATTGTTTTTGCCTTGTCCCAACAGTCAGGACAGTACAAGTTTACTTTCTTTTCTTGTTCTCTAACAACAACAGACCAGGACATAACTTGCTCTCTGTCTTTCTTGTCAAAAGACTTGTCGCATGTCATACATGCATCGCCTATTTGTCCGAATAGCGCTACTTTTGTTGCTAGTTCTTTTTTAGCTTTCTTTTTCTTATTGCGCTTAATTTTACGAGACATATTACCCATTATAAACTCCTTTTTCCATTTGTCAACCTAAAAGTTTGAAATTATGCTTTATAGACTTTGTAGAATAGCCCCATGCTGGATCGTAATCTAATCTGGCCATATATGGACGATTAATATGAAGTCTATCATTGTCGCGAACACCCCAGCAACGAATGCTTGTTACGGTTGATGTGCTGTCAATAGCCCTGACAATCCAATATGTTCTTCCTGTCTTTGTCTTTTTTGGAATAATTTCTCGCGGGATAAACCAGACAACATCACCCAATTCACGATCAGTGCTCCCCAGTGGCGGCACCATGTAATGTTCAAGGCGTTCTCGGACATCGCGGGTCATGACCAAAGTAATAGGGAATATACCAGTTAGCGAAGACAAGTTTTCGATTTTCTCCTCGTCTGAGTACTCTCCCTCTGGTTTATACAATTCTATGTTTTCAACTAGCTTCTTCTTGTTCTTCGGTCGATCAGCAACACATGCAGCCCAGAAATGTTTCATACCTGAGAACCTCTCATCTAGTAAATCTCGCATGGCTCCGCATCGACAGAGGACATCCATAGCTTTTTTATTGAACTTAGAATAAATGATGCCCTCGTTAAAAAGCAAGTCTTCAGCACTATTGAAAGGTCTATTATCAATAATCTGCTCAATAGCTTTATCGCCCAAGCCCTTGATTGAGCTTAAAGGCTGAATCATCGTCTTTCCGTCTTTAGATATATCCCAGTGCCAATTTGAAGTGTTAATATTGACTGGCTCGATACTGAAGCCGTATTTTTGTGCCAAATTAATTGCAGCCTCTTTGCGCTTTTCTGGTTCTTTGTCCAGGAATGCAGCCGTCCATTCAGCAGGATAGTAATTTAATAACCAAGCACACTGGTAGGATAAGATAGAATAAGATACGGCATGCGACTTATTAAAACCATATCCTGAGAAGTATTCAAATTTCTCCCACATAGCTTCTGCTGTCGCTTTATCGATCTTTTTATTCATGCAGCCTGCAACAAACTTCTTACGGATCTTATCTTTCTCTCTTGCCCCCTTGCCTGTACCTTTTTTAGTCAACAGCTTGCGAAGTTTGTTTGCCTCATCCAATGAGATGTTGTCACCAAGCTTATTTGCCAAGAGAGCAATCTGTTCTTGGAAAATAAGAAAGCCGGCCGTCTCTTCTGTAATACCTTTTACAATGTCGTGAGGATAGTTTATTTTGCTTGGATTCTCTTTTGCATCAACGTAAAGCTCATCGACGTCAGCGCTCAAAGGACCTGGCCGATAGATTGAAGTAATAGCAGAGATATCAATAATGTTTTTAGGCTTTGCTTTGATGCAGAATTTCTGTGCGCCTTCATTCGTAAACTGAAAGATTCCGACGAATTTGCCTTTATGAAAAATATTCTTGTATACTTTCTTATCATTTAAATTGATAGAATCAGGATGCAGGTTTTTATCATACCAATCTTTAATCTGATCAAACGTAGGATTTTCAACCTTATGATGACGCTTGAGAATATGTTCGACGGCGCCTTGAATCATTTCCAAGGTCGACAAGCCCAATAAATCGAATTTAATAAAGCCAAGTGGTTCTAAGTGTCGAACGTTCTGCCCTTCAGACCATGGAGTCTGAACAACGCCACCTGAATTAATTAATGGCATGTGCTTGTCTAGGTCCTCTCCAATCACAACGCCGCCTGCATGACGGCTGGTTGAACGTACCTGCCCATATAAAGCTTCAACGTGAGTCTTGATGTGGGGATACTTATTAAGGAACTTCTGCAATGATTCAGAGTATTCCATGATCTCTTCGAATGTTGGAATGTATACTCCAGCTTTGACACCATGAACCTGTTTGGCTCTCGGTGTAGCTTCTTGCATCATCTTTGATGTGACAGGATTAACTTCTGTGAAAGGTACTTCATAGAATTTACTAATGTCCTTAATCAGGCTGCGCAGCTGCAACGTGTTGAAATTTGAGATAGGCACAACTGTCGTCTCGCCCCATTCTTCTGCAAGGATCTCTTTTAGCCCAAAAGCATCACTAACATCATAATCAATATCAGGATAGTCTGTGGCGTCAGCGCGTAAGAAACGGCTAAATAGAAGCCCATATTTGATTGGGTCAACCTGTGTGATTCCCAAAACATACGCAACCAAAGATCCTGCTGCAGATCCTCGGCCGGGTCCAGATAACATATTCTCATTAGCTTTGTCTGCAATTGCTTTCATCGTCAAGAAGTATTTGCTAAACCCTCTGTCATCAATTACATGAAGCTCGTGCTTGAGTCTGTTTATGTACTCTTCATTTTCGCTAAACCCCAAATCTGTCAAGCCAGTAACGCATGCTCTAGCTAAAGCTTGTGTCGCAGTTTTTCCCTCTGGTACAACGAATCCTGGGAGGCGAACCGTATCGTCTGGTAGGAAATCTTCGATGAGTTCATGAGCAATCCAATGAGTTGTTGTGAGTGAGTCGTATACAACTTGATCGTCGTATTCGTGACCAGTTTCAGATGAATATTTCTTATATGACTCCCACATCTGGTCGCCATTCTTTGGATATAGTTCGTAACCAATCTCTTCTACATCAATTGGAAGCTCAGATGTCATCCAATCTGGCTTCTTTGGTCTGTTAAGAAAACCTAAGCGCTTATACAATTCGCGATCTTTCCAAGCCGTTGGAGTGGGATAGTGGCTATCGGCCGTGGAGATCACTTCGATGCCAAACTCATCTCTCATTTGCAGCACAGCCTTGTTCAACTCGTGCTGCTCTGGAATATCGTTCCACTGTAATTCTCCATACCACCTTTTACCAAAGATATCTTTCATTCGTTTGGTAGTCTTACGCATGGCATCTAGAACAGCCTCTGGTCCCTCTTCACGGTTGTCCCAATAGTTGCCCGCATAGACGCCGCCCAAGCATGCTGAAGAGGCAATAACCCCCTCGCTATGCTTGCTTAGCAAATCATAGTCAACACGAGGATACCGGTAGAAATTGTCTCCTTGGAAAGATGTAGAAATCATCTTGAAAATATTATTGAGACCTGCTTGGTTCTGAGCAATCAATATGAGGTGACGGCGCGCCTTAATAATGTTATCGGATTTGCTCTTCGAAACTCCCTCGTCCTCATTGGCGGTCTTCGTTGGGTCACTTTCTAAATCTCTAGCAGTCTTTTTATCCTCTTTGGCTTTTTCATATGCATCTTTCCATTCTTTAACTGATGGAACAAAATATGCTTCAACCCCAAAGATTGGTTTAAAGTCTTTGCCTTCTTCCTTCATTTTTTTGGCATGTAAAATTTGATGAGACAGCCCATTCATGTTCCCATGATCGGTAAGTGCGAGCGCGCTGCAGCCGTTTTCATAAGCATAATCCATATGCTCTTGTGGATAGCCGAAGCCATCGAATGGTGATCCTGCAACACTGTGTGCGTGCAGACCCACGAATGCAATAGATGATTTAGTACGTTCCATGTGACCTCTTTGTGTTTGTTATATTATAGAAACAAACAAGCAGAAGTCAACATCTATATACAACTTAAATATCTCTCGCCGCGGTCGCATAAGAACGTAACGACAACACCCCTCGGATCGTTCTCTTGAACCCACTTTTCAGCTGCAAGGATGTTAGCACCAGAACTAATACCCACCAAGAGGCCGTTTTTTCTGGCCAGCATTCTTGCTTTTTCTTTAGCTTCTATTGTTTTGATTTCTATGACCTCATCCACCTTCCTCATGTCACACAAAAAGTCGGCTCCGTCATTAATACCCTGTATACCATGAGATTCAGCTGATTCATATGGTTTAACCAAAATTGTTTTCATGTTTTTCCATAATTTACCTAAATGCTTAGTGCATCCCATTATGGTTCCTCCGGTTCCTGAGCCTGTGACGAGGGCTGCTATGGTTAAATTCATATCAGTTAACTGTCTATCAATTTCGGCGCCGGTCGTTTGATCATGACATTCGATGTTGTAGTGATTACTGAACTGCATGGGAGACCAGTACGTGCCAAAATTCTTGACTAAATCATCTCTTGTTTTAATCGCGTCTTTAAAAGCATTGTCACCCACCTCAATTATTCTGGCTCCAAAGGATTTCATCATCTGTTTTCGTTCCTCGCTCATGTTCTTGGGCATGATAATAACACACCCATAACCCTTATTAGCTGCAAGCATCGAAAATGCAATGCCGGTATTACCGGAAGAGGCTTCCACAATGGTATGTCCTGGTCGTAGATCACCGTTTTCTTCTGCCTTCTTCAAAATATATGAAGCCATGCGATCTTTAATTGAGCCAGATGGATTATAAGTTTCAAGCTTGGCGTAGATCTTATCCGTGATCTTGATCAAAGGGGTGTTGCCGATAAGGCTGTCGATATTCATAATTCTCTCTTTTAATAGTGTGGATACCACTTACCATCAACCCAATCACCGTCTTCAGGCTTATATCCCTTTTTAACAAGCTTATCAGGGGATGTCTTGTTGGTAGAGGTGCTAACCTCGGGAGACGGTGGTGTGGGAGTTTTGACTAGGGTGGGTGACGTTGTTGTAGCCTGTACAGGAGCAAGCGTCTTATCAATCAATTCTTGCTCTTTTTCTTTGGTCATCGGGCCAATAGGTGCACCAGTCGGAGTAGCTATAGCATCCGGTTTTAAAGAATTTGCTGATCTTTTCTTTTGTAAAGCTTTCCAAGTTCTCATGTGTTCTGGTCCAAAAATGTAATCGGATCCGTGTTTTGGCATGGCGTAAGCAACACTACCAAGATGAGTCTCCACATCTTTATAAAATTTATCAAAATTAAAGTCTGGATTCTTTTTAAGGAACGACTTGTAGCTTCTCAAGAACCGTCCTCTCGGAGAGGATGAAGGCTTAAAAGAAAACTTTTTCTCAGGCTGGTGCGCCTGGCCGGGGCTAAATTTAATATTCTTATTGCTTAGGCTAAATTTGATTCTTTCTTCTGCTTGTCGCCTGTAATAAGCCGTGATGCCCTGCTTCTCTCTCCATGGAAATTGTTCACTTGGCGCCCAGGGACTACCAAACGATTGTGGTTTGCCGTCAGCGCCGCGGGCGCTATAGTAGGGAGTGCCCACCTCTTCGGCAGCCGCTCTATATTTTTCATCGATAGCCTTGTTCTTTAAGTCCGCATCATATGTTTTAGACCGGCCAGAACCGCCCACTTCATCGACCATCTTAAAAAGAGGCTTAACATAATTCTCAACGTACTTGCTTATGCTCTTCTCACTACCAACACGAAAGCGATCATTACCACCCAGAGTATTAATTCTAATTGATACTGGTCCTTGCGCTTTTAGATTGGCAATTTTGGCTGCAATGGACATAGCCTTCTCTCTTTTAGCTTTGTCATATTTGCTAGACCATTTATTAAATCTTCCTGTTACCATCGTGTGCATGAGTGCTGCGCCGGCGCCATTGACATGAAAAACATGTGCGTTAACACCGTTTTTCTTGAAGACCTTTTTCATATGACGTGCCATCCCGCCTGTTGTAGAGTCTCCAATATAGATAACCGTAGGAGCAGCACTTGAGTCTCTCACGGTCGTCTTGCCGTCAGTACCAGTTGGAGATTGTCCAAAATCCTCCAGCCCGCTAGAGTGTATATGTTCTTTAGGCACCGGAATAGTATATGTAGGGTGGCGCTTAAGACGGCTCCTCTGTATTCTATGATTAGGATCATAAATTGCATCTGCGTAGCGAATGCGCCTTGCGAACCTTCCAGTCTCCTTGCTGTATCTCATCCAATCGACCATGCCTTCTTTGTCGACATAGCCGGCCTTTGCGGCGGCGGTGACGACCTTGTTGAGCCCACCGCCACCAGAATAGTATGCCACGGCAATTGCCGGCCATATATTCTTCACGCCTTTGGCGTTGGTGGTTTTTTGAGTTCTTTTAGGTATCCTCTTTCTTAAGAGATCTAAGTATTTGGCGCCGCCTTCAATGTTTTGCTTCCAATCATATCGATCAACTCCCAGTCCCTTTGCTGTATTTGGCATCAACTGCATTAATCCATATGCATCTTTTTCGCTTCTTGCTTTTGTATTATAGCGACTCTCAACCCACATGTGGCGCATGATAATGTCAAAAGGGACATTATACTTTTTCGCCATGGACAGAGCATGAGTTTCGATCTCTTTCTGGGACGGGGTACGAGCTTCAGAGAGTAACTCTTTCCCTCTTCTATCTAATATTTCACCAATCTTCATCATTACTAATTAGTCTCATCTACCCCAATATCGTTCCATTCATGATATTTTAATATGTGCTCTGAAGGTCTCTTTGTTCTGTGCCCTTGTTCTGACATATACTTACAATAATTTTCCCAATTATCTATTCTCCAATAATTCATAAAGTCAATCACATTAGCGCTTTTTCTATCCATCACATCGAAGATTTCACTTAGGGAAAAGTCTAAATTAGTTTTATGAACATCTAAGTGATATGATTCTCTAAAGTTTTCCAATAATCTTTTATAGTCCTCATGATTAAATGTAAACCCCAAATATTCTCCGTCAACAACTGTTTTGTCATTATATGAAATAAAAAAGTTTTTATTGTTAGATATCAAGTCGCGGTGCTGTCGTGTAAGCGTTGGTCCGTAGTAGCCGTATGGAAAAGAAACATAAAACTTATCTGGACGGAGCCAAAAGCTCATTTTGGATGATATCTTATTTGCGACATATGCTCCATGCAATATGCTCCAAGACAGGCTGTCTTTCTTTCCTTTATCTCTTATGTTCAATGGCACATAATATAAAGGTATTGGCTTCTTGTGCTCTCCTTTTCTGGGAGAATAATGTCTAGTGACCCAAACTGGATCTTGGACATATTCGCCTAAGCGATGACGAATCAAGGGCTGAACGTCGTTGTCACATATAAGCCATATTGTCTCGCAGCCGGCATTGGCACACTCTACAACGCTTCTTTCAACGGCCAAATAATCAGGACCTATTGGCATCAACGAATCGTGCCAAGGCATTTTAAAATCAAGAGCGTGCCCTGCTAACGGGATCAGTCCCGCCAAATGAAAACTCATTCACCACTTCCTCTAAAGGTCTTCCATCAACAATTATACCATCTCTTTTAAAAGATTTTACACTTTTTATTTTTTTAATTTCTCGCTTCCATAATTCTAATTTTATAGAAACATGACTACCTGAACCGTTCTTCTTTCCTTTTATACCGGACTGCTTCATCATATCAATAGATTTAAGTCTTGAATAAGTCTCTGAGTAATCGATGTCATGAAGTTGATCCGGTGTTAAAAACGATTCTGCAACCAAGTCTTTCTTATTTTGGTTTCCATCAATTCTTTCGGATAGGAAAAACTTGATTTTTTTAACAAAATTAGTGTTTCCATCTTCAATCTTGTCTAGATTATGAAGCATCCCAGACCTAACGTCATACCAATCATAAACACAATACCCCTTTATCCTCTCCTCTGCTTCTTCAAGACCAATAACATTTTCTGTATCAAAAACGCGAAGGTCTTCATATTGGATATCAAACAATACTGGAGATCCAATATTGATTTGCAGGCGCTTTTCTTCAGGGTAGACTTTTATTTGTTTTACCTTATTGGAAAATGGATTCTTACCTAACCGATTCAATCGATAAGCTAGGTATTGCCACTCTTCATGTGCAGTTGGAAACTCTACCCCCAAATCATTTTCAAGGCGTTGCCTGTCGTAAGCATAAGGGATATCCACAATATTAGGGATGATGTGATAACCCTTTTTGTGTGCGTAGAAAAAAGCATTTAAATTACCTCCAATGACAACATGTGGCCATTTATAAACTGGGCTCTTCAACAATTACACGCAGCGTGTCTCTTAGGCTGTTTTCTTTCTTTTATTTTCTGGTGCCAAGTCTTTAATAACTTATATTCTTTCTTTGGGGACTTTTTGTATTTTTTTACGCTATTAAGCCAGGCGTTAATCCAACTACAGGACTCGTCACCTTTAAGGCACCTTTTCTTATTCTTGTCTAGCCCCTTAACAACCCGTCGCATCCAGACGTCGGCTGTTCTCTGAAACTGGAATCTGTTAAATCTTGTCAATTTCTGATTGTCTGCTAGATCAAAGATTGTTTTTACCTTGTTTTGATCCTTGTCTGTTCTCCAATAGCGCAGAGTTGAAATGCTGCCATCTAGACCACTATGAGTGCATGCATGCGCTAGCATCATACCACGTAGTTCTGATGGTACTCTAAACTTTCTCTCTATTCCTACAAGATCAAATACAACAGACGGCTTAACTTTAGTTAAATTATTCTTATAAGTAGGGCAATTAAATATCGCCTGCTCGGCCACTTCAAAATAGCTTATTTCTTCTTTTTCCACATTCGGAACAGTTCCCGCAACGTGGGCGGTCAACAACATCATAATCAACGAACTCATATCTTTTTAACTCCTAAGCAGCTAGCTGCCTTGTTCACTCCATAAGTAGTCATGATGACCTAAAAAAGCTTTTTTATATCAAGCCCATAACATAATTTTCTAGGATTAAATGATGAGTGTTTCCATCGATTGTAACCTCCTCAGTCATGGCAGAATTTACAACGATCGTCTGTCCCTTCTTTAGAGCTAGAGAAATGTCATCCGCACATTCGAGCACCACTGCCTTTACAAAAGATGCTCTCTTGACTTTGAAGTCATCTGGTACCAATATTGAAGGACCTTCTTGCTCCTCTTCAACTGGTTTTATGGTTATGTATCTGTTAAAAGGTTTCATATTATCCTCACTTTACTTCACAGGAGCCGCCAGAACAAGCTAGTTCCCCGGCCAGATTTGTATTATCGTCCATTTCCACTACTTTTGTTAAGTCAATATTGTGCAAATTCTGAATCATCTCTTCATATTCTTCTTTTGTGCAATCTTCGAAAGGCGCTTGCTTATATGTATGATCCGAGTGTGGTAAAACTGAAAGTCCATTATAGGCTCTCCTGTTTTCCCACATCCACTGTCCAACACTTTCCCACTCACCCTCTCTCACAGTGACAGTGGCAGAGATATTATGTGTATTTTGTCCTCGTTTATGACCGGTCTTTACCCATTCCTGGCTTACCTTTTTGATCCTCTCTAAGAGATCGTGTGCGGTCTCATTCCTCGTTATAGCTTCATCTGGCGCCCTCTGCGGTACAGAAATCACGGCTGTATCATGCGGTCTGAAAAACTCATCTTCTAACAGCTCTGGATGATGTATTAAAAGATAGGTATAAATTGGCTCGTTCTTGCTAACGCGCATTCGACGGATATAATAGTCACTATGCCAGGCATGGATTCCACTGGAAGTGCCCAAGGTCAAGGAAGTTGTACCTGCAGGCTTAACAGTGGTGGTGCGGGCTGCAGGATTGATTCCTATTTCTAGCGCGACTCTTGCATTTTCTTTTTTAACCATTTTGGCTGCAGCGCTCATATCTAAATCTAGAACGCGGCCGGAGGCAATGCCTGTCATAGAAACACCAACTAGGGCGTCTTTTTCAGTTGTTCTTTGCCAAATATCGCGCAAGTAGTGGAAGTCAGTATATCCAGCCTGAAGTGTGCCAATAAATGCTGCCGCTTGAACGCGGCGTTCCAATTCCTCTTGATTCTGTAAATCACTTGCATTTACCTCTGTAAGATTGCAGAACTGATAAGGACGCAGAGCGATTTCACAGCATGGATTCGTCCCCCAGTCTTTATCATTCGTGAAATAAAACCCCGGTTCTCCAGAGCCAGATGCCTTAACTCTTTCCCAAATGCTTAAGAAGAACTCTTTTGTAATTCGATGCCTCATCAAGACGACAGAGTTATTCGATCGACCTCTTTGTGGGTTTGTTTCCCACCACTTGCCTGCTTTGGCTGCGAGCATCTCGTCATCATCGGCACTAAAAAGAGAGATAAGAGCTGCGCGGCGAATACCGCCGGCAAGTACAGCGTCCGCAATATGACATACAATATCATGTACTTCAATAGTTGTAAGTTTGTCGCCATTTTCTTTCTCGTCTAATATTCCTTTAACTTTAACCAGGCATTCCTTCAGGGGTTGTGGACCTGGAGCTTTGCCACCTGATGTTACAAGCATACTTCCCTTTGGCCGAATGTCTGAAAAATCAAAGCGGACGTCAGACATTCCTTCAAAATAACTGCGCACCAACACTTTAATAGAGTCAGACCAGCCCTCAATCGAATCACCAATAAGATATCTCCTAGTTCTCTTCTTGTTCGGCTTTCGAATCTCTGGAAGTTTCTCAACGTGATGCTTTTGTACAGAATAACCCACGCCGGTACCACCTAAAAGAAGGAACATAGCCTCGCTAAAAGACCTCCAATCATCAATTGGAAGATAGGCGCAATTGTAGATCCTATTAGGAGCAACTTCAATTGGCTTTCCTGCAAACTGCATTGAGCGCATTGAAGGTAGGATCTTCTTATCGTATACAAACTTATAATTCTCTTCAATCTCTTCTTTTAAGTGAGGATACTTTTTTATGTGCATTTTCTTGTTTCTCGTAACAAGTTCTTTCCACGTCTCTCTTCTCTGCTTTTTAGGCAGGTATCGTGCATACTTCATATACACGGCAATGTCTGATAATATTTTTGATGCTTCTTCCATTCTATGCTCCCCTTGCTTGCTTTTTGAAACTCTTATACTTTTCTTTCATTGCATCAGCGTTCTCTTTAGGAGTCTTCTCTCTTAGAAGTTCAGCTGCGTCCTCTTCTTGGTCAAAAACTTTAATCTTCACAGTGGCCGGCTCCATGAAGATAGGATACACGAGTCCGTCGACACCATTCCTGTTTTTTGCGATAAACATCCTGCCTGTGTTAGCATTCTTATCCTTGATTGTTCTTGAGATTGAGAGAATAAAATCAGCAACAAAACATTTGCTGAAAGCCTCTGAGATCGATTCCATTGTCACAACTTCTGCATTTAGCCCAGATCTATTAGTTTGTGAGGCTGTCCACACTGGACAATTAAACTCTTGTGCTAAAGCTCTTAGGCTTTCATAAATAGATTCCAACTCAGTCCTTTTCTCTTTATAATTTGTAGTGGGCTTGAGCAAATCGGCGTAATCTATTAAAATCATATCGATTTTTTGATTTCTTTTTTTTAATTTTTCTAAGTGAGTCCGCAAAACATTGACTGATGCTGACTTAGTTGGATACTCTTTTATCAACAATCCACCCTCTACGTCGTTAATCCTTTCATATACCATATCTTTCATCGACATAAGATCGGATAAACGAACGCCGCTGATACAACTGTCGTACCTTTGACCCGTAACAGCTTCAGATAACTCTAATGTATAATGTACAACACTCTTTCCGTTTTGTACCGCCTTCGCTCCTAAATGTGCTAAAACCATTGACTTTCCGGCGCCTGTGGGAGCAATGATCACTCCAAGTTCGCCCTTGCCAAGACCAGACTTTGTGATTGCATCGATGATCTTCCACCCGGTTGAAACAGGATTTCTTGCGTGTGGTGTATATCTTATCTCAAAGTCTTTCTTAAAATCATGACCATGATCATTATCAACGCCTAGCTTAAGTGCATTATCAATAACATCTTTTATCTCGTCATAAGAGGAGGACTGTAGAAGTTCCACAGATTTTAAAATAGCTTGTTTCAAATTTTGCTTCTTGCAAAAATCCAAGCTTATCTCTTTAATATATTTTATATCTTCAACTGGGCGAGCTAGAGTCCTTGCAAAGTAATCTCTGACCTGTTTTTGTACAGCCTCATTTTCGTTGTCCAGTTCTGTTCGCAAGACAGACGCAATAATCTTGCCTGTTGGGTGCACACCGTATTTATTGCGATATTCAAATATCTTGCTCACAAAAATACGAAGATATTTTAGTTCGAAGAAATTAACATCAAGCACTTCTTCGATTTGATCAGCAAACGGACGATCGTTTACAATTAATTGAGCTAGCATTTCTTGAAAGCTCTTGCCATATTTGGCAAAATTCGCCTGTTCTTCTTTCATCTCATCCCTTTTAAATGTATAGAGTTAATATAGGATCAGAGAGGTTTATTGTCAATCACTATTTTGTTAAAGTGCACAAATAGCTCATTGAAGTTTATCTCGCCAAAACCATCCTGAGTCATCATTTTGATGACCTCTGTTTTGTTAAAGCCTAGCTCTGCGTCCTGTATTGTCTCATGAATTGTTTTTTTCGAATTAATATCTAAAATTGGAACGTAGAGTTGCATCATCTTATAGTTTCTTTTAAGAATGTCAGAATTGTTGACCACATTTTCATATGCTTTTAATTTTCTATTTTTTAGTTGTTCTTCAGAGTACTCTAGTACTTCTGTCAACGTAACAGGATCTGATCCAGATAAAAACGGAAATCTTTTATATGCTGTAGCCAAACCAATATTACCTACACCTTCAAGATTATCGCTCTTATCGCCGGCCATGGCTCGGGCAAGGGCAAAATTGTTAGGATGTATGTTGTGCTTTTCTATCAAGTTCTTTTTATTTAAAACCTGCTTTTGTACTGGCCGGTATAAAACTGTCTTGTCATCCAGTAATTGAAAGAAGTCTTTATCACTTGAAACAATAACCTTTTGCCAGCTTTCATAATGCTTGTGTCTTGCCAAATAAGCTATCACATCATCTGCCTCGACACCGCTGAACATAAATTGCATCAATGGCATTTCATTAAAATACTCTGTTAGCCTCTGGAGTTGCCACGATTTGTTTGTTAGTTCTTCAGATTCTGTTAGCACTCTTGCGCCGCGATTCAGGCGAGGTGGCTTGCGCCCAGCTTTGTAGTTTTTATTTAAGATTTTGCGGCGGGTTGAGCCTCCTTGTCCATCCCAACAGATAATAACTTGGTCTGGCTTTGACTCTCTGATAATCTTTTGTAAAGATTTAATTACTCCCTTTAATCCGCCAATTGGTTGTCCATTTGTTGATAACGATGGATCGACAATATACGATCTAAAGAATAAGTTTAGCTGATCGATTAATAATAATCTCTTAGTTTTCAATGTTTTCCTCTATATATCAATTTTTACTAAATCTTTTTGCTGCCTTCTTCTGGCTAGCTTTTGTTTTAGGTTTTCAACTTTTTTAATTTCAAATGTAAATACGCTTGGCAGATTTCTCACGTAAGAAACAAGGTTTCTCATGTATGCATCTGCAGAGGTTACATTTGGAATAAATTTAATTTTCAAATAAGACGCATCTCTATCATCTGAAACTCTATTCGACGATCCAACTAAATTTACAATTGTCACGCCGGCGATTGCTCGGATAGATGTCAAAACATCTGTAAGGTTTACTTTTGCTGATGTGTGGATCATGCATTCGGCTTCTTGAACTTTATCCGATATTGCTTCCACAATCAATTTCTTAATTCTTTTGGACATAACTCTCTCCTAGATAGTATTAATTAATTAGTTTAAAAAAGCCCCCTTTGCTTAAATTAAACATCGGGGGCTTAACACGGGAGGGACTTATGTAGAAGAAGATTGTTCTGTCTTTCTTTCGTATTTCAAAACAATCTCTTCATGCATTAACTCTAACACTCTTTCACGGAACTGTTCACTACTTTTTAATTTTTCAAGCCAATTTTTTGATTGAAATTTTTGTGATGTCCCATCTTCAAAGTGTAGTGTGTACCACGCACCTGATTGAGTTAGGTTTTCTGAGCCTATTAAAGCTTCGAGCCAACTCTCTTCATTACGAATACCAACTTCACCAGCAAACATAATTTTAAAATGACACCTTCGTCCTGATGTTCCAAAGCGTGATTTTTCTAGTTTAACTTGTACTTGGTATCCTACGCGGTCGTCTCCATTCATAATAAACGAAGACTTAGCTTTTCGGCCGGTTAACCAAATGCGCAGTGAATATGCATAGTGCATAGCTTTTCCACCTGGAGTGACATACGGTGTTGTCATAATCTCCATTCTCTGCGCAGGATTTGAAGCGATATTTGTTTTAAGCTGGTTTAATACCAAAAATGTTGACTGTGTGTTGGCGATAGGGACAGTAAGTTTTGACATCCCTTTCGCCAAGATTCGAGCCTTCACAGCCATCGATGACTGAGGGTTGAAATCACCTTCTACATCTGTTATGGCCGGCGTAAGAGCCAGAGAGTCCCAGATAAATAACATTTGACTATCGTTAGAGCCTAATAGTTCTTCGATCGTCTCTAAAACAAATTCAACACTTGATGCTTGCACATAAAGAAATCTTTCCAAGTCGATGCCTAACCTAGACAATAAACTTGGATCGATAGCAGACTCTGAATCGAAGTAAACAACGTCAATACCCATTTTTTGAGCATTGGCAGCAATCTCTGCAGCCATCCACGATTTACCCGCTCCTTCTAGACCAGCAATCTCAGTAATTTTACCTACTGGAATGCCGGCCTTTTTTCCTCTGCAAACAATGTTGTCCAACCAAGTTGATCCAGTGGAGATCCACTCTTTTACCTCAGTTGGGTTCTCTTCTCTTAGATCGTGGGCGACTTCTAATCCTGCCTTACGATTAATAAGGTTTCGCATATCGTCCAGACTAAGTTTTCCTAATTTTTTAGCTTTCCTTGCCATGTTCCCTCCATGTGTTTTTGGCTCTATTCATCGTACTCAATAATTTCAATCTCAAAAGTCAATTCTTCACCAGCCAAAGGATGGTTATGATCCAAAACGACCGAATCATTTGATTCAGAGAGAATTTTTGCGACCAAAGGTTGTCCACCCGGTCCTTGTCCTTGAACTGTTGATCCAACTTGGAAATCAAACCCAAGTGGAAACATAGCTTTAGGCGTCTCCTGAATGGCGTCCGGATTTACTTCTCCGTAAGCCTCTGTAGGGTCCAAAGTGAAGGTTTTCACCTCTCCAAGTCCCAGTCCCATTACGGCACTATCAAACCCTTTAATAACCTGACCAGAACCAACCTTAAATTCTAGAGGTGTGCCTCTATTTTTCGAATTATCAAACTCTGTTCCGTCAGTTAATGTGCCTTTATAATGGACCTTCACATTGTGTCCCTCTTTAATCAAACTCATGTTTTTTCCTTATATTTGTGAGTTGAGGCGCCTGTAACCCGTGCCTCCCTGCGGTTTTATAAATTGGTAATAATAATCTCTGAAGATTCCTTAGCTGTCATGCAATAAGTCCAAGATGCATCATGAATATCATAATCTCTATAAAGATGTCGAATTTCATCGCAATTATTATAAGATAAAATCCAATTCTTTTTCTCTTTTAACTCAGAATATAAAGATAAATGAGGAAAGAATTTATGCATATCGCCAAGATTTCCATATAGCTTGCTGCGAGCTTCTCCAAGAAAGTATGGAGGATCAAGATATAACAAGCAATCATGATTCTTTATCGACTTTTTAAAGTCTGCGTGTTGTACAGTGAGATTCGGAGCTTTGAAATTCCTTATATATTCTAATCGACTATCTGTAAAGCGTGCGTAGGACGCTCTTTCAGAAAATCCGCCTGATAGAGTCGCTCCAGAGAAGCTACTTCGATTGAGCGCATAGAATTTGGCTGCTAGTTCAAAACTAAAACCTTCGCCTTTTCTAAGAGCACGAACTAAATCTCTCTTTAATTTGTGAAATGTTCTTTCGGGTAATCCGCGTTCTTTGAGCTTTTTGCCTTGATGCTCATAAACCTTTTTCTTTCTGAATGAATCCGCTAGATCTGCGAGTTTTTCAGGATCTTTTAAGATAGCTTGCCAAAACCAAACTACAGGTTTAAACCCTTCGTATCCATGAACCTTGACGCCCTTCTCGGCCAGTGCTAGTTCAACAGATCCGCCCCCAAGAAAGGGGGAGCATAGCTCCCCACAGTCTTCAGGGACAAACTCCAATATCGTTTTAACGGCGCGTGATTTACCGCCTGGATATCTTAGTGGAGTCTTCATTAATATTCCTCGATCTTTACTAGACGATTACCTTCTATGTCATGATCTTTTTCAATCTGAGGGAGGGCGCCTAGAATCTTATAGTGCTTGTTTTCTGGCGTATCAATATTAATGCCTGTGATACCACTATTGACAAGCTGATAGGACTGCTTATAGAACGTATCAAGCTCGGTAATTCTATCTTTTAAGTTCTTCCTCAACTCTTTTGGACTATAATCAGAAGCGTAAAAAATAATATTGACAGGATCTTTTTTATTTGCGACTGCCGGCAATATCTGATTGCACCAAAGCCTCACAGAGCGAGTGTTGTCTTTCGTATTCATTAACACATACTCGTTCTTCTTCAGATCCAATTTAGATTCGATCCAGTCTTTCCATGCCTTGTCTGATTGTACCCTGACAAGAGACTTATCCTCTGCTGCTTTTGCAAGGATTTTTTTGACCAGCTGAGTTACGGCGCCGCCACGAGAGTTGTCATATATATCATCGATCCCAACATCCTCTCTTAGCCAGACCTGGACGGACTTTTCATCAGCTTTTAGCTCTCCGGCAGCTATGAGTCCTACGCCGGCGCCAATATAATCTTTAAATGTAGAGGCGTATTGGGGTAAGTGTTTATTCTCGATTAATCCGTTTGTAATAGTGTTTCTTTTTGACATGTCAGCTCTACGATATACGGCGACGGGTACCCATCTTTCCCCGTTCTTCTTTGCTGCACGGAGCCTTCCACGTCCTCCTAGCCAATTTCCTTCAACATCCATACTAGGTGACCAGAATGAGGTCATCCATCCATGGCGGCCAAAAGAAACCCTGAAAGACTCAATCCTTTCGTCTTCATCAGTACCCTCTCCTCGAATACCCATGTTCCAGAATTGAGAATCTTCGGTATCAATGTCATTGAGATCAACAAAGACATGATGTGAATATTCTGCTTGTTTAAAAGCTATGGGCTTTAATTTATCATAATCTTTTAAATTGATATAGCCTTGCCCGTTAAACCCAGGCTTAATATCGCTATTATTTTGTACTTTTTGTAAAACCATTTTTTTCTCCTTTTGCCAGTCGGCATGTTATAGCATCTCAAGCGCCGGTGGCAATCGAGATGAGGTTTATAAAAAATAGACTCTTTTTGTTAACATGAAGAGTCTAAAAACATGCTTGCTCTTATTAGAGTCCAAACTCAGAAAAAGCTTGATCAACAGACGTTGGAGTATCAGATTTATTCTGGTACTTCTTAGTCTCTGTCGACACTTCTTCCGCGTCTTCTTCTCCAAGCAAAAATTGGTCTAGCATTTCTTGTACCTGGTTAGGTGATTTCTTCTCAAAAAGAGTAGTAACATCAGGTACCTGCTCTAGATAATCTTTTGTTTGCTTCTTTGTCTTTGTAAGCGGTGAAGACTTGCGACGTGGTGTGATTGTGGTTTGAGGAAATTGTGCCCCTGGAGGCTTTCCATAAGTAATTACCAAATCAGTACCGTCGTCAACATCTGTGATGTCTCCATAATCCGGATTTAAAACAAGATTCAAAAGTTCTTGGTAAGCCATTTTACCAAATCCCCAGACTCTTACACCTTTTTCTTCTTCTCCTCGAACAAGAACCGGTGCAAAAAACCTTTGACGAGCCATTAAACTCTTAGCCATTTTAATACTGTCCTCGGATCCTTCTTTGAAAAGGGAGCGGACAAAATTATCCAAAGGATCTTCCTCACCAAAGTTTTTCTTGGGACTCAGAAAGCCAGGATTGTTACCTACGTTGTAGTGAAACCAGTAATCTTTAAACGGATCACCGTCTTCGCTTGGAACAATTCGAATTGTACTCTCACCGTCTTGTGGACGCCAAAACATTTCCTTGTTGCTCCCACCGCTGCCGCGGCTTTGTAAGGCTTCTCGCCTTGCTTTCATTTTATCCATATTGATAGCCATAAAATTTCTCCTTGTATAGTATACTTGGCAAATATTCCAAGTATCTGTTTAGTTATCATTGTATAATATAATCACGATTCTTCGTCAGACAAGAAAAAAAGTTCATTTTGTATTAAAGAAGTATGCGCTAAAACATAAACGTAATTCTGCTGATATTCTGTAGAATATATACCAAAAGATGTTTGTATTTTACCGCCCTCCATACGAGAACGAACTTGTCCTGTAATGTTCTTCAGAAGCTCTCCGTCGCTTTTCAACTTGTCTTCGTGAATCATATAGAAGTATACCTTTTCCCGAGGCATTTTTAAATCAAAAAATAAAGTTTCTTGGCCAGTTTCTAGCTCAACAATTCCTAAAGTTGATATCCTCGCAGCTTCAACAGGATCATCGAAAGTCTCTAAAACTGGTTCTGAATTAGTGCAAACGTTAATCATATGAATTACTGAAACTACCAACTCATTTAATTTATCGTAATATCCTATCACGGGAGTGTCTTGAATAATTTGCTCTAAATTGGAATTATTAACAAGAAAGATTCTTTTCAACAGCCCAGATCTCGCAAATTGTTGTAATATGTGAAAACCAGCGCGTTCTTGCTTTCTTTTCATTTCAGAAAGAAGAGATACGTCAGGTCTTATATATAAGACATATATTTCTTTAGAGTTAAGTTGTTCCAAGATTCTCAATGCGGCTCCAGATATCGCGCCTGCACCTGAGACAATAAAAAGATACGGTGGCTTCGCATCTTTAAAGAATCTCTTGAATGAAGGGCAGTTCTTTTCGTATTCTTCATGTGAGCTAGATTTCTTGAGTTGTTTGAATTTTGGGCCAGGTCGCTTCTCTGAATCAATTCTATATGTAGCGTATTGCGGATACTCAGCAAACTTCTCTGTTATTTTACACCCTGCAGAACCTAAGCCTATGATTGTTTCCATTCTAATTTCCTCATTTCACCATAATTCTTGCCAGCACTTAGGTTGATCTTAAAGAATCCTAATTCTGTATTTGAAAACTTGTCTACAATTTCTTGTAAGAGCGATCGATCTTCGACAGAAAAGTCTATCACCAAAGAATCATGAATACAGAAAGACACATGAGATGTTCTATTTTTTAGAAGATGCCATACGTCGATCATTCGTCGTAAAAACAAGTCACTGGTTGTACTCTGAATTAAGTAATTCAATGCGTGCTTCTTTCCTGCTTCCATTTTTCTATTATAGGGTGTTTCGACATTATATCCGTTCCAATATTTCTCTAGAATCTTGTTCTTGTCGAAGATGCTTTCAAGTTTATCATTTTTTGCTTCTGGATTATATAGCCATGCAAAGAACTTTTTCTTCACCTCATCCCTTGTTAATTGCCCCTTAAAGACATTTTTGCCTGTCCACGCATGGATATCTTGTTTTGGCTGCTCAAGTCCCTGTAGGGCTAAAAAAGTCCTGATCTCGGCTGAATTGAAATCAAGCTCTAAGAAACAGTCGTTTTTTGGTTTGATAATGCTTCTGTATTTCTTGTCCATAGTCAGTATTGGAAAGCTGTTCTTCTTTGTTGTCAAGCGGCCAGTCTTCGAACCAAATAGATCATATACAATGTTTGGTCCTTTTTGCTTGATCTTCTTGTGGAACATTCTACCTCTTGTTGATCCAAAGTTAAAATCAGCAAAGTCTAAATTTAAAGGCAAATATTTTATGTCCTCCAAAACTTTGCTGAGTGAGACGAGAAAATTGTAGTTTTTTGGTTTGTCGTTGTTTTCTAGTATGTGTTTTGTAATCTCGTTTTTAACATCGCAATATTCTAACACAAAACGCTCTGGAACTAAATCATAAAAACAGTTATCATATAAAGATATCTTTGCTTCTTTGAACGATGTCAGATAAGCTCGGAATCTATCTAAAATGTTGCTTAGCCTCTTTTCCAAGTGTTCTGGGCAAGAACGAGTTAAGTCGTGATCTCCGCAATATAAGCTAGCGTATTTTATATCATTACGATCACGGAGGATTGGCGCGTATTTCCAGGTTGCTGCGATCGATGATGGAACTTCATCATAATAGATTTTTTCATTTGCATATATTCCAATGCATTCTGTCTTATCATCAATAATCTGAAAATACAAAACAAACCTCTTCAAGTAAGATAATCACACATTGTCAAAAGACAATTAAAAATACTCAGACAGTTTCTTTAAAGTATTGCTACCAGGGAGATTATGGTAGCTACTGTTTACATTTGGACCCTGCACAAGAGTTTGAACCCTTTTATAGATTTCTTTATTGATATACTCGACCGCTTCTTGTACAGTGGCGACTTTCAACATTTCTTGAGCTTTTCGGACAATATTTAAATACTTGCTTCTTTTTAAGATAACTCTCTCTTCATTGATCTTAAGGTCAAAATACAGACGAATCCATTTTTGATTTGACATGGATAAAGCAAAATCTTTCTCGGTTACTGGTTTTCTTATTCTCGCCTTCTTTACGAGGGCTCCTTTAGGAAAAGTATTGACTATATTTTGTGGACTCTGCTTAATATAGCTATCGTACATTCTAAAAAGAAGTGATTTGAGTCGATCGAGTTCATTTTCTTGAGCCCGGACATAATACTTAGTGAACACGTCCTGTCTTGGCAATTCGTGCTTGTGAGATGCTCCGATTTGCGCGTGTTTAACACAATAACTTTCAATAACGTGTTCGTGATAAGGACCAGCAGAGGTATATCCTGTTTTACCATTTCCATTTGCGTCTATCTCGTATTCATGCACATGCCCTAATCCACCAGCAGAAGTATATCCTGAATCTGGTGTCGAATTTACCAAGAAGGATCCTCTATTTTGAGCATATTCATTCATTTTCTTAGAGCGTAGATTGGCCACAAGCATAAAAGGTCTCTTTTCATCAATATAAAATCCGAACTTGTGCACAGTAGAGGCATATAAGTTAAAATTAGGATCTCCATAGTATATCTCATCTATTTCAGCTTGATCATTAGTGTCTATTGATGACAGCTTAATTGTAATACCGTTACACTCAATCGGAATGAGAGATCTTCTTATGTGAGAAGAAAGGTTTATATTGGCAATATCTGTATACAAGTCGCTAAAAACATAATTCACAAACATTTTTATAAAATCACGATGATTGTTTATGCTCTTGTGACGATTGTTTTGCTCTAGATACGATCTTATAAAATGGTCATAGATAATATTAACATGCTCTTTGTGCAGCGAAACAGGATTTACATATCCGCTTGCGGGAACCAAACTTTGTATGAATGTTTCTGTGGTTTGGCCGGCTTTGTTTGTGTAAGTTTTTGGTGAATACTCTCCTGCGCGGAATCTAACCGATTGTAAATAACTTGACATATCTGTGAATGCATCGGCAACGAAATCTAAAACCTGAGCAGATCCGCCAACGGAACTTATTCCGTATGTCTGCGCGTTTTCTAAAGATAACAAAGTGTCGTTTGAAATCTTTGGCATTATTGTTTGTCCAGAAGGATCAACGAGCCCATAATGATTCATTTGAGAAAAATCAATTATATTTTGCACATACAGGCTGGCGTTCTGAGTGGCAGGAGCTATATATCTTTCAATCTCTTCTGCTTGTGCCGCATTAAATATTTTTATCGTATTGGCCATACTTTAATTATTGTTTATTGTTGAAAAACAAGGCATTTATTTGTCCTTACAGGGGTCAACATGGCGTTTTTTGGAATCATAGCCCTCATGAAAAGCCTGCCAAGAGCCAACAATGCTGGTTTTGAATCCGGAATTGCTTATATCAGATGTTACATCTACAATATCATAATATCCGCCTAAACCTAAGACTCCTTGAACGACGTCGATGTTGTGGCTAGACATACCAGTAAATGTTGGATCTAAATAGAATCTCATTCCTTGGTGAAAGTGAGGATTACCTACAGTTTCTAGAGTAACATCGTATTTTTCTCTCAAGAGTCCGAAATCAGTGTCACCCCTGTCAAGCACCTTAGATTCCTGCAAAAATGGAACAGTGCTTTTTCTAAAGCTGACTGATCTCATAATTCCTCTGTTGGCACCGATAAAAACATGAGGAATATTATGCTTAAGGTTTGTATCATAAAGCTTTGGCTTTCTCCCTTTTTCCAAGCTAGCTGCTGTCGAAAAGCCGGCATCATAAATAACCAAAAAATGTTTCAAATGTTCTTTACCGTCGACAATATTTTCATTACCTATCAGTTTATTACCAACCAATAAAGCAGCCTCTTTTTTATCTAAACTAACAGATATACTGCCATCATTGGGACTTAAACCTTGTTGGCGACGAGCACTAAAAGAAGTTAGTCGAGGCTTTACTGCTTTAAGAGGAGAAGCGATCTGCGTGCCGTCTTTGCAACCTGTATTAATTGCACCCATTGCTGGGATTAAAAGCTCCATCATCGAATCTCTTATAAAATCAATGAGCGCATAATTGACCTTCTTTTTATTAACAACTTTGTCGATCATAAACCTTTTCCAATCCTCAAACAAAATTGGAATATCAGCAAAATTAAAATGTCGAACCCCCCCAGATATTGATTCAAATCGTGAGGAAGCCAATATAACGACAATATCTTTTAGCCCTTCTGGGTTAAACTGCCAAATGTTTTGTATTGCGGAATGCACAACGGATCCATACCTAAGACAATACATACTTGTTTTTTTATCGCCTCCACCTGGAATTGTTAAATAAGTATTTTTAAAAACTTGTGAGTCGAAGGTGCCATCATCTAGTTGTTCTTCAAAATCTTCTGGCCTTAATGGATCTTGCGCAAGGTCTGGATCCTTAATTGCATCTTCTCCTTTTAAGTTTTTGTTTGTACCTTCAGCGCTGGTTGGGCTGTCTTTTTTTGCTACAACTTCAAGCTTTAAATTATCGGTCTCAGAGGCGGACCCTTCTAGGAATTTATTTCTATAATAACTAAGAAGGAGATCAGTGTTTGTTACGCGGCTGCTGGCAGTCTCCTTGAGTTTATCAGTGGTTGATTCATCAGTTTTTACCCCGAGCTTCGTAAAAAATTCAGCGTCAAAAAATAAAAAAGATTTAGGCACATTTAGTCTTAAAAAATGAGTAGGGGCTTCGTTGCCTGAAGCTGAAGATAGAAGCGTGCTTCCATTAGAATTATTTGGGTCTACAGATGCATCAACCAAGCGCTTCCATACTTGACTAGTTAAATTAGATCTTTCAGTATTCAGTTTATGTACTAATTGGTTTTTTCTCTGCTGCATAACATTCCGATTTACAGAAAAATCTTTGTTATCTGCAGAGAATCTCAATATATCATCAACGACAGTGACCGCTTTGCTAAGTCGTCCAAGGTTGGGAGTATGAAAAATATTTGTCTGAAATGCGTCGATAAGTTGGCCACCTGCACGTCCCATGTACCTAACATCTAAACTAACTGTGCCATCGTTTCTGAACGTAAAATCGTGTGTCTGAAGTGTTAAATACATAACCAAATTTGTTTCTGAAATAAATTTTTCGAGGCGTGCACGCTTAGACGCTGCAGTCTGATTTTGGAATACTTGATCATTAAAAGACCAGCCCACTTCTAGTTTAATTTGAAACTTGTCTGGACTATAACTATCAATGTTTATTTCTTGAGCCTTATCAATAAACTTTTCTAACTCTTTCGATCCAAATCTTTCTAACTCTGAAGCTCCTCTTTTTACATCACCAATTTGCTTGTCTGTTTGTTTTAGTTCTACTGGTCTTCTCAAAAGATCAACATATGAATACTTTTTCTTGCCAATAGAAGTCGTCCTACACTTTGTAAAAGCATTAATGCTGTCAAAAATAAGACGAATATTGACGTCAATTAATTTATCAAAGGTTGCGGGTGTTTGTCCAGTTCTTCTTATTCTAACTCGTTCGATGCCGGCATTTTCTCGCTCATACACACCAGAAGACTTGGTAAGCTCAATTTTATTTGAAAACTCTATCGGTATTTCTTGCTCTTTGCCTTCTTGTGTTTCAAAAACTTTATAGACTCTAATTCTTGGCTGCAAAAAAGAAATATCAGTATTTGTAGCTTCTAAAAACGACTTCAAAGTTGATCTTGAATCACCTTTATTAAACAATTTATTAACAAAAAAATGAGAATCTTTCGTATAGGCAAAAATCAATGGATGATGTTGGCTAGTGAAAAACTTTTTCTTAGAACTAGCTGATTTGAGTCCTAATGAGTTTAGTGTGTGTTTATAGTTCTTTGAATAAACACCTGTCATTCCGCTGTCAGTAAAAGTCGCAATGTTACTTGAAGAATATAAATCTTCAAACAAGGGCAGGACGCATCTTACATTCTGGAGTCTCTTTCTCTTAAGTTCAAGTTCACTATTAATTTGAGGAAACTTATCTTCAGTGGTCTCAACATCTCCGGATATGAAAGCTCTACATCTTACGAGAAATCTTTCTTGAAATAATTCTTTATAAGTTTTTTCTACCTTCTTATCAGATACAACTAATTTTACGTTAAGTATTTCTTTGATAAAAGCTTTTGTTTTTGCTGAAACATCTTCCGATGTTACTTTTCCTCTAGAGGGAGATAAATAAAGAGGGGCGTGTATGCTTTCAAATAGGCTTGTTCCTGCCGAAAGTGGAGCAGTCTGATTTGGATTTGTATAGAAAAGAAACATTTTACCGATATTGGACTCCAATAAATCTTGTATACTTTTGAACAAAGCAAATTTAAATTTGTCCTGTCTTATTTTTGTTTCGCTATTATTATCAACTGCTAGTTGTCCCACCACGGTGCTATTTCGCTCATTTATAAGTTTTTTTATACCTTTTAAGACTTTTTTATCTTCATCCGTCGGCCTAGAAGCTGGGCCTCTATAGAGGGTGGGCATGCCAATAATAGAGGCGGATTTTCTCAAATCAGTGCCTCCGGGCTCGACCCTTTGTTGGAGATTTTGATGAGCCCCAAGGATTCTGGCTCCCAAATAGGCATAGTCATTAAGCTTCTCGATAATCTCGCCAAAAGAAACATTCTTTGCCAAGTCTGCTCTGTCATTTATATCTTCACCAAAGCTTTTAAGCAGTTCTTGACTTGTTACCTGCTCATATTTGCCATCTTTGAAATGCTTTGCATTAAATTCCCCGCCTGCACGAAAACCTAATCCTACGAGCCCCTCAAGTGTGATTTCTTCATCGGCTTTTATTTTTTTCAAGATTGCAGATCTTCCCCTTTTAAAAACTTTAAATAGGCGAAAATAATGACCCATTTTCGAACTAATCGCTGCCAATGTTTCAAGGTGGGCGCCGTTTTCTGCCTCTAAAAGCTGCTGTGCGCTCAATTTTGTGGCGCAATCTCCGACTACTGGGTCAGACTTGATCTTATCAATAATGTTTGTAAAATTTAAACTCGACATAATCTATATCATCTTTTTAGTAGCCGAAAGCGGAGAGAACGTCGCGAAGAGGAAAAGGGACTTCAATAACCTCTCCATATTCAACGTCTGAGTCTGTTGGTTTTTTGTTATACCAGGCGATGACCCACCACATTTTTGCATTTCCATAGTGCTCGTGAGCCAATTTTGAGAATCTATCGCCAACTTTCCATACAACACGTTCGATTTCAAAATCATTTATCTCCTCTTGTTCAGGATAGTATAAAACAGGTGTGTCATATTGTTCAACACCATTTATATCTCTTTTTATAAAAAAAGACTTATAAAACCTTTTATCGTTGACAATTATGCTTCTGTTGAGATCTCTTTTGATAAATGACATTTTTAACTCCCGTTGTTGGCTTTTGTTACTGCGGCCTCAGCGCTTTTGTCGACAGTTGCTCCGGTTTCGGGCTTAGACACTGCTGTGCCTTTATTTGCGGCCGTGATATCATCAACACCTTTAGTAAAGCCATATGGAAAGCTATTGTTAAAGAATCTATTTCTCGATGCACTGAATCCTAAATCTTGTTCGTGAAGTACGGTAAAAGTGCAGCGCATGCTGTAGACTTTTGGGATCAAGCCGACATCTGGAATTCCAATTGCTCTTTGCCTTGGCTCTTTTGTGTTGTACATGCCTTGGTCCATGGCAGGATTAAAACTAAAGCCGTTGACATGTCCTAAAAGTCCTCTTCCGTTTAAATTGTTGTGAATCAAGTTTGCAAACTTTAATCTCAACAAAGGTGGCTTATTTATCGTTGCAACGTTGGAAGTGGATTTTTTTGATTGTATATCATACATTGGATACAGCATCTTAAGAAGTGTTTCGAGCTTGATCATATTGTTGTAGCCTTCTTTTGGCCCGTTCGAGGGAACATCCCATGCCAAATCGATCGAACGTCGTGTACCTTGATAAGTCTCGATTGCATCAGGCTTACCATATACGGCAGTAGACGACCATTGTTGTGAAAAGTTATCAGAAAAAGCTGTAACAAAAGCACTAAAGCGAACTTTATAAAAGTTCTTGTTTTTAGTCCCTATAGAGGCATATGTAAATTCAATATCGGTAAACTCTTTTTGGTTACTCGCATCTGTACTACTCCAAACTGACATCTATTATCCTCCTATGCTCTACCGACCAAAGTCTGTGAGTCTCTTTCTCTATTTACAAAGTTTAAGGCCGCTTCACCAACCAACACTCCATCAAGGTCGATCTGTACAGATCTAGGTGCTTCGACAACGTGCACGCTCGAACCTTGACCCCCAGAGGCTGCTGCGGCGACCTGAGTTGACTGATTGACCTGTGTTAGACTAAACTTGTGTGCGGCTGCAGCAAGGCGTTCTACACCAGCAGCAGAAGCAGCTTCAGTTGCTTGTTGTCCAACAATAGCAACTCTATTAATATTAGTTATTGTTCTCTCGACGTTTTCATTTTCTGTCGCGCTTAAGTTCATGTTTTCGTTGACACGTTTTATCTTTTCACCAAAATCAGCTAGTTTGGCAGTATTTAAATTGTCAACGTTTTTCTGTATCGATTGAACTCCAAAAGCTAGCTGTGCTGTGCTATTGGCTGCATCACTCATGCCCCTGCTAGCTGTGATTCCTGCAGTGGCGATGTTTCTTATACCGGTGGCGGCTGCAGAAGAATTTTTGCCTATAAGACCTATTGCACTTCCAAGTTGTGCAGTGGTTTGTGAAGCAACTGAAGTGTTTTTAGCTAGCTCTCCGGTTGATTGTCCTAAATTACGAAAATTGGGTGCCGCAGAATTGGCAGCTGAACCAGTCCTTTTAATCGAATCTCCAAAATCCCTCATTCCTAAATAAAGAGGTGGCGAAAAGAGTGGTTTGAATAACTGCATTGCTAGATAAGTAAATCCGCCGGCCAGTCCTACTATACCCAATCGGGCGGCTCCCGAGGCAGCACCCATGACCCTAAAAGCTGTAGTAACTCCTCCGATAGCAGTGGCGGCTGTTCGCAAGATAGGATATAATACGGCAAACTGTGCAATCAATTTTCCATTTTCTTGCATAAACTTGGCTACTCTGTCAACCAATCTAACAATTGCGTCTCTATTTTCATGAAGCTTCTCGATTAAAGGCATTAGTGAGTGTACAAGTGACATGAATATCGTTCTTAATTTCATTTGGATATCCATGTTTTCTTGTGCTTTTTGTTTGTTAAGTTCGGCAGCGCGAGCAGCTTCTAATTCTGCTGGAGTTAGCATGCCAAGTTCGCCTCTGAGAAGTCTCATAGCTTCGGCTGCATCTTTTGCTCCAATAGCCTGTGCAATGGCTTTTTGTTGAAACCTTCCCATTGCATCTAGATTGGCTCCAGACGCTCGGATCGATTGTGCGACCAAGCTCAGTCTTTCTTGTTCCGTAGCATTAACCATTCTAATGCTATTTAAGTAATTACCACCCAATAGAGCATTCAAAGTACCGACTGAAGCTGCAGCTTGATCAAATGTGTCAAACCGACTAGCAATCTGCATCAAGCTGCTCATCTCAATACCAGTGTTCTTAACGGTTTGCAATAAACCTTTAAAAACATTCATCATGTTTGGTCCGTGAGCAGCAAGAACACCAGAAAACTGCATAAATGCTTGAGTAGCCTCGCCTTCGCTTATTTTAATCTGACGAGCGTATACAGCCAATTTATCAATGGCGCCGATGGCCTGATTTATGTTCATTCCCATGGCTTTCGTGAGCATATCTGTCATTTGAGCAGTTTGTTGTTCTGCAACACCTAAGCGATTCATGCGAACTGTTAAATCTAAAACAGATTTTTGTGCTGTGTCGGTCATTCCTGAGAACAAGCGGACTTGATTGAAAAGTGTGGTCATCGCTTTTCCAGCTTCGTCAGACATAACAGCAAATTTGGTGTTTCTCTGAATTGTTTGAGTTAGAACTTTTGTATATTCTTGCCCTGCGCCAGTTGCTCGTCTAAATTGGGCTGCAGATTGATCTGTTGCAAAGAAAAGCTTCTTGAACGCATCTGTCAAATAACCCACAACGCTCAAAGAAGCGTTTAAAGGAGAAATGATCTGTCCAATTGCTTGACCACCTGTTTTTAACTTTTCGAAGAACCCTGCTCCTGACCCGGAACCGAATAAGGCACCAAACATGCCAGTTTTGCTAGCTGCGTTAGCCGTTAAGACACCCTGTGTCAACGTTGATACCAAAGACTGCGTTCTATCGCGAACTTGAGCTACAAGGGCAGCTTCTCGCTGTGCTTCTTGGGCTGCAGCCTGTGTTAGTTGCACTTTCTGTTGCAAGTCGCGAAGAACCTCTTTGCCTAATACTAATTGTCGTTCCTTGTATCGTATTTCTCCTTGAGTAAATTCTCCGCTTTGACGAGTTAATTCTAGGTCTCTCTGGAGAGCGTTAACAATTTTTTCTTGTTCACTGTAAGAGGATCTTGCTGCATCTGCTTCAAGCCTTCTTTCTTTTACAATCCGCGCTACTGTGCTCTCAATGTTTTTTGCTGCAGCTTTTTGTGTCTCTAGATTGCGAGTGATTGCGTCTTCGGCGGAGCGACGTCGTATATTCATTTGTTCGATTTGAGTTAGAGTTGCAGCTTCTTGTTGAACAGCTTGTGCTCGGCTTTGATAATCCTGTACAGGACTAGGACCCATGGGAGTGCCTTGGGGCGCGGGTCCGCCTTGGTTATTCTGGTTTTGATTCATTTTAGAAATCAAATCCCTTAATAAACTTTTCAGTTCTTCATCCATTCAAGGTCCTCTTACTTAACTGGCCACTCTATACCAGTTTCTCTTTCAAAATTACTTATTGCGTTCTCTAAAGAATACTTGCTTTTATAGGTCATAGGACTATCTAGTCCGTTTCTCATAATGCTGTCCAAGTATTTCTTTTCTCCGCTTAAAGCAGTGACAAATGCGCTAATTTGTTGAGGTGTACCCTTAAGATCAATTGAAGGTGCTGACTGATATCCAAACATATCCCATAGAGCTATTTTTACAGCGTCTCCAAGGGCTGCAGGAGCGGTGTGCACAACACCTTCTTCTAAATTTTTAGTTTTTTTATAATCTAAGTCAATTTCAATTGTATTTTCTTTCATAAAGCGCATCCTCACATCATATAAATAAGTAGTTAATTAAAAAAAATAAAAGCCGGCATAGAGCCGGCTTGTTATTTAGAGCTTTTTGCTTTCTTATAAGCTTTTTCTATTTCCTCTGTTTCAATTTCAAATTGCTTGGCTAGTCTGTTGACAAACCAAGTTCTCAAGGGGATTGGAAGGTTGTATGCTTCGATAAAACTCCAGCCGCCATGATATTTAAGCAAGAAGAATTGTTCATAAACAGATTCAATATATTTTTCACCCAGGCCAAAAAAAGTCTGCCGAGAGCGGCACATCAACCTCCTCTTCGTGTCCGCAAGCTTCACATCGATACTCTTGCTTCATGTCAACGTTAGGAGTTAATGCAGCGTATGCAGTTCTAAAGAACTTAGCATCCAAGGCTGGCATATTATCAACAAATTGTTCAATCATAGATCTCTTGGTTTCATCATTTGCTGATACGATTACAGATTTAAGACGATCTGTCAGTGTAATCTCACCGCGTCCAAGATTATGCTTTTTACGCATCTTGCTAGTTTTTTCTAGCATCTTCTCGTCTGCGTCAGTTAAAAGTCTTGTTTCAAGAACAACTTTTGTTTGTGGGAGCGCAATAAGGAAAGTACCTGTCTCTGTTAATTCAATCCCAAACTCATCCAACTCTTCTTTAGACGGAAAATTATGGCCAAGCTCATCCAAGTCAAAAGAATGATCTTGCTTATTACCACAACTAGGACATGTCATGCCAGTAGTGTATTCACTGCCATAGCCAGTTTTTCTAGCTGCAATTGTAATTGCATTTTTATCACCTAAAAGAAGACTATCTAATTTGATGCTCTTATCAATAATCAAGTTTTCTATTAAGCGATCGATTGCAACGCCTTTACGCAATAAAGTTTGTGAAGTAAGAATATCTTCATGCTTTGCTGTCATATATTTAATTTCTACGACACCTTCATTGTGCAAAGGATGTTCTGGTGGATAAAATTTGCCTTGTGATGGCAAATTAACAAACTCTGTTGGAGCAACAAAAGAAAGAAGTCCAGAGCCTTCTTCTTTTTGCAAGCTAAGTGCTGCTTCAGCAGAGGAATCAGCGGGCGTTTTTTTCTCCGTGCCGCCCGAACGAGCACGGCTATTTCTTCTAGACACTAGTCACCTCGATAAAGTAGTTATACTATAATTATACTTTATGTTCGATTTTGCGTTAATAGTTTAATTGAAAAAAATGTATTAACCCAACAACTTTTCGTATTGAGCCCAGTCATAACGCAATGTCATGCTGATAGTTGTCAATTCTTCTGTGTCGTAAGAAAGACTTCCAAAGTTAACATCTTTAATCCAAGCATTCTTTAGATTCCACTCTTCAACTCTCTCATTGATTGTGTTACCAAGTTGAATTAACTTAACTTCGCCTAATACGCTTGTAGCTGCAGCCTTGCTGAAGGAGGTACCAGCAGAAGTGCCATTTTGTCCTTCATTGGGGTATTGGTATCCCGAAGCACGGATAGCTTGTATAAGAGCATCAGAAGCGTTTGGAGTAATAGGATCAACCATTGTCACGTCGATTGCCGACCATGTTAATTTACCTGGAAAGTGAAAGGTGTGATTAATGAAAGCATGTGAAGCTTCACCAATAGTAAAAGATGGCTTGCTTACTGTTTTTACAATCCACTGTGGGAGCACTGCTCCTGCTCCAGTGGCACTACCAAGCTCACTAAATTGTAGTATCCATTTATATTGTCTTTTCGGCTGAATGCCTTGATCTGCCCAGTAACCTGATGCCATTTTTTAATCCTCCAAATAATATAAGTTCTATATTTTTAATTAGAGGGCGAAAGATATTTCGCCCTCATTTTTTATTAATCCTCAAACGATGCACCACTATTTGTAATTACAAAGTCGAGTGCGATAAATTCGATAGCTTTAGTGGGCTTCAAGAAGACCTTGGCGTAAAGAATATTTTGATCGATAAGATCATCTGTTGTTGTGCTGGAATCCAAGACAACTTTGAAGTCTGTTAATCCGAAGCGAGCCTTGACACTCTCTAATAATGGATTGACACGGCCAACAAAACGATCCCATGTTGTCTGAACATTTGGCTCAAACAAGATGCCTGCAGCGATTCTAGAAATTCTCTTCTTAAGGAAGATGAGAAGTCTTCTAACATTAATTCTGTCAAGTGCAGAAGGTGTTACTTGTAGTGTCTTCTGTCCGAAGACTACAATTCCTTCCGATGGGAACTTGGCAATTGGGTTAATGTTGGCGCCGTAGAGGCGATCACGGTCAACAGAAGTCAATCTCTGTCGCACGTTTACAACATTAAGTCCGGAGCTTCCTTCGGAAAGCCCACCGCGGTTGAAGCCTGCAGGGGCGAACCACAATTCTGCGTTGCGCTGAGTACTAGAGAACGTACCAAGGGCTGCAACCGAAGGTGGAAGCCATACAAGCTTACCAGGGACGGTCTCAGAGGCAGAATCTCTTACCTGTACCCATGGATAGAATGCACATCCGTAACTGGAATTGAGCCCTCTATCCTTGAATGTGTTGACAGCCGATACTACCGTTCCGATTCTAGATGCTTCCGAAGAATTACTTTCGTAACGCGGAATGTAGTCGTTGACGATATCAATAACTGCTAGAGCATCGCCTCTATCTTCACAAACATTAATCATGTGTTCTGTGAGGCTAGAGTCGGTTACACCTGGAACAGTGAGAAGGTCCATTTCGACAGCTTCTGGATCGCTAGCAGTGTCGATAGCTTTCTTAACTGAGTAGTAAGCATAGTTATCTTTTACATTACTGCTGTCATCCAGTCTATGGTTTCCGAATGGCTCAGCTTCTGTTACATCGAGACCATTGAATCCACCATAAAGAGCGGCGGTAAATCTATCGTAACCATTGCTCAAAATCTCTCTATAGGATTGAGAGACAGCTGTAAAAGATTCTCCACTTGCTCTAGAGCCAGAGACATATATGGCCGACAAGAAGTCTGTTCCAGAAGCTTTCTGTAAGTCATCCAAGGTAAACGTCCAAGAATGCTCGACTGCGGTATCTTCGGCGGCGGGATCCCAAGTGTTCTTGGAATAACTAGCTGCGAGAGCGCGGACGACATCGATCGAACTCTCATCAAATAGATTAGATTTTGTTGCTTCACCTAATCGATTATAAGTTGCGCCAAAGTAAGCATCTGTTCTATCAGAAAGATTTCCGTCTAAAGAAGAAGATCTCATGGAGATAGCTGGGAATACAAATGCTCCAGATAGTGCTTGTATTGGCTTGGCCGAATAGCCGGCCGCGGAAGCACTGTGAGCAGGGATACTTTCTGGTGCGATTGGATTTTTTCCAGCAGCTTGTTCGGCGCCTGCGCCCTTGTGTACACCATGTTTATAAGGTATTACTGCCGGGTCGGCTTCAAGGAATAAAGTAGCAGCCGTGTGCACTGGTCCCAAAGCATCGGCGCCGTCTTCAAATTGAGTCGGCATTGCGTCGAGAGGCTTGACCCCTTGATGGGATTCATTAACATTATAATCGACGCCAGCAGTAGTTATGATCTGTGTATTACCAGAGGCGCCGGCGTCCTGCATTGTAAGGGTCAATTTTGCGGTGGAACGGACTGTATCAATTCGTAGAGCAGATGCATCAAGTGCAGTTTTAAGCGCGGTTGCAAGTCCCTCTCCGTTGTTTGCATAGCCTGCCAGGGCGACTGCGCCGGCGGTCGCTGCCCCATCGGCGGAGGCGCGATCAACTTCAAACGTTGCTGACGTCCCTAGTGCATCTGTAAATGTAAATATAGATTCATCGTTGATGTTATCAGAAAATTGAAACATTGCTACGGCGGGTGCTGCAGCGATGGAAGTTTTTTGATTAATTTGGTAAGCCTGTGTGTCACGTCCTTTGAAAGACCAGCCTTTGTAGCGTAATGGTCCTCTGACACCAAACGGAAGTAGCTCTGTGTTGTCTAATCCGAGCTTGACTTCATCATTTAGTTCTACTCTAAAGAATCTAGAAACGTTCGGGTAATCTCCACGTAGTTTATAACGGGCTTTTCCACCTGGGACACTTAATTCATCATCCCAAACTAGATGCTGATCTCCGATTCTCTTTGCAATAAAGTTTTCAGAAGAAGGGTTTAAGTTAAGATTTGTGAATTTTTCAACAATACTTGGAGCATTGTCAGCATCACGAATATCACGAATTAGAACACTGAAAGAACCGTACTTTTCGTAGTTGTTTCTTGGTGCTTTAATGTCTGCAATAGAAATCTTAAGATTGCTCTGAGCCCACTCACCATCGTCAAGAGAAACAAACCTAAAAAGTTGTTTTACATAAGCTTGTCCGTCCGGAGTAAAGTTGGCATTTGTGGCTCTCGGGTCTTGCGAAATAAACCAACCAGTCTTAGAAGGCTGGGCTGGCATCTGACGGTGGTGATGTCCTACCGTAGTTGATGTACCTAATCCAGCGATGAATCCAAAAACTGTTCCTGCAGTGGATCCGCTTGTAATATGTTTCGCAACGGATCCTTCGAATGTTTCACCAAGCCAGTGATACTGCTGTGTGCTAGCAATATTTGAATTAGTTAAAACCGGATTTGTATTAAAAACGTTTCGGATAAACTTTGAGCTATTTCTATCAAAGTTGAAAGTGTATTTTTTACCGGAAATAACTCCGTTGGTGCTGTCTGTTGAGGCGCCATCGTTAAGTACAACTGTCCATGTATTGCTAGCAGCATTCTGAATTAATCCACCTGCTGAAGCTGTTTCCGCTGAGTGTCCCACGGTTGCAACGGCACTTATATCGTGTCCGCGGGCGCCAACTGGCACGTTTCCAGAGAGGGCCATTCCGCCGCGTTGGATGTACCAAACAGCAGCAAGGGTTCCAGTAGGAAGATTAAAGGGACCCGCTTGGTCTCCGCCATTAATAGATGCAGAATTAATCAAGAAAAGGCCATAGGCGCCGCCGTTACTAGAGTTAGTCTCATTAAACGTGTTAGTTGTTTTAAAACCAGCCTTACCTGAAGTAGAAGAAGCAGGATGCTCCTCACCCATCAAACGAACGAACGTAAGGGGTGTATTGTTTTTAAGCCATGCCTGAGCAGCGTAGGCAGCGTATGTCGGACCAACAGGGTTGTTGCTTCTCCAAACATCTTTTTCTGTGTCGTTTCCTGGTGTCGGTGCACCGAAAACTTGAACGAATTCAGAGAAAGATTCGATTCTTGTGGGGCGCATTCCCGGCCCTCGGGTCGATCGACCAACAACGACGGGACCAATGTCACCACCGGAATTTGGTACTCCAGAATCGTCGATTTCATCGATAAAGATTCCTGGAGATACGAATTTAAACTTTTTCTCAGCCATGGATTTTTCTCCTATTTATGCGAAACTTGGTTTTTCAATAGAGTTTAGATTTATACTAACTTCTTTAATAAATAGTAATTTTAATCTCAAAACGACATCTTTTAGCAATCTTATTCTCTATAGAAAGGTTCACTACTTAATGAACCTGTATGTTCTGGAATGTCTCCAAGAATAACATGCTCTCTAGGGATTTTAACATCGACGAAATTTTGCCTTCTAACCACTCTCGGAGTAATTTGGTTTTTATCGTCTCCAATAAGGTAACCAAGGACTTTAAAATCGATGTTGCTTTCGTATCTTCGCTCCTCTTCTTCTAGTGCAGAAGCATTAGTGGATTGAGCAAAGTTTTCTCCCAAGAAGCCTTCAAAAACGTGCCTCTCGTGGTTTAAGGAGACGTAATTTAGTCCAGCTGGCCTCGTCATAAAAGGTGTTATGATCTGATTGAATTGCTGTTGAAACTCTGCTTTGATGCCAATTGTGTAAGATACGTTTACATATACTGGAATTGGTATTGTAATCGTCTCGTAAACTATTTTGGGCTTTTCTTCTGTTTTGATTGCGTATCTAATACCAGTTCTTTTTGATTTGTGATATGGGTCTGAAGTGCTTCTGGCTGAGTCTGCATTAATAAAGTTACTGCTCTTGTATTGATTAATTTGCTTTGTTATGGCAATCGAACCACCCTGATCATCATTAACTGGATACACATTACCGTATATACTTCCTTTTGAACTTAGTGATTTAACCATATTGGTTCTCTCAAGTGTAATTACAGGTAAAGAAAATACGCCTGTCGTTTCTCTTAAATCAACGTTATTCTTTATTTGAAAAGAACGTTCTGCAGAGACCCATACCACAGGCACTTTTTTAAAGCCTCTGTTAGTTTCCGAGTGAACGTTCAATACTTCATTGACCCAATTAAAAACTGCATAGTCTATAGTTTCAATCGTTGATGGTCCAAAAGGTATTTCTGTTTCGTTAGTTGGCATCGAACATTCCCTCCCTTACCTTGATACATTTTGCTGATATTTCTACTCTTCTGTCTGCTTGTCCAAATATTTCTCTTGGCTCGGCCAAAGATACTATCTTATAATATTGTTCGCCATATAAAACGAAGTCACCTTCGCGAACATACAAGTTCTGATCTTCAGTTAGACGTCTTTTATGAAAATGAACGGTTATACTAGCAGTTTTGTCTAGTCCATAGTTCTCTGTTGTTGTCTGGAAGCCTTCAAAGTCGACTAAAGCGTATATTTGAATGGGAGGCAAGAAACTTTTGTTCAATGACTCGCCATATAAAGGATGAAAGTTGGTTGTTTCCATATCGATTGGATAATATAGTACTTGTTGCCCGACAACTCGCTCAATAAGCTCATCATTGACTTGTTTTACCAAATTTCGCTCTTTTTCGCCAGCAAAGAGAGGTGGCGGAGGCGATTTTGGCTGTTTCCATTTGTTGTCGGCCATTTAAGCTCTCCTTTTAACCGTGATATATGCCCATTGGTATGTGTTTGTTTGTCTCATTAACTTGGGCGGCCATGGCAGACTGATCGTTGACTATTTGCTTATAGGTCAACTCGTCTAAAGTAGCTTTTAGCTCTTCTCTAAGTGTTTGTTGCTCTGCCTGAGCCTGTGAAAGTAAATCATTTGCGTTGAGAGTTAAATCATTACCAGGAATAGGGATTGTAGAAAATTTCCCTCTAACTTGTCCAAGCATTTCCTTTGTTAAGGAAAGAGCAAAGCGACGAATCCACTGCTTTCCGATTGAGTTTATGTTCTTATAAGGAATATTGGCAAAAGGAAGAGTATTCATGTTGTTGACACCATCCGTGTTTGCTTTTCCGCCTGAAGATGCATCCTCTTCCCAAGGATCTGTCTGAACAACGTATTCAAACCAAAACTTATCTGGTGAGTTATTTACTGGGGAAGGAAATATTCTTAATTTATTGTTTTTGATCTCGTAAGAATAATGCGAGTTTCTAGTGTAAATTGCATCTTCATATGCCATGGCTTGCATTTTATTTTGCCAAGCTGGAATTACCTCAAAAGTTGAATCGTCCGAGTACATTCCGTATGTCGATAAATTACCAATTGTATTGATTCCGCCATAATATCCATAAAATCTCCACATTGCATGCGGAGTCTTATAGAATACTCTTTTAATTGAAACTTTCTTGTTTTTTTCTAAAAGATTTCCATCACCACCAAGTGAACTTGTTAATATAGCTTGCAAGTCATAATCTTGAACACTGTTTGTTGGCTCAAATGAGGCAGATCTGATCGTTTCTGTACCTCCGATGTTGGCTTCTGTTGAATATCCCTCTGCAACTCTTTTCCAGTAAGTAAATTTATACTTCGGATAAGCCAATTCCACTCTTTTTCCATCTAAGTCATCAAGTAGTGCTTGCCCGTCTTGGCCGGATAGATTTCCATCGTGGTCAAACGTGCCTGTAGTGGCGCCTAACATGCTTGGAAGAGCATTTTTAGCCTGATGTATGTTGACAATGTATGAGTACTCTAGAACGGCTTCCTCATAGGCAGTATAAACGTTTCCTGGAGTAAGCTCAATATCTAATACATCTCCGCCAAGCTTTTTGTACGTGTAAGACACTTGGTCAACAGCACCTTGAACAAAATTGTCATCGTATAATGGCTGTCCGTGAACAGAATAAACACCAAAAGCATAATTTATTTGACTCTTGGCTTCGACGAGCGTACCAGTTATTGGTAATACTGTGACGCTAGCTCTTTGTTTTGGTTTTAAAGTAGGCGCTGACATGCATAAGTTCTCCTATCTAGAGTAAATAGTTCTCATAGATGGAAAACCCATATCATTCCTCAAGCATTGCTTACTTAGAGGATCTAGAGGAGCGTCGATCAGTAGAGCGAGTCGTCTTTGTCGTAGCTTTTTTTGCAGTTGTTGTGCTTGTGCGATTAGTCTTTTTGGCCACTGGAGTTGTGGTAGTGACTTTCTTGACTTCAGGCTTAGTTGCTTGAGTTTCTACTTTCTCAACGACAGGCTCTGCATATAAAGTACGAGTTGTTTTTTCTTGTGTTTCTTTTACGACATCAACAACTTGCTGTGCAGCTTTTTCAATCTTCTTTTCTTCAACTGGAGTTACTACTCCATCTTCTAAAGCTTCGACAACTTCGCCTTTTAGTTTGGCGATTGTTGCTCTTACACTAGCGTACTTTTTAGCGTATTTTTTACTATTAAGTCTTCTTTTGCGTTTACCCATTTTAGGTCTCCTTGGTTAGTAATAAATAGTCAAAAATCTCAAAAATTGCCTGCGATAATTTTTTGGCAGATCAGCATTTTGAGTTTGTTTAGATATAACAAAAAACCCCATGTCCATTTGGACATGAGGCTTGATGCTTTTGATAAGGCTAAGGTTTTACGCGATTTGAATATCGGCGGCGGTCGAAGCGACAGCGTGTACAAGCCATTGGCTTCCATCGCAAATAACTTCAACAAGGGCGCCTGGATCTGTCCCGTTAGCTAGCGTAATATCATCGCCGGCGATAGCAACAGAAGTTAACGAGCTTTCAATACCCACCATACAACTTCCTCCATCGTCCGCGTGTCCGGCCACAACAATCGTTCCTCCGCCGCCTGCTGCGGCGCTTTTGACAACTTTACACCACCAGCCTTTTCCGGCGTCGGCAATTGCAGGTAACACATATGTAGTGGTACCCGAAGCGCCTGTGGCAATAAAAACAGTGCCACACTGAGCTACTGTGCCTGCTGTTGACACGGCGTTGGTCAAGGTAGCTACCTTCTTTCTGTCTGCTGAATATCTTCCTAACTTACTCATGTTCGTTTCTCCTTTTCTAAAGGCTTTGTTGCCTTATCAATCAGTAGTAAATAGTTTGTTGGATTTGTTAAATCCAAATAAATCAAAAAAAAGCCCCACCCGAAGGTGGGGCTTAAAATTAGCCACTTAGTTTCTAGCTAGCGCCAGCTTCACCAAGCAATCCGCGTACAATGACGAGACCGTACATATCAGGTCTAACCATCTTCTTCGCGTAACGGGTCATCACGCCTTTACGTGGTGTGAAGTCTTCCGTACCGAAGATGGTAGGAGTGACTTGCAGAGGCACGTAAGGAGCGTAAACAAATCCGCTTTCAAGGAAGCTTCCTCCCTTGCGGCCGACGAGGACAACATTACGTGGGAAGTAAGGATCAACATAGATGTCCCACTTCTTGCTAAGTGCACCTGTCTTAACGGCTCCGACTGTACCTTTGTCAGCATCAGCAGTGACATTGGCACGGAAACCAGAGGTGAACTCAAGAATGTTGGCAACTTCAGGCGAAGTTACAAGGAAATTAGCTCCACCGCGAAGTGTCTTGCGGTGAATTTGGGCCGATACGTCGTTGATTGTTTCAACGAGCGTCTCGTACCATTCGCTGACAGTACCGGTAAAGTCCGGAGCAGCAGCAGTAGCACCAAGCTCGACGCCAGTGTCCTTCTTGACGAAGAGACCAGGTGAACGCGACCAGTAGTATGTACCAGCAGTTGCACCTTGAACGAGGTCATTGAGGATCTCACGGTCGATCTCAAGAGCGATTTGCTCGGAAAGAATCGAGGTAAGCTCAACTTCAGCGTCGAGGTTGTGGTAAGCATTGAGGTCTTGACCGAGTTCCGGAGTCCACTTAGCTTTGAGCTTTTTGGTCACGGCTGTGACCGGTGTGCTGTCAACTTTGATGTCAATCTCTGGGATCGCATCTTTGACGCCGGCGAAGTCGCCATCGGCTGTAGCCGAGTTTGTTGCGCCTTCAAGTCCCCATGGGGTAGATCCAACAACATTACCGAGACCATCTGGGCCCTTAACAAAGGTGTCCCTAAGTGGGTAAACAAGAGGAATTCTCTTTGCATTTGCATCTACCGTAAGTGCGCCATCGGTTTGAACAACAAGAGTGATTCGGTTTGAAGAATCGATACTGGTCAAACGACGAATAATTACAGGGTTCGTTGCGGCTCCGAGGTCTACTGGATCGGTGCCTGCATTGGCGCCTGTCCACTCGATACCACCAAGAGCATTAGTGTTCAAGCCTACTAGTCCTGATGCGGCCTCATCTCCAGTACCATATGTACCGGTAAGAGCGCTTCCTTGACTACGAATAACTGCGACATACTTAGTTGTGTTAGCTAAAAGATCCGGATCAAAACGAACGATTTTCTTTTCAGCCTCTGTAAGTGCGCTGACCAATTTACTTGAAATAAGTGCACCATCACCGTCAAATTCCAAACCTTGATCAGACGTAGAACCTGTTGGAGACGAGTAGTGGTTGGCAAGATTGTAGAATCCGCCGCCTTCTTCAGTGATGTCCGCAGTACCACTGATGATGCCTTTACCGACACGTCCTCCACCGAAGAGGGAATCGTTTGCGTCAACACCCATTCGGCCCGTATTATATTGAAAGTCCATGAAGAAGATGAGTCCCGAAGGCAAGCTCATCGGCTGGACCGACACTAGATCATTGGCGATAAGTCCGCCAAAAACACGACGAACGATAGGGAATGCTACGGAAGCAAAACCTTCGACGTCACCAGCTGCCATTGAGCTGGCCTCTCTAAGAAGCTCAGATGCTTGGTTTTCAAGCAAGCGAGCCATTGTATTTTTACCATGGTCATTATCAAGACCCTCAAGAAGTCCAGTAGCTTCCCACTTATCTAAGAGAGCAGCACCTTCTTTCTGGAGGTCGCGTTTGACAAGACCTTCAGTCAACTTTTGTAAAACAGACATTTTAATTTTCCTCCTTATATTATTAATTGAAATTTATTTGTCTTTAATTTTTAATACCAGCTAAGAGTTTCCATCGATTAGAAACCGATGTATCTTGCTTATTTTGTTGTCCCTCATTCAATCGAGGTAACATTGGTGCTGAAGAATTATTTACCACCTCGCTCAGTGATTCTGGCTGTCTTTTTGTTGATTTACCGGTGCTGCCCACTGCGCTTTGAAGCGTCTCATATATTGTTTTTGCTTCTTCAACAGAATCAGTATTGATCAAAGCTTCGACAATTTGATTTTTTTGCCGCCCATTCAACGAGCTGTTTGATAATACTTTATTCGTGTACAAAAGACGAGCATTCGATTTGTTTGCTTCGTCTAATTTGTTTTTAAGAGCGTATGCTACTTCTTTTACTTCTTCCAAGGTCTGAGCGGCTTTATCAAGTTTATTTTGATTTTGCTTTTCTAGGCTCGCGATGTACTTCTTGGCTTCAAGTAACATATTCTCGTAGTGTTCGTTTGATTCCTGCAACTCTTCTGCTGCAGCTAATAGTTCTTCTAAGTCTTCTGAGACTTCATCGTCGCGACGGCGAGCTAGCTCAAGTTCTTCTGCTTCATCTAAATAAGCACTTGGCATTCCGGCCCAACCTCCGCGGACAGAATCAGGGCTAACGTCAACTTTAAGCGTCTCTAAAAGATCAATTAAGTCGTTTTCTTCAAGCTCAACTGATTCGTTAAGATCTTCGTCATCGTCATCGTCGTCTTTGCCTGGGCAATGAGCTTCGTCCATCTCGTCGTCATCTTTACCTGGACAATGAGCTTCGTCCATTTCGTCATCGTCGTCTTTACCACAACTAGATTCCATTAGATCTTCTTCCTCATCTTCCATATCGTCCATCATTTCATCTTCGACAGGTTCACCGAGATCTTCTACTTCTTCTGGAGAGATTCCTTCTTCGTCTCCCATACCCATATCGTCTTCGGAGGCTTGCTTAATTAAATCATCTAGATTAACAACAACAACTTCCTCTTCGTCTGGACATGGGCAAAGCTTTTCGCCCTCGGTAGCAGCTAGTGGAGCTTCTATATCGTCTTCTTCTGCATCCATGGGTTCTTCGCCTGGCATTGGCATTGGACCAGGAGTAGCCATGTCGGCGGCTTGGTCCTGTAAAGCGGCAAAAGGATCATCTTCGCCAGGTAACGGTTGCTCCAATAAAGTTTCAACTGCTTCTTTGATTTGACCTGAATATTTTTCTATCAAATTTGATTCGGCCGTTTTTATCGCCACTTCTCTTAACGCATTTGCGTCAACGATCGCTTGTTCTAACATTGAAGACATTAAAATTTACTCCTGATTCAGTATATACTGTTAATAAATAGTAACTTTTTTACATAAAAGACAAATTGTCTTATTTCTCTTATGAAGAGTGATTAAATGAATCAGTTACCGCAAAGATATGTGCTGCTTCAGAACTATCTGACACGTTAGTTACACGAAACATAAAACGACGTCCTTTGCCGGCAGCGATGGCAAATGATGCGGCGGAGCCGGCAAGGAGAGTAACGCCGGTACCTCCGACCAAATCGACAGAATTGGAGCTAACATTAATAAATGTAAACTCGAAAGTATCACCCACTGCACAACTTGGGATACCAGCTACAATATTAGCGGCAGTATCTGTAGTGTCATCTTGACTAGCGTTTCTATTCATAGCAGACCATAATCCACCAATTAAATTTGCTGCTGAGATTGTTTGTCCCGCAGTATTGTCTGAGGATGTTGCAGCTGGGGCGATAGTAAAAGCCTTTGCATCGCCTCTGATAATGTCTGTCGCATCTAAAATAATTCCGCCAGTATTGTTTTGTACTGTAAGTCCGCCAGATGCAGATGCTTTCCAAAAATTATAACTAAACACGTTATTCGCTGAAGCGAAAACAAGGTCATCAGAAAAGCTATCAAAATTTATTGGTCCAGCAAAAGTAGTCTCGCCAGCAAATGTAACATGCTTATCAGAAGCGACCCTAAATGCTTCAACAAGTCCAGAGCCATTATTTGTGGAGAAAATTAAGTCGCCTTTGGTATCATCAGCAGTGCCGTCGTGACTTGCTTGAATAACTGCCAAACTTGCATTTGCGTGATCTTCAAAGATAATCTTTGTTTCAGCACCACCGTCGCCATTTTCAGCAGTAGTGTTCTTAAGTGTAAGATAAGCATCGGCGCCTTCAACCTGGAGCATTGTCCCAGGAGCATCAGTACCGATCCCAACTCTATTGTTTGTCTCGTCGACAACAACTGTCGTTCCATCAACTTGTAAGTCTGTTAAAACAGTTGGTGATGCATTTGCTTTAAAACTACCCATTAATTATCTCCTATGATTCACTGTACGGTACACCGCCACATACGCCGGATCCAGTTAAATTAAACATTGAACCTGAAGGTATCTGAGTTAACTCTGCAAATACTTGATATTTTAAATTGCTTGTGGCAGTACCATTAGAGATATACATCTTCTTGCATTTAACGTCCATTGTCAGACTCCCGTATCCGGAAGGAACTGTAATGTAGTGATTGTGCACAATAACGTCAGACGCAGCAGAATCAATCGCTGTTGCACCTTCAGCGCCAACGACAGTGACGGCCGCGGCTGTACCACTTTGAAAGTGCACTCGAATATCTTCTCCGTTACTTGTATTATTATTAATAACGGTGATAGACTTAGTTACGCGGGGAAACTCAAGCATATGAACTCTGTTAGCATCTAAATCTGAAGATCCGGTTATCCATGGTCGACCAGATACTTGATATGAGCCTACGTTGCTCAATCCTGCTGAATATTTGTGTACTGCCATTCTAATTCTCCAAAAAAATCACTCTGTTATTAATATTTAGTTTGTTTATTATTAAAAAAACTTTTTTATGCTGAAGCTATAAATAGTTCTAAATCGCACGAAGCGGTGTCTGCTTGAGCAGAAACACTTAAAAGATATCCAACGTTGCTTACACTGGCCGTTCCTGCAGTTAAGGCTTCCATAGTGTCGTTTGTACCACCTGCAAGGTCACCATTGTAAATAAAAGACTGTCCCTTGTCTAGTTTAACAATAAATTCGTCATTGTCTTCATTCTTAAAAATTAAGAATAAATGGTTCGTGTCATCTAAATTTGTAAATCTTATGTATCTCATATCGGCTAAGCTATAATTGCCTTTACCGACAATACTAGAGAAACTCATTACATCATGCTTAGATGTTGTTATTGTCAAGATTCTTTTTGATGTCTCGTTGATACTTGGAATGGTAAGAATATTTGTTCCGCCTTGTTGTTGTCCGTTGAGAACGATATCTTCAGATAACCTCACCGTTAAGGTACCTTTTTTTATTTTTGACGCCATCTCTTACCTCTCCTACTTGGTCTGTAGCTTTATTTTTTTATCTCTCTCTGCCTGCCCCTTTCTGGCATTTTTTAATTTTTTAATCTTAGCCTTTCTTCTTTTGGTTGCAGGTTTTTCATAGTATCTTCTTTCACGAAGCTCTTCTATGATTTTTTGTTTTTTAACTTTTTTTATAAATTTTCTAATAAGTTTATTAGAATCATCTTTTGGGTGTCGAAGTTTAACTTCGACGTTAACAGGTCTTTTTCTACTCATCTTTATTTACTTTGTGTGTTTTTTCCATCTGTTTCCAGCAACTGCCATCAAGCCTCTGATGTCAACTCCAGGGTCCTTAGCACTTACGCCAGATAGAGGTCCACTGGTAGAAGATTCAGGAGCTGCGGGGGCGGGGGCTGTTCCTTTAAAAAAATCTGAGCCGATGGACTCATTCAACTTCTTTATACGCTCTTGCCTTTCTTGTTCGTACTTTTTTTCTAGCTCTCTAATCTCTGTATTGTTTTGAACATTGGCCTTGTTTTCCACAATTGGGGTACCACCTTGCTGTAAACCACGAGCGACTTCAGATACAACAGAAGCAAGAACACCTTCTTTCTGTAATAAGATTTCGTTAATGCACTCTTTTACAATTGGTTTGATAATTTTTTTAATTTCACTTTTTTTCATTTATTACTTCTCTAGCTTTTTAAAATGTCATCCAAGACATTATTAAATTTGTCGTTTTTAGTATTTTCTGTAATTGATTTACCTTCTGAAACTTTTGATAAAAAGCTAGCCAACTCGGGGCTTGAGCTTATTGTTTTTTCAGGAGCTACAAATGCGCCAGGTGTTGATGGGTCGGAAACCATATCAAAACCAATCAATTTAAAATCATCTTCGACGATTGTTTGTCCATTCTGGTTTTTCACAGATCCTAATCCTCTGGAGGATATGCCAAGCTTTACGCCTGATTTAACTAGTTCTTTAAGTACTTGTCCACTTGGAGTCGACAAGACTTCTAATTTACACATCACATCGTCACCGTTCCACCACATCTTTGTAATCAGGTGTGAGGTGTTTTTTAAGTTGATAACAGAATCATCTGGGTGGTCAAGTTCACCAAGCGCTCGCCTTTCTTTGACGAGTGTTTGATAGTTTTCTACTTCACGCTGGAGGGTCTCTTTTTTATAAATCCTTCCATTTCCATTTTTTACGCCGGCCCTTTGACAGACACCAACCATAAAGACGGCGCCTTCTTGGAAAGATTTCTTTTCGCCTTCAGAAAGAACGTCAAGAACACAATTACCTTCAGGACACAATTCAAAATATTCTGTTAAAAGCTTCTTAGTCATTGTTTATTTTTTCACTCCAAATCCATTATATTTATTGGCCACTCTTGCGGGATTCTTCACGCCCCAAACATATGAAGCTGGATTATTTTTTACTTGTTTTTTCATATTAGTGTTTTCCGATAAAGCAGGCAGGGCTCACCCCTGCCTGGTTATACTACCTTTGCAGCAACGTCTTACTTCTGCTATATTTCGTCTTCTCATTTTTACCTTCCTTTTTGTCTATGATAAACATTTGTTATTTGTTCGGAACGAATTCCGAAATCACCCATAATTGCATAAAGCAAATATGAGGCGCCTGATGATAAGCAGCCAAGTAATAGTGGATTAATTAAATTATATTCAAAGTTAAATAGTTCTGTTAACCCATTAATACTCCACAAAAATACACCAACCCAAAAGCCCATGCACAATGCACAATGAAATAATTGCCCGTAGCCACGAAACGATTCTTTGGTTGGTCTAATCTTATCAAATATAGTTCCGGTGACAATTATTTGCGTCATGCCATACGCTATCAAAACAAAATATATTAAATCCACTGTAGCCTCTTATCAAACTCGGTAAATTGAACTGATACCATAAGGGCGCATAATAGGTCTGTGTGCGCCTTTCTGAGCTTTGTGTAGCCTTTCTGGATCGAATTCTGTTGAATCTTTTGGTCCAGGTTCAGTAAGTCTTCTTTCATCTTCTTCTTCGTAAGCTTTTCGCAATAAATATTTTGGTTTTTCATTTTCAATAAATCTGCCAACATTTAGTATTGTCATCTGTACGGCATTGTGAGATGGGTCTTTAGGAGTGGTTATAGTTCCCTCCAAGGACATAAAAACATTACCGCCTTGAACCGTATTTGGATCTATTATACCCTTCTTTACAAGAAATTTAAATAATTTATCTTGAATTTCGTAAACATAATCGTCAAAAGTATCTTTTGCAAAAGCAATAACTTTATTTTGACTAGGAGAAATAACAATTTCAATGTCTGTATGGTCAGATACTATGTAATTACCATCTAGCGTCTTTCTAATTTTTAGAGACACCTGGGCTTGCGGCTCCTTCTCTGGCTTCATTTCTACAGGAGGAGCTTCCTCAACTGATGGAGTGGATGGACCTTTCTTGATTGTAATTACTAGTTTCTTTTTAGCCATTTTCTGGTGTCTCGCTTACGAGTTCTTGAATCTTTAAAACAATTTCTATCATTTTATCATCAACTTCTCTGTTTCTGAATTCCTCAATAATATTTAAAACTTTTTTAGTTTTATTAAGTGTGTTTTGGTCATTCTGAACTTCTTCTGTCATGACCAACTCATTAAGTTTTCCTTTGATTCTTCCAATTTCTTCGTTTAAGAAGATGTTTAGTTCCAGCCCTCTATCAGTAAAAGAAGTTACGTAATATTTTAAAAGAGACTTTTGCTCTTTTAATAATCCAGATGAATATCTGTCGTTAAACTTGTTGATGAATGTATTAAATGTTAATTTGTCCACGGGCTTGAGTTTGTTTTCGTTTAAAGTATCTTTAGAAGATAATGTTTTGACATAATTTTGTTCTAGGACCATTCTAGTACGTGGGTTTCGAACCTTTGTGCTAAAAATTTGTTGTATAGTGGCCAAGTTTTTATAATTTGGAACAAAATTACCAAATACTTTACTTGTTAATTTCATATTGATTTTTTTTATAAGCTTAGACTGTGCCTCAAAGATCTTTTTCTGATCTAGTGTTTTATATTCACTCTTTACTTCTTTCAGTAGCTTTTCAGCAAAGCCTTCTGTTATTTCTTCGCTCTTATAAAGTGCTTTGTAGAGTTCTAGCTCCCTAGAAAGAATAGTATTTTTTGCAAAATGCTCTTTTACTATAGAAAGGACTGTCTTTTTTCTTTCACCATCCTCATCGATAACAGTTTTTGTAAGCTCTCTTATGAGAGTCTCAAACAAAAACGCAGTATTTCTTTTTTTATTGTGTTTATACTTCATCATCATCTTTTGCTTCCATCCTTTCAATTAGAGCTTTAATTTCTTGCGAGCTTTGAATAATTTTTTGTTCTTCCATTATATAAGTAGAATCTAAATTCTCATATATTCCCTTACCTAGCGAATTTAAATCTTTATAGCCGGGGGTTCCTTGAGCTTTCATAGACATAAGCCTTCTTCCTCGATAGTGATCGGAATGTGTTTTTTTCTTATAGTATTTGCCGTTTGATCCTGCAGTTAAATAACTGCCATCATCTCTTTTGGCCGGTGGTGGTGGAACGTCTCCTCCCTCTGCTCCTCCTGGGGGGGCTGTTGGTTCTCCCGGAGGTGCTACGAGAAGCGGGCTATCGCCGCCTTCTGCTGGTGGACCTTCGCCTGGTGGGGCTGCGGCTGGATCTGCAGGCAGAGGAGCGTCAGTGGGCGGTGCGTCGGATCCTGGCATCGGAGGAAGCCCTCCACCTCCTCCTCCGGCATCCATACCGGGTGGAGGTGCCGATGCCATCGCTTCAACAGCCTTAGAAAGAGAAGCTTCGAACTTCTTGTCGTGATACATCTCTCTTTGCATTTTCAACAATGATTCTTCTGACATACCGAAAATGTTATCAGCGATCCAATGTTTACTAAAGAATCCTTCTGTGGCCGCTGCAGCGACGTCAAACTTAGTTCTCCAGTGTTCTAATTCTTGTAACTCTGCAATCTTAGAAGGGTTATTAAGCTTTAGTTTAAAAGAAAGCAAGTCTGCTCCGCGATAACCCAAAGTAAATAAGTGAATAATGCCAATCTTTTCTAGCTCGGCAACAACAGCTCTCTGAAGACGCTGGACCGTTCTAGCAAAACGAATGTCTTTTTGTGCAAGAGTTGTTTTATCTTCCTCTGCTCCATCCGCTCTAGATAGATATGAGGCAGGAATCTTAAGTGCTGCAAAGAGTTTGTCTCTTAGATACTTAACATCATCAATATCGCCAGTATATGTACCTCCTGGAAGGCTTTCAACCCTAGAGGATTGGTTTCCTCTTACCGGGATGAAATAATCTTCCTCAACGCTCATAGGATTATAACGAAGATCAACACGTCCAGAATCAATATCGACGATTTGGTTTCGTTTCATTTGAGTCATGACTTTTTGCACATATTGTTCGACATCTTCTGGTGCAATATTTCCAACATCAACATAAAATACTCTTCTCTCTGGTGAGCGAACGATTCTGTAAGCCATCATAGCATCTTCTAAAAGAGTTAGCTGGCGCCATATTCTTCTTGCAGGCTCAAGAACCGAAGTTCCATATGGAGAATACTTATCATTACCTAAGATTCTAAAATGTCCGACCTGCCAATTTTCAAATGTAATTCCTCCGGAGTTCCACTGAAATTGTACATAATTTGGATTTGTTTTGTCTTCTGCTTCTAATCTTTCTACCTCAGTAGAAGGAAGTCCGGTGGCGTGTTTAATTCCTTGTTTATCATCGATGTCGAGATACAAAAAGAAGTCGCCATATTTACACATGGTACGACACCATCCAAACAAATTAGAATCTAGATTTAATACATTGTTGTATAAAGCGTCCAACACTGATTTGATCTCTTCGTTGTTGCATTTAATATCCATCATTGGACGAAGAACCGTGGCTGTTGTCATTTCATCAGCATATATGTCTAATGCAGAGGCAATTTCTGGTGTGTATTCCATCTGGTCGAAGTCAACGTATCTATCAGCCCTTGCCTGAGCCGCAAAGAAATTAGCCTGCATCTTGTCATATGGACTATAACCAGATTTTTTAAAGTTCTGTCCACCGGATGATCTAAATTTATAATTATCTAGCTGTCTTCTTTTTAACTGTCGAGGAATTTGCTTCCTGTAATTGACAATTGGTCCAGAAAACAATCGTGTTAACTGTCTGAATAATGTACTGTCGTTATTTCTAGGGTTTCTTTTGTTGTCGGCCATTTTTTACTATCCTTTTAGAAGCCAAATATATTTATCCTGCTTTTTCTTTTTCTTCTCTAATTCTTTAGTACTGTTGGTTTTATAACCTTCCATACCTTTTATTGCAGTACTGAGTATATTATCAGATTTTGTCATAGAATTTAAGAAAGCTTTTTTATATTGTAGGTCTCTTTGATTAACTGTAAAAGCAATGTCCTTAACCCAACATCCGATGGCACAGGACATGATTAGATCGTCATTATATTTTTTCATCGCCTGGGGGCGTCCATTGTGCCATACGAAAGTTTTCATTTCATTAAATAACCTACTAGAATATATCTTAATTAGTTTGTTGCGTATAAATTCTTCCATCTTCGCAACGATAAGAGGGCGAGTTTTTTGGGTGGTAGAAAAACCTGCAACGGTACCACTAGAATACTCTGCTGTTATAGGGTCAACATACTCATGAGAGGATTTATAAGAATAGTATATATTTGGGTATCCTTTGTCTCTTAGTTTCTCAAGTACAGCAAAGCCGACAGAGTTATTTTCAACGGCGATCATACACTCTCCGTACTCTCGGCCGGCACTATCAATTAAATTAGAAAAAATGTCTGGTGTTGCCTTACCTTGATAATCAGCGACAATCTCCATTGTTTCTATTTTGAATATATGAAAAGCAGAGTGATCATTGCCGTCTCCTCTTGCAACATCGGCAGATAAAAGATAAGTAAATTTAGGATCATGCTCTTCCCATATCCAAAAGTTCCTGTCAAAACCAGTTCTGTGCTTTGGATCTTTAATATTTGCTTCCAAGAATATCATATCTTCCGGATGAAAAACTGTTTCTCCAGACATATTAAAGTTGCATTCTAATTCCTGAGCGATCTGTCGTCGCGACATGTTTTTAGTCTCATTCTCAAACCAAGCTTGATCTCGATCAGGATGTACGTCCCAAGGCAGTGTTGTGATTTTAAAATCGTTCTTAGATGCTTGTGCGTCAACACAAGACTGGTGGAACCAATTACCAACGCCATTTGGAGTAGAAAGAGCGATACATCGTCCACCAGTTGAGAGTGTAGGATACAGACCAGTCCATAGTTCATCTAAGCCTTCAACGTGCGCGGCCTCGTCAATTACTAGTAAAGAAAGAGCCTCAGAACGACCTGCATCTGCAGACGTCGACGATGCTTTAATTTGTGAACCGTTAGAAAGTTCGAACGAAGTCCTGTTATCGATTATAATCTTGGCAATCTTCATCCAGTCCGGTAAGTTTTTGTGAATACTTTTAACTTTCTTAACTAAGTTAGAGGCCGTACCAAATTTAGTGGCCATAACTAGCACGTTCTTATCTCGACGAAACATCATCAACCACGCAACATATGCTGCTGTAATTGTAGATATACCTAACTGGCGTGCTTTAAGGATAAGATTGAATCGGTGATCATTAAAATCATTTATAAGCTCGTCTTGAAAATCATAAGTGTTGAAAGGTATCAGTCCCAAAAGCGGGTGTGATATCTTAGCATAATTATTTATAAAATAAGTTGCATCCTTTCCGCACTTAATTATCTCCTTAACAACTTCTTCTTTAGAGAGTTGATAACTCATGTGTATCAACCGTCCTTCTGACTGTCTTTACCTTGTCCACCTTTTTGGTTTTTGTTTTTAGGAGCGTTTCCAAAACCACCTTGGTCCAGAAAGCTTCTAAACGAAGAGTCAAGGCTGTCTTTAGAATCGTCTGCTACAGAGCCAACAGAGTCTAATCCACCTACTTTGTAGGATTTGTTAGCTGTCACAAATACTCTAACTCTTGAAGTAGACTGAACCAAACAATCAACCTCACCTTGTGGTGTTAGTGTCAATGCACTGCCGGTGATTTTTTTGTATTGCTTTTTAAGGTGGCTAACAATATCATTCATTGTTTGTTCCATTTCATTTTCTAAGTTACCTTTGTAAACGTCTTTTAATTTAATATCTGACTGATAGGTACACATTAGTTTATCTCCATGAAATTTAACCTTGAATCCATCGACGTTTCTGGAGCTTAAGATAGGATTCCCCTCTTCTCTTTTGAGCCCAATCTTGACTGGATTTCCCTCATCGTCAAGGGCGCCGTCGTAACAACCGGCAGCAGCCTGAGCGACACCACGTATAATTTCTAAGTTTGCTTGTGACATTATTTATCTCCTTTTGGTCTCCAACCAGAAAGCCATCGTTCTTCTCTACCTTCGATATGTTCTACATAACAATTGAAGCAGCATTCAAATTTTAACATATATACATCATCTTTAATCTTAAATGAAAAATTGTCGCATACAGGACATTTTCTGTTTGTTTCCTTAGTAAGTAGTTTTTTGGTAACTAAAAAACCATTGATTTCAGCCTTTTCGGCCGACTCTTCAGATATCTGCTCTTTCGCAACCATTTCTTTAAGCTGTTCGATATATTCCTTTTCTTTTTCCTCATCCCATAAGGCTTTTGGATTTTGTACAGCTTCTTTGCCATATTTCTTTGCTATGGCTTTTTCAACTTTTGCTATATAGTCCCAATCTTTATCTTTCATATTCCCTCTATTATCAGATCATCATCAACCCAACGTAAGTTTACCTCACCAACGATGTATTTGTTAACCGCATCGATGTAAAATTGTGCACTTTCTGCTTTAAACTCGCCGGTGTCCACCTTATCTAGTAACCACTGTATCACAGAATTCGCTACAAAAGCTTTAGAGCCAACATAATAAACATTATCTTTTACTTCGTAATTTGGATCTGCTTGCTTAATAACACTCAAGATTAATTCTCTGTTTCTTTCTTTAAGCGTAAGCGACATAGTATACTATCCTTTATAGTAAATAGAAAAGGCCGGCAGCGAGCTACCGACCTTTTCACTAAGAAACTAGAACAACTTACTTTTTAATGCTAGCAAGAGCATTTTTCAAGTTCTCAATTTGAGCCTGCTGTTCTTTAATACCTTCGACGAGGAGGGCGGTTACGCGAGAATAGTTCATCGCGTAGCTACCTTCGGTGCCACTAGATTTAACAATCTGAGGTATAACTTTTTCAACTTCCTGAGCAATGAAACCAATATCACTGGATCCGTCACTCTTCCAGTCGTATGTCACACCTTGAAGGTTCTTAACCTTATCAAGAGCATTCTCAACTGGCTGGATATTAGTCTTAAGATTTTCATCCGAGTAAGTGACGTAGGAGTGTGCCTTCATAGTACCATACGTGCTGTTGTTAGGTAATGTAACACCTGCACTATTGGCGGCAATATCTCCAATGACCATGATATCACGCAGTGTACCTGCAACCAAAGCAGAAAGAGTAATACTACCATCTTCTTCAGTATCAGTTACGTCTTCAGCTAAGACTTTGATTTGAGCGTACTTAGTCGCGTTGTCACCATCGTCGTCACCGTAGAACGAAATCACACCAAGTTGATCATCGTCAGCTTCGCCTGCACCATTATCAAGAGCAAACTTAAGCTCAGCACCGCTAGCAAGATCACCAACAGTCTTAAGAGTAAGAATTGGATCACCAGCAGCATCTGTACCCTGCTCAATTGTGAGCCCCTGATCAGCATCGTGTGTCAGGAGGATATCCTGGTCACTACCGAAGTAGATCACACCTGCGTCTGCAAGGTAAAGGTCAGACCACTCGTTGCTTGCTCCACCGAGAGAAGCTCCGTCTGCCGAAGCAGGACCGAACATATTTGCACTCATCTGGAATTCATCAGCACCAGCAACTTCGAAAGTAATAACATCATCAGCAGAAGCGCGGATAGAAGTATCATCATCAGCATCGAGATCAATACGACCGGTACCACCCATACTAATGTTTCCTTGACCATTAAGATCAATTGCATCTACAGTAAGGCTGGACCAAGCGTAAGAAGAGTGGCCAAGAGCAACAGCGCTGTCGACAGATGGAATAACCGAAGTGACGTCATTAGAACCGAAAACGATAGCCTCTTGGCTGTTAGTTGTTCGGAACGTCAGGTAGTTAGTCGAACCTTGTTTAATCTCTAGTGCGGCGGCTTCGTTATCTTTCATGAGGATATCAACTGCACCTGCAGTCATGTCAGCCGAGCTATTAGCACCAAACCCAACACCTTCAGAAGCTGTTAACTGTGAAGTCACAGTAACAACATCAGATGAGGCATTACCGAGCTGGACTGTACCGTTTGCTGTTAAGCTGCCCTGTACAACAGCGTTACCGGTGACGTTTAAGTTAGTTTCTACGAAAGCAGAACCAACAACGTTAAGATCACCAGAAGAGCTAAGTGCGGAAGCAGCAAGTGCACCAGCAAGATTTAAAGCACCAGTAACATTAAGCGACCCTTCAACGAAAGCACTTCCGACGACATTGAGGTCGGCCGAGGCACTCATCGAAGTTGCTACAACGGCAGCGAATGTACCGGCTGCAGCACTGTTAGCGCCGATGGTAGTTCCATCAATAGCACCTGAGTCTACGTTGATGTTAGTCATAGCTTGCGATGCGCAGTCTAAGGCGGCGCCGAGAGCGTCAGCACGAAGGTCATCGATGTAAGCAACGCCATCAAGGTAAAGGTCCTTAAACTCAGCACCAGATGCACCTAAATCAATGTCATTGTCTGTCTCAGGGCGGAGTACACCATTTTGAAGACGCATTTCAGTTGTAGTACCGATATTGAAGTCAAGTGCACTATTGCCGTGATCCCAAAGAACAGAAGCAACTTCATCGTTTGCAAGATCACTACCACCAATCATAAGACCACCACCGCTTACAGCAGCAGACGATCCAGATGCACCAGCGATAATAAGCTTATCTGTAACTTCTAAAGTATTTTGAGTAACAGTAATGCTATCAATATTACCTTGTACCTGAAGATCTCCAACAACAATTAAGTTGTTATCAATTTTCATGTGTGAAGCAGTTAGGTGAGTAAATACTCCACGAGTTGCAGCCGAGTTTGTACCAATTGTAACACCATCAATTGCGCCGGAGTCGACATTGATGTTTGTCATCGCTTGGCTTGCACAGTTGAGTGCAGCACCAAGTGCGTCGGCACGAAGGTCATCGATGTAAGCAACACCGTCGAGGTAGAGATCTTTCCACTCAAGACTGGATGCACCGAGGTCACGGGCTCCATCAGTGCTTGGAACAAGATCCGAATCGAAGCGTCCAGTGGCCGTAATTGTATCACTGGTTGCATTACCTAAATCAACGTCACCGTTAACAACAAGATTGCCTGTGACATTCATGTTGGTCTCCACGAAAGCAGAACCGACAACGTTAAGGTCGCCAGAGGCGCTAAGTGCAGAAGCGGCGAGAGCGCCTGCAAGATTTAAAGCACCAGTAACGTTAAGAGAACCTTCAACGAAAGCGCTTCCGACAACGTTAAGGTCGGCTGAAGCTGACATAGAAGTTGCCACAAGAGCAGCAAAAGTGCCGGCTGCGGCACTGTTAGCGCCGATGGTGGCGCCATCAATAGCACCGGAGTCTACATTAATATTGGTGATCGCCTGGTTGTTAGCATCAAGAGCTGCACCAAGGGAGTCAGCTTGAAGACTATCGATGTAAGCAACACCATCTATGTAAAGATCTTTCCATTCAAGAGAAGATGCTCCGAGATCGCGGGCTCCGTCAGTACTTGGTACTAAGTCAGAATCGAAACGACCTGTAGCAGTGATAGTATCACCTGTAGCGTCACCGAGATCTACGCTGCCAGCGAAGCTAGCGGCTCCAGTGACATTCATTGTACCTTCTACGAAAGCATTTCCAACGACGTTTAAGTCACTAGAAGCGCTCATCTTGGTACCAACGATTGTAGTGAACGTACCAGCAGCTGCACTACTGGCTCCAATCGGTGTGCCGTCAATTGCGCCACCGTCAATATTGATAGAATCAAGAGCGGCAGACTCGATAAAGTGAGCACGAGTAATCTTTTTAAGATTGTTGCTGTCAGATGCGTCAGCGACAAGAACAAGGTCGCCATCAGCAACTGCCGTAATAGCAGTAGCGTTAGTTGGGTCGACCTTGACAGTTACGTCTGCAGTACCGTCATAAGTAAAATCTGCGATACCGCCATTAGCAGTATCTTGTAGCGAAAATCCGGATGTCATGAGCGCTACCTGGGTATTGTCCCCAAGTTTAGCATACAAAGCTGCGTCCGCTCCGGAGCCTGAAGCGTATAAAAACGCCTTATCATTTGCTCCAGTTGGAATCTCTGTATTCAATAGCGCCTGAAATTCGGCCGCTAATCCATAAGTTGTAGCCATAAATTAATCCCTCCATAAGTTATGTTTATTCTATAGCAAGAACACAAGACGCACGAGTGCGCCTGTCGCATTTAAGTAGTATGCACAGACCGGATTCTTCTGCTACAAAAATGAAAAATTAATTACAAATTATCTTTCTTCTTTAATATCAGTATCGTGAGGCAAAAACTTTTTTTCTAAAAAGTTTACTTTAGCTTGTAGTTCCTTCACACATTCGATTAACAACGCTGTTAACTTTGGATAATCCAAAGCAGCTGGTTGGTTATTATGATAGGCAACAATCTCAGGTAAAACTTTATGTACCTCTTCTGCTATCAAACCTATTTCTGTTTTGTTTGTATCTTTCCAGTCGAATGTTACACCGGTAAGATTGTTTACTATGTTTAAAGGTTCTTTAATTTGATTAATATTCTTCTTTAATCTTTTAGATGAATAGGTCACAAAAGCATTCGCTCTTGCTTGTCCTGCCACTCCGCTAGTATTAGGAAGATCTAAAGCATATGTTGGAGAATCAACACCAATTCCAATTTTACCATTGACATAAAACCTGTTTCCATCCCACGCATATCCAACTTGGGCTTTCTTCACAGCGTTACTATCTGAAGAATCGGATATTAAAACATAGTCGTTGGCTACAATACTTACTTCTGCAGCGTCAGTTGGATCAACAGTTAAAGTTAGATCGTATGGATCAGCATCTGTACCGTTACTTGTATTCGTCCAATCAATTTTAAGGCCGCCGCCAGAAATATACTTAACTTCTTTGTCTGGACTTACTGATACTTCAGTTCCGTCGTCATCTTCTAATATGAATTGCAGGTTCGCGCCGGAATGCTTTTTAATATGACGCTTTAATTTCTTAAAAGAAAAGTTTCTGGCGGCACCGCGACGACTGCTTCTAGACATGTTTTTACTTCCTTATTGATTTTTATTAACTTCAACGGCGGCGTAGTAAATACCAAGAGAAAATAGACACCCTGCTATAATGCCTCCCACAAACCACCAGTGCGAATTGCTTCGCGTTTCTTTCTTAACTAGGGTCTGTAAACGGTTTATTTCTTCAGTTTTTATTTTTAATAATGAATCTGTCTTAGACTGTAGCGTGTCGTATTTTATTTGTATCTTAGATATCGCTAGTGTGTGTTCTGCGTTCAACTTCTTTCTTAAAAAATCTTTTTCCAAATCGAACTTCAACAACATAAACTGCTTGTCTATTTTCAACTTAGTGGCTGCAGGGATGTCAAATAAGATTCCTGCAAATGGGGTCTTGTCGCCTTTACCAATATACAAAAGTCGGCCTTCAATGCCCAAAGAATTATCCGGATCTTGTTGTCCTGCATAAGAGTGGAAAGGTATCAATATCATTAAAGCGCTCATAAAGAGAGCAACTATATTCTTAACCATTGTTAACTCCAAACATGTTACTTAGATCTTCAGCCAATTCCTCTGGTGTTCCTTTATATTTCTTTACCATTTCATCAAGCTTTTTCTTTTTTTCTTTGTCTAATGAGTCCAAGTTAGTTTCATGGTCTTTCTCTAACTTCTTCATTGTGCTTATATAGGTACTATAAAGCTCTTCTTGTTTTTTGAGTTCTTGTTCGTGAGATTTATTGATAACATCAATTTGTTTCTCATAACTCTCTTTAGAAATCTCGAACATCTTAAGAACCTTGTTTACTCTAGCTCTACCTGAAAAATAAGTTATTGCTAAAAGAATAAGTAAGATTGGAAAATACCAATGAGTCTTTAACCAAGCCCAGGCTTTTTTCAAAAACAACATTTTAGTTGCTTCCATGCTTCCATCGTGTTGCTAGATCAACCAAAGCTTCGGACCCGATGTACATAACTGTTACGGCAACCCAGTCTTCAGAAATTACGACACCCTCTAGTGCTAACACAGTTGCGGTGACCCACGCAAGAAACTTGCGACTAATAACTTTCTCTGTCATTCTATCTAAAAACGATTTTACTTTTTCCATCTTATTTCTCCTTAGTGATTTACATGTGCATAGCCATCAATTTTATCAATTGTAATTTGCTGTTCGACCGTATCCTTAAGACTATCTAGGTGTGAAATCAATAAAACAGTTTTAAATTGTGTACTGATCATATCTAGAATCCTTACAAATCCTTCCATATTATCTTCATCTAAAGCCGTTCCAGGTTCATCTAGGATAAAGACATCGCCTTTTGGTAGAGTCGAAACATTTAAAAGAGCCAAACGAATGGCCATTGCACATATCGTTTTTTCTGCACCTGAACCCATCTCAATTGGACGAGGTTCAAAGCGCGGGTGTTTAATCAAAATATCTAATTTATTATCTTCATTATCAAAAAGGATATCAAAGTCAACGATGTTTGTTAAGATCTTTGATATCTCCTCATTGATTATTGGAAGGCGCTTCTTAATAATATTGTATGATATACCGTTCGAGTGCATACATCTCTGAAACAAATCATAAGCTGTGAACTCAGCATTAAGATCTTCATACTCTTGTTCGTCTGTACTTATCTGTTCTAGCTTTTGTTCCAAGAAGCCATTTTGCTTGTAAAGCTCCATAGATTCTTTTTGACATGTTTCATATTTCTTTTTATGATTTTTTATCCCATCTTCATGATTTGCTTTTTGTTCTAGCAAGCTTTCAAGATTTTCAATTGCTTCTTTATTGTTTTCATATTCTTCTCTCTTAATTTCGAGTATACTCTTTTCTTGATCAAATCTTAAAACATGAGTCTTTGTTTTTTCTATTTCAAGTTTTAACTCATTGATCTCATTGAGAGCATTGTTTTTCTTCTTGGTTATTTTTTGAAACTTCTCATAATGATCTTGAAGCTGAGTTGGATTTAAACTATCGATACCTTTCGATATCTTATTGACTTTTGAATCAAGTTTATCAATGACAGCTTGTACTGGGACGATATTGTTTTTTGCTGTATATGCGTCTTTAATAAATTTACAATGAGAAAACTCTTCTCCACATGGAACTTCATCGAGCAACTTGACCTTCTTCTTCAAAAGATTAAGTCTTGTGCTTTCAGTCTCTATTTCAGACTCGAATGCGACAATGCTGTTTCGGTGTTCTTTAATAAGCTCTTGTTTTTGCTTGAGTGAATCAACATCAAACCCATCTATGAATGCAACTATCTTGTCATAGAATTTTTGTTTTTCTTCTAGTTCATGTTCGTGACCAACATTGTCTGACTTTAAAATGTCTATCTTGTTTGTTAAGTCTTGCAATTTTCTATTAACCATAGTAATATCAATTACTTGCGCTGGTATTGAAGATATTAATTTATCGCACTCAACCAGATCAGAGTTCAATTTATTTATTTTATTAGCCAGCTTCTTGCACTCTTTTTGTTTGAGAGACGTTTCAGTCTCACTCCTTGCAAGTTCTGTTCTTGCATCTTTTGCCTCTTGCACAAAATCGCGTTTAGACATTTTGCGAATCATGGCTTTAATATCAGAAGAATCATCTTTGGCCATCTTGAACTTCTTGTCAAATATTTCTAAATCAAGAAACTTAGCAAGAATTTCTTTTCTCTTTGTCGAACCTTCGCTGATATAACTTAGAGATCCAAGCTGTGAAGCCATCGATGTCATTAGAAAGTCTTCGACAGTGCCAAATATCTTCCTAATGTTTTTATCTGTCTCCATTCTACTAGTGCCGTTTAGTTCTTGTTCAATCCCAGTGGCATTATCATAAACAGTAAATTCAACATCAGTCTTAGCTTCGTTAGTAACTTTGCCTTTCAGCTTTTTTACATACTTCTTGCTGGTTCTTTCAACTGAATATGTCTTTGTGCCAATGTCAATTTGTACAAGCCCTCTACATTCTTCTTTGTTTTGATTAATCACATTATAATTCTTGCGATTGTTTTTTGAAGTTGTGTTGTACAGAGTGTACATAAGACTGTCAATGATGCTTGATTTACCAGAAAAGTTCTTTCCTAGAATACCAATAACCCCATTAAGATCATAAAAGTCGACACTATTTCCTTCATCGTAATTGAATAGATTGTCCCACTCGATTCTCTTTAGTTTCCAGTTAACATTCCTGCTAACCTCCTCCTCTTCTTCAACGAGGGTCTTGTATCTTTTATTTAGATCATATACCTTTTGTAAGACGTCTTCATCAACCTGATAGTCTTTAATATACTCCTCTATCAAACTTTCTTGTACGGCGATGTCACGAAGATCTTCTTGTATAAGAGAATTGACAGAGCCATCTAAACCTGAACGGCCGTCTGATCTACATAAATATGTAATTGCTTCTGGTTTAAATCTAACTTTTGCAACATCAATTGCCTTACGAATAACATCCAGAGGTAAGGTATTCTCAGAAACCAGCCGTAAGCGTGCCTTAGACGGGATTTTCGTGCCTTTTGGCATGCTACCCTTCGGAGTAAGATTAATCGTTATAAACGGCTTAGGATTGGCTAGTACGTGATGTTCTACCGAGAAGGTTTCTTTGTCTTCGATGTCCCATATGAGAAAGCCTTTATCGTTGGTTTCTCCGTGATTCTGTTGTACAGTGGAGCCACAATATCGAATTCGACCTTCTTTATCAAGTTGTTGGTTTGTTTTATGAATGTCTCCGAGAAAAGCATAATCGAATCTATTAAAAATAGATATGTCGTTTTCCCCATATTCCATAATCCAACCAGCATCAGTTTGACAATTCGATATGGAGCCGTGATAAAGAGCAATATTAATTTTGGTGCTGTCGGATGGATCCATCCAATTGTCAGCATCAAACACAGATAAGATATTAAGCGTAAAAGTATCATCGAGATTGACCTCCCCGGAGTTTTTAATCAACTTTAAATTCGGATTATCTAACGCATTAACAATCGGTGTTAGCGCGTCTTGTCGATATGAATTTCTTAAGTTGCCATCGTGATTCCCCAGTATTATGTATGTAGGAGCTATATTCGCCAAGTTCCTAAAAAAATCACTGCACAAATCAACGAACTCTGGACTTATTTGTGTCTTTGTATGGGCTATGTCGCCGCAATGAACGATGTAGTCAACATCTAATTCTTCAAGTTTTCTATATAGTTGCTGAAATACTGCACGATATTCTTTGTGGTATTTCAAGTTGCGGATATGGGTGTCCGCTATATGAGCAAATCGCATAAATTCTCCGGTCTAGCTTACGTGTTTATAAGCGTGTTGCTATAAACATAGTAACACTTCTTAAAAAGGTAAATTATTAATATCCTCTTTCTTCACGTTCGCGTTCCATAGAGATTTTGTCCAAAACGGCTCGAAGGAAATCTGCTGCCTCAACAAGCATGTCTGCAATATTTGAATTAGAAATCTCTTCAAAGGGGAGATCTTCTAGAATTCTTGATGCAATCTGCACATTGTTAAATAATCCTTCTATTCCAGTTGTAGCTATATCATCTAATTGCCCTACTTCTAGAGATTTTAAATCATTAACCGGGTCTGGATGGTTGTTGTTTCTTAGGGCTGGGTTGTCGCCCACTCCAGATGAGATAGCAGTGTAAGCACCGTATTCGTTTAGCGCTGTTTGAGCATCTTTTTCTAGCTCTTCGTTTATTAGTTCAACAAGTCTTTGTTTTGAAATTTTCATTTTATACTTCCTTTAGAGGATTTTGTTTTTTCTGTGATGACTGTCAGCTCTTCGGCCGGGAGATTCAATTTAATCTCGTCATCAAATTCTACATCGTAATGTGTTACAGCACCACTTTCACAGAGGGTTTGAGATAAAATTGTGCCGCGGCGCCCAGTATTATCTTCGTATACTTGATCGGCTAATTTGCCTTCAAACAATCGGTCTAATCGTTCCATCTCTTCTTTTACAATTTGTTTTAATCTTGATCTTTTTATTTCCATTATAGATTCCTCTTTTTTTGATTCATCAGTAGCGTTGGCATGCAGTGCGGCCAAGTAATTATCTACAGGGCCGTCAGTGCATCCAACTTTTTTACCAGTGTCTTTTTTATAGACACATTTGCCTTTCTTCTTATAAGGCACTAACAGCAACAACTCCGACACACAACAAGTGCGACGAGGGCTGCGGTTGACAGGCATAGCCAATTTTTCTTAGCATGAGCAACCAAAACTTTAACTAAATTTTTCATTTTAATACCTCCATAAAATGCTGTTACTAATAAATAGTCCAACTAAAAAGCAAAGGCTAAAACACTTATGGCATCATACTTTGTAGGCGCAATAACAAATAATCTTCTGATGTTATGCGTTTAGATTGAGACTTTCTATTTTTAAACTCTTCTTTTGACATCTCTCCTACATCATCATATGGAGCTATATCTGTTTTATATATTTCTATACCATATTTTAAAAGGTTCTTGATTAAGAAAGTTGCTTTCTTTTCCGCATCGGGATCAAGGGCAATATAGACTGTTGAATCGTTTTTAATAATCTCTTGAAACAACTTAGATTGTTCTCGCAACGTTGATCCTAAAATGGGAACAGAGTTTGGACCTGTAACAATAGCATCGAAGGCGCCCTCGACAATAACAAGATCTTTATCAAAATCCAGATAAAGCTCATTAAAGATAATATCTCGTTTTGCTGGAGGGTTCATATACTTTTTCCAATTATCAGTATAGGTCCTAGCAATAAAATAATTTGCATAGCCTGTTTTGCCAAATGAAGGAATGATAATACGACCTGCATATTCACCTTCTTCGCAGTATCCTATCTTCCATCTTACAAAATCTCTTTTTGTTAGTCCACGAGAAGCCAAATAATTTCTAGCCCTGAGCGAAGACATAGAAGAGTTTTTATTGGCTAAGGATATATATTCTTCTGGTAAAGGTATTTTCTGTTCTTCTTCTGCTTGCTCTTTCTCAAACAAGTTATCACCAAAAGACGAAATATCTACTTCATTTGTAAGCTCTGACCATGCAGCCAAATCCTTAAAGGATCCGTGGTTTCTAATCAGCTTACGAATTGAAATACCATGGTAATCACAGATCCAACACTTAAAAACATCCTTAGTTATATTGACAGACATCTTTCTTTTATGATGATTGCACTTAGGGCAATAAAATAATAATTCTTCGCTAGAGTTGTAGAAATTACCCAAAACTCTTCTCAGAATATTTATCTTTTTACTTTGTGACAACTTACAACCTATAATCTATTACATAAGTTATAATAACATTTTCTAGTCTGTCTAGTAAAATTTATGGTATACCTTTGGAGACATCTGGAACGACCCCTCCGCCATATAGATAAGATATCTGGTCTGCCGTAAGTTCAACATCCCACATCGATAATTCATCTATAGCACCATCCCATGGATAAGGATATGAAGCAGAACCGTTATAATTAAGCCCAATTCCAACATTATGGCTTCCTTGGCTAATCTGAGAAGGTACCGCCTCCCTTACATGAGTAGCGTCTTTCAAAGAACCATCAATGTATATACGCATTCTAGTATTTGCGCCAGAATAGGTTACAGCAACATGATGCCATTGTTCTGCTGTGAGTTCAGCACTGTCAGTTTGTAGCCAAGTTCCAGAGCCGCCGGCGGGGTGTTTCATGACAAGCCAATCTACTTTTCCGTTGCCGGCGCCGCTGTCACCTGTGCCAAGAAAAAAAGAATAATTGGATTCGGCGCCGGAACCAGGCCAACAAGAAAGAATGGCAGCAAAGCCAGAACCGAAATCATCTGCATAGACCCAGGCCGCGATGGTCATAGCAATATTAGGTTTAAGCGTGGTGCTTGTCCCTAAATCAATATAATCTCCGGTGCCGTCAAATTCAACAGCATAAGGTCCATTTTTATATTTAGTAGATGTCCATGATGCGTCACCGCCTAAAGTTCCATTCAGATTGTTGCCGGCACTAGAAGAGTCGCTAGCTGTTGTGCCTGACCCGTCGTTCATTTTAAGATATACAATTGGAGACGGAGTATATATACTGCTCTGATATTGTACAGTTGTGTTTCCTCGTACTATCATGTTTCCATCAATTTGACTCATAATTATTTTCTCCTATGGTATACCAACAGATAAATCAGGTGGTGAGCCGGCTCCATAAATATAAGAAATTTGGTCTGCTGTAAGCTCTACATTCCAAATAGAGAACTCGTCCATATATCCATCCCAATATTGACGATTCGCAACAGAACCTGCCAGATTGGCTCCTAAAGACAATTTTGCTGTGCCTTGATTTATAGAAGAAGGTACTGTCCCTGTAAGCGTAGCCGTTTTTAGATCTCCGTCGACATAAATACGCATTCTATTGTCTCCACCTGAATAAGTACATACAATGTGATGCCAAGTGTCGACAGACATTTCTGCGCTGTTGGTCATCAAGACTGTTCCAGAGCCAGTGTTAGATGCCTGCATAACAAAAAATCTAACTTGACCCGTACCATTTCCCGTTAAAATAGTGTAAGAATAAGAAGGTGAACCTGCGCCAGTTGGGAATTTTGAAACCATTCTGGTGTATCCTGTAAAAGAATTTGCTCTTGCCCAGTAAGAAATTGTAAAGGCAGTGTTTGGCACCAAAGTAGTACTGTTACCCATATCTATATAATCAGAGTCTCCATCGAATGCTACCGCATATGGCCCATTCTTGAATACAGTCGACCAAGAAGCTGTACCTCCTAATGTACCGTCAAGATCATTGCCGGCGTTTGAAGAATCTGCGGCGGTTGAACCTGTTCCTTCGTTCATTCTCAAATAGACCACTGGTGGTGGTAAATATATATCACTCTTATACTGAGACTTAATGCCTCCTTGTACAGTTAAATTGCCATCGACCTGACTCATGAATAACTCCTCCCTTGTCTACAACATTATAACTTGTTGTACATTATTAATTAGAAGAAATATTAACAAAAGACTTACGCTGGTGACTTTTTATTGTTTTTGTATGCTGCTCTTGCAACAACCCAGCTATCAGCTTTATCATAACAGTGTGGCTTAATATTGTCGTGCTTTGTTTTCTCTATCACAATTTCAGGAATATTTTCAACGACATACTTGATTACAACTTCTTTTGCTTTTGTCCCTCTTGGCACTGTAATCCCACATAATTTTCTGGCCGATGTCGCTGCTATATATTCTGGTTCTGTCTGCAGTATTCTATATACCAACCATGACACCACCCCATTAAAACGAGCGAGAGTTGACAAAGTTTTAGCCGAGGAGAATCCAGATCTGAAACTTTGGAGAGATTGCTCGATACATACTCTTTCGATTCCGAAACTGTCACTACGAAGCTCACTAATACGTTTTTCAATATACTCGGCCTTCTTAAAGAAGTCTTTATACTTTCTCGTATCCCATGCCTCATTATAAATAATCTTTCCTTCATTATTTAATACTGTCGCACCAGTAATGCTTGTACTTACATCTAGTCCTAAAATCATATATCAAGTTTTATTTTAAAAGTGAAGTCCCTATCTTCTTTCTTTTTAACTGGATTTGCTAATTTAGCAATACCAACTAAATTCTTATCCTTATCATATATGCCTATCTTAGAAATGTAAACCTGTTTTTCAAAATCTTCTTGATAATTTTTAAATTGGCTCTTTGTTGTATTTTTAATTTTTACTTTCTCGTACTCAACATATCTTCTCTTGCTTGTCTCTGGTCCTTTTTGCGAACTTCCTGTCAAGCTGCTTTGGTAATCCAAGTAAGTTAAATTATTAGAATGGTTAAGAACGCCCTTTGGCGCATGAGCAAACATCGTCATGGTATTAACGTGATTAGTGCCTTCAAAATCTATTGAGAAGCTTGAGGATGGGCAAAATACAGGCTGTGTTAGCCATGTTCCGTAAGATCCGCTCATCGCATCAGAGTCGGCAGCGGTTGGTGCAGAGCCTGAATTATATATTGTGGTTTCTCGCATGGAAGCACCCCAGTAAAGCCAACTAGGGGAGTCCGCAGCGACTTTTAGATCCTCAGATATATATTTTTCAGTATGTGGAGGATCCATGGCTGTGCCGGCCGCAGTCAAATCGTGACTAGCTGTAAGAAGCAAAACACCTTCGTTGTACAGAACAACACCAGCTACAGAGCCACTGCCGTTACTACCTGTAGGTCCAACCTGGACTAGTTCTCCATTTCTTTTAATATCGCCAAGTTCTCCGATTAATGTACCGGTTACATAAAATTTAAGAAAGACAGTGCCTTTTTTAATTGACGAGCCATAGAAAATAGATGGAATGTTAATCATATTGAGACGAACTTTACCAAAATTTCTCTCACCATCTTTTCTTACATGGGAAATATATTTGTAATGAGGACTAAGATATGAATAATAGTTTAGTGTATTTTTAAGTGCTTCTAGATGCCTGCGGCGCCTGCCTTTTGAATCATAAACTAAATTTGTACCTGCAGACGGGGGTCCTCCAAGTGGAAAATCGTTTTCATTGTTATACCAAACAGATCCCGAAAAGAAAACGTTTTTAACACCTTTACCGCTTTCTCCGCTGAACATGGACTTATATAAACTTTTAGCTACTCCTGGTCCCCACCATTGATTTAATTGATTTCTGCCATCTGTTGTTCCAGACATAACAACTTGTGTTACGGTGCCATTGGGAAGGCGATTTGCTCTACCTCCTGTTTCAGTAATGATAGGAAAGTCGAATGGCTCATGCCCACCAGTGCTTCTATAATCGTTTCCCCCATAATTATAAAAGATTCTGGTTATACTAGACGTTAAAGGATAACTACCAACAAGAGTATCTCCTTGATCATAGTCTTTGAAATACTTATCTTGTCCGATGTTTTTAAATGATACAAGATCTCCGACGTCTTTAACTCGAAATGGTGTTATTAAAGATATATCAGTGCCGTCTGCATTTGTGCCTTGTCCGTAACGACGATTGACGTTTGCCTCGAAGAGATTTAAATAACCGCTTTTTTGATCAGGGCGTGCACCAGTTACACCGCCAGGATCAGATAATGCCCCTCTTCGAGGCACGGAGGCGCTTTGATTATTATAGAAAACAGAACCACTCCAAATAGAAAACGCACTTTTAGGATGAGCTTTGACTATATTAAAGAATTTATCATTTTTTTCAAATTTGTAGAAAGGCATGTTTTCATTCTTCTTCTTCTTTAATAATCTAATCTCACTCTCAAAGTCATCTCATTATTCGGAGTTTTCTTGAGAGGTTCTGAAAGTTTTCCTACGGCCAACAATTCGTTATTAGCTCCGTAAAGCCCAATTGTTGTCACATATGATACTGGATTGTCTACAGCATTTTCTTTCACAACAACCTTGCTAGAGGATACATATGTTGGATTCGTACTGTAGTTAAAATCAGTATTATTGACACGACAGAAATAAAGTGTTGAGTGAAGTTCTGTCGTATTATTAAATTGCATGTTATAGATTCTGTTTCTTAGTCCATCTGCCGCTCCAGAAATGGTTGTACCAGTGAGGTGAGCTTTCATGTGCGGACCAGCATTAGCTGCAGTACCGGAACCAACTAAGTCAATTCCTCGTGTTCCATCATCAACAGAGGCACTTAATAAGGCTTCGGATCCACCAATTGATTGAAAGATAGAGGCAGTAAGAACTACAATACCAGCTTGATAATAAATCAATCCAACACTAACACCATTCTTATCAGCATTACCAGAGTTGTGATTAATCGGTCCACCTGCTCCACCAGCATTTGTTGTAAGATTTCTAGCTTTAAGAATTGCGTATTCTCCTGCTGGTGAATTAATTTTAAAATTACCATCGGCGCCTGCAGCATGAGCATCGTCAATTCTAATTCGAGCTTTCCGGAAAGGTTTCCAGAAATTACCACTTACTCCAAGATCTAATTTAAAAGATCCTTTCTTGATTTCATCTTTTATCAGTAAGCGCGAGAACGTAATGAAATAAGCTTCATTAATTTTATCAGTTGTTGTAGTTTCATCACCGTCTTTATCAAATCTCTTGATAATTTTCGAAGACCCAGTAGCCTCGTATCCAACTAGTTGCTGTGCAAATGTATTGTAAATATTGATTTTTTTAGCGTTGTGTTTATTAGCAGATGCGGAAACCGGAGATTGAGATGAATATCCCAAAGAAATATCAAACAAGTGATTTGCAGAAGAACTCAAATATGGATAGTCATATACAGACTGGAACATATTGTGAGAGTAATTTTTAATATTTCCTTCGACAGGATAAGCTGGTAGATAAGTACCCGATACGATTGATCCGGTTACCGGAATCGATTCGTGTAATAAAGTTCTTGTGTTTTGGATATCTCCATTTCCAAAAGTTTTAAAAGTAGATGCCATCTTAAATCTCCATATTTATTTTACAGTGATGAGTCATATTTGATAAATCTCACAGGCACGTCGATTGAATAACCTGTTGTGAGAGCAGTGACTCGAATCAACGTATCAATGTGTCTAACATTGAATGTTGCACCGGCCGAGTCAGTAAAGGTGCTTGTTCCGCCTAATCTCTTAAATAAGAAATAGTTTGTATCTGATTGAAGATCAAGCGTTGTTGCTAGCTTAAATTGAATCTTGGAACCTGGTGGTCCAGATAAAACACTTTCTGTGTCTGTAGCTTGAGTTAATATCTCTTCTCGTGATTGTCCAAGAACGTCACTCACAAAACCACCAGTGGAAGTCAATGTGCCGCCGCGATCTCTTGTACTAGAAAGAAGGTAAGTAGCAATGTTATCGTCATCAACGAATCTTAAATTAGGTCGTTGATTTCCATTAAGGCTTACTGGAAAGCCTAATCTATTATCCATCTCAATTGTGTATTGAGTCTCAAGTTGATCTGGTGACAGTCTTCTATCTTTCGGAAGCTCTGTTGTATCCAGCCCTTGATCAATACGAACATAGGAAGGGCGACGTGAAGGATTAACTCCATTCAATACGCCAGGTTGAGCATTTACAGTACCAATTTTATTCATTGTTGTTTGGTCTGTAGCGATAACGTAAAGACCAGAAGTTGCAGAATCTGTGGATAATTTTGTATTTTTGCCATCTGCCACAGTATTCTTTTTCAAAATAGGCATGTAAAGAATATTGGGATCTGAATATGAAACTAATTTTGATTTTAAACTAACGGAGTTGTTGGTTATGGCTTCTAAGACAGGAGTCTGTAAAATCTCAAGATCATAATATGCTGATCCTGATGGATGATTCTTGTTGTAGAGACCGTAATCGATTTCGTCGTCAGATAGCGCAAAAGATACAATCTTAAAAGTGCCATCGCCCCTTGCTAGTGCGAGTCGACCGGCGTCGGTCAACACAGCATCTAAAATTATGTCGCCTGAATTGTCTAAAAATGCCATTGTGTAGCTCCTATATTCACTAATTATTAATTAGTTTCAAATATTTATTTGTATTTATAAATAGTGTATTAACAAAACGTTACCAACGATTTTGATTAATTATCATCTTGATCGGGAACATTTTCATTCTTACCTTGATGAGATGGGTCATAAGGAAAGTGTGTATGTTTGAAATTTAAATTTAGATCTATTTTACGCCCTGTTGACTTAGATGTTAACCTAATTTTAATTTTTCTATTTTTAAGTGTCGAAACCCCATCACTAATTTTCGACCCAATTATAAACCTGCTTTCGGGGGCGCTTGAGCCGAAAGTTGGGAACTCATTTTTTTTCACTGAATAGTTTTCAGAATATTTATTCCACTCGTCCGTAAACTTCTGTGTGAGTTCTCCTGTATCAGGATCTTCTAGATTCAATTTGTGTGCATCTTGTGATAAGAGCTTTTCTAAATTAGAAATCTGTGATTGGTTTCTGGATGGTTTTATGTGAATATATCTTCTAAAAGTTCTTTTGTTTGGATACGATTCTCCTACAAAAAATTCATTGATTGAATGAACTTTTATTACAGGATATATGGCCACATCAGTAGATCCATCGGTTAAGGATACCAATTCTATTTCATATATGTTTGAGGGATTCGATATTCCCCCATGAACATCAACAGTTCTGAATAAGTAATAGTACTTTTGATTTAGAGACATTACTTCATTGTAGTGGGTTGCGTCTAAATCAGTACTCAGCAAAGTATATGCATTGGCAAAATCTCCAATAGCTGTTGGCTTTTCGTCTAGACGATAAATTCTATATCCAGCCACAGGATCATCGCTTGTAAAGTATATTTTGCCAACATCTTCCCCTTTGGGACTTTGTGATTCTAATACTTTTGCATAATAATCTTTATCAGATTCTTCAATTGGAATCGGTTTTCTAAAGCCACTATTGTTATCATTCTTTAACAAGATTTTGACAGAGCCAGGAACCTCTGTTGAAGGAATGAATTCGGGTAGCGGAGGAAGTGGTGGAGGCGAGGTGACTGATGTTCTACCTAAATTGCCATAGGGAACTTCTGCTATTATTACAGATGGCTCCACAACCATTTCCATGGTCGACTCAAAATAGCTTTCATTTCCATCTTCAACAATTTTTGGTGAAGTTAAATTTCTATAGAAATATTTTTTACCAATAACTGCAGTTATTAAATGAGCTTTGTAGAAATATCTCTTTCCATATTTTACATGAGTATCAAGATAATCGATTGTCCATGACGGAAAAGAATTTTTAAACGAACCTTCGATAAATTGAAATTTAGAATTGTTAGGAAAGTATACATTTTGAATTGGATTTTCGACAGGATTGCCAGACGCATCAATTTCATGTTTGGATATTCTTAGTCCTAATATTTCATTATATGATTTAAATTGAGCATGTGGATCATCAGATGTAATAACAGCTGCGCCATTATTAAAATCATATTTCATTGTAATGGTATCTTTAAAAATATAGTTTACAAAATTGTATATATCTTGTGAGAAGTAATCGGCCATTAAAGGTTTACTGACGCCTGATTCTGGCGAATAGTTTGGATCCAATTCATCAATTGCTGCGCCTGCGTTGGCAGGATTCGCTATTTTTCCCTCAACAAATTCATCCCCCTCACCTAATTCCCTATTAATACCTACAGAAGCATATCTTTGTGATTTAGTAAGTTCTAAATGTATGTTATACCCGGCGCCTTCTTCTGGTGAATAATTTGGATCTGTTGGATCAAGCGCTGAGCCGGGTACGTCATAAACAAAATCACCATTAGGATCTTTAAATTCTTTTACAAACTCTTTAAAATCAATGACCTTGGCATTAAAGGGAAGTTCTAAGATGCTCTGATTGGATGCTTTATCATAATCAAGTGGCGTATAATTTGTTATAGAATCATAATATTCATTCTCTTGGTTTAGGGTTCTAGGATATAACTTCTCTAATGCATAAAAAGAGTTTTGTTGTTCACCTAAAACAACAGGTCTGAAATATGGTTGTGACGTTGTTTCGGCAAATTTATCAAATATGTTTTCAAACAAAGTATACTTCTTCAATGTCTTTTTGATTGTATCAATCCCACCATAAGATTTTTGCCAACCAAAACCAGAATTAATATTTGGTATATTTTCAATTTTAATTCTACTACTCATAGGAAATAAATTTTGAGTATTGTTATAATCCATTAATTCAGGCTGTCTAAAAAAGATGTTCTTGTATTTGTGCTCAAGAAGCTTTCTAACATTTTTTGTTATTTCTGTTGTATATGGTGTAGGTGCCGGCTTAACTTCGTCTACTACAATTGGATCTGAAGGGAACGTTGACTCTACTGTCCACTTTAGAAAATATTGCTTAAGGGCGGAATCTTTTTCTTTCTTATATTGACCTTCATATAGTGTGTCTAAATCAGCGTCCAAAGCATTGCCATGCATCCTTCTTTCAAATTGTGCTATGTCAGAAAAAGGCTCATGTATAGAGGGAGCATAATTAACAAATTGAGCGTTAATACTTGAAGGAGTATTATTAGCATATTGATCTCCTGTTGCAGTGCTTGTTCGAGTAGAAGGTGTGTTACTTCCCCCTAAGAACATGTTACATTTCGGATCGTCCCAAAAGAATGTCTTTGCCTGCTCTAAAGAAGAAAACAAGTTGTTTAAATCAGAATTATGTATCTCGTCGATAAAATTATAAATGTAAGGAAAGGATGTTTCTTGATAGTTTTCTATATTGCTGTCTGTATATTCTTCATACTCAGGAACATGAAACGAATAGAAAGATGATAAGTCTTTAGCAGGACTAGAATTTCCTAATAAATCTTGATTCTCTAAAGCAATTTCAGGTCTGGCCGGCAACACTTGCTTAAACGAATGATCATAATACCTTGTGCTAAAAAGCTTCTTTGGTATCATTCCATCGGAGGAAAAAGGAATAAGCTGAGTGCCATATGGGGTCTCTACTTCGACAAGAGGATCATTTTGTTGCCCTTCTACATCTCCTCCGAAAAGACTGAAGCGCCAAACATTAAGAGATTTGTTTTCCTGCGTCACAGGCTTTATAAGATCTTGTCCGAGAGCATTTTTATATTTAAGTGTACTAGACCTGATAACAACTGGATATACTTTGAATATATCATTAAATTCAAAACAACCTCCAAGATTCTCATCTTCTTCTGTTGGTTGCCCAAAGGTAATACTAATACCTTTTTTAGCGAACTCGTTATCTTTAGGAGCATCATTGTTTTGAGAACTATAGTAATATCCCCTACCAGTCGCAAGAGAGTCTCCGGATACAGGCTTTCCTTTCCCGTGACCAAACAAATTTGTGCTTATATAACTTCTCTCAATAGACATTAATAGCCTCCTCCACCTCTATTGCCACCGGTACCTCGTCCCATATTTCCGCCTGAGCGTGGAGTATTGCCTCTCTGTGGTTGGGGTGCGCTCTCTGCGCTTCCTACTCTGGAGTCTCTATTTCGAGATGTGATATCCGCTGGTCTGGGACGATTCTTTCTTTCGATACTAGTTCGGCCAGATCTAATTTGTGAATTAAACATATATTCTGGCTGTATGCCACTTCTATACGTTTTATCGGCATCTCTGACAACTTTTTGTACTCTTTTGGATATTCTTGTCTTTAACTTAGAATCTTTTCCAGGGGCAGTGGTATTTCCTCTTATTATAAAATATTCATTGTATATTGGCAGGTCTAAAGTTTCTGGATAAGTACCTAATAACATTGGATTTCTGTACCGCACAAGTCGACACAAAGTAGTACTTCTATTAACAATATTGCTCCACACATCTGGTGTTACTGGACGCCAAGAAGGCATTTTCATGTTGGCATCGTTATTTGACATACTATGCCCAACATATGCTTGTAGTTCTACTAGTTGTCCATGCATCAACCAGAACATTATAAACTTACTAGCATCTTGTAAGGGGTTAAAATTGGAAGCAAACAACTCTCTTCTAAAATTGTTTTTTGATACATTACCAACACCTTGATGCAATAAAGACTTTAATTGCATTGGCATCTCTTTTATAATTCTTTGCTTTTCCGGAGATACTTGATTTGCTTGTCTTTTTTGTAATTTAGATGTTCTGCTAGTGTCAATAACTTCAGATCTAGAAGTTCCTTGACTCTTGACACCATCAAGAAATGCGATGATATTTTCAGGATTTCTCAAGTTCCATCTTTCTAAATCCTTAACAGGTTCTAGTGTTTTTAAATAATGGGCGCCAAGAAGTGATAACATTATTCCAGTTCCGGCCGTTTGGGTTTCCGCCCCTCTTCGAAGGTTGTTATTATTAGATTTATATCTACTGTCGCTTTCACGATTAATCATATCAATTATTTCTTGATCGTCCGTAATATCTTTATTAATAATAATTTTAGTTGTTTTGCCAAAATAATCATCGGCAATATTGTAATTCGAACTTTCTAATTCTGATACCGGATCTCTATTAGCGACTCTGTTAACATCTCTAAATGCCAAGTAAGAATCTAGCTTTTGCGAATAAGAATATCTTGTGTAGTCTGTCATGTTATTTTCTTCTTGTGCCATATTATATCCCATGATATCTAATAAGAGCGCTGTGTTTTTATTTTTATTAAAAATGTTTTCTTCTTCATCAATTAGGTTTAATTTTTTATTTCCACCGAGTGTTACAAATGAAGGTGCAAAAAATTGATATTTATTTGACAATGCAAAATCTCTATTCGTGTAAATTTTATCATCAACCTTTAAAGATAGGACTGGATCTTCTGATTTATAGTATCTTAATGTTTCAATTTGTGATCTGCTAATTATATCAGAAGCATTATATGTTTTTAAGCCTTCTGCACTATCGCCAGAATCGAAATAATCATAACCATAATTTGGATCCAGTGAAGCATTGACGATTTCAGATGTTACATTATTATTACTATATCCTTTATACGAGGCGCCAAAGTATTTTTCTAACTTAAATACTGCAACTTTAGGAGAAGCTTCTTTTTTAGTGCGCAGCGCAGAGGTTATCTTCTTCCTTCTCGTGTCGTTAGAATCAAACAACATCTTACTTCTGATCTTATTTGCGCACTCTATCATCATTGTCATAACAAAATCCATATCTTTTGGATTATTACTTATTGGACACGACAAAGAGAATAAAGACTTGACTAAATTAGATTGTAATTCTTCGGTGAGTGCAGAATTATGTCCCATGAACAAATTTATAATCTGAACGAACTGAGTTATTAAGTTTGACCATGGTGTAGTTCCGGATGAGCTGTAATTAACCAGCGACGAAACCGACATAAAGCTTTGTGTATATTTTTTATTATATTTGTTGTAGCCGGCCATTCTTGCTATATTTGCTAATGAATCATAATTTCTAATAGCGCTCTCAAAATTATATAATCTTGAAATTAGATAATTTTGTGTTCTGTCTTCAATATCTAATTCTATTCCATATTGATATAAACCCTCTGTAACTTTTGCAATTTGCTTGTCGCTTATATGTAAAAAGAGAACATCGCCTGCAGAACCCAAAGATAAATCAATCTTATCGATTGTGCCAACGGTTTCCTTTGTATATCTGTCTTCTGTGGCTGCTTTGATATTTACACTGCCGGCTTTTGTTAAAAGAGGTCTGTTATAAGCCTCGACGACGACATGTTCATCATATGAACCATCTGGATTGACAAATGGTGTCATTTTTACTCCGCCGAGACGATCAAAACTAGTTTTGTTGTTGTCAATTCGACGTCGAATTATTTTTAATTTTCTTAATTTAGAGGCGCCAAGGATGGTCTCTACAATTGTATTGTCTGTGTTTTGAAACAACTTTGCATAATGACTGTAGTTTTTAAATATCTTTTCCATTTTTATACCAAAAACCATATCAACTACACCGTTTTGACTTCGATTTAGGTATAAGTCTGTAAAAAACACATCATCATTTTTCTTATTATATGTCACTCTGGATTTAGATCTGCCGGATCCTTTGATCGCATCTTTATCAGAATCTTTAAAAGAAATATCAATTTTTTTAAATTTTTCAAATATTCTATAATCTACAATTTTAGTATTTGGAACAACTTTAGTTGTCAATTTTTGATTTGGTCCAGTATTTTTTGTTAGTCCGGTAAAAACCTCACCGGTTTCTTTATGATATATTGGTCCAAAATAAGCATCTCCAGTATCTTCAACAGAATAATATTTTGATTTCTTTACAGTCTTGCTTTTATTTATAACTTGTTCTACTGCCAATCTCCCTAAAGATGAAAGCAGAGGTATCTTGCTTCTTTTGTTACGATTTCCATCTGTAAGATTTGGATCATAATAGCATGCTGCAAAATAAGTTAAGTGAGGTGGCGCATCATTTGGAATAGAAAAAATTATCTGATATGGTATATCATATACTCTATAATCACTTGTTTCTGTTGTCAAATAATTTTCTATTTTAAAGTTGTTTGATTGTCTGAGAGGTATATCTTTGCATATGACACTAGTTGCGGCGCCATGGGCGGCAGTTTTAGAGATATTATCATAGTAGCCACCAGGATAAATCTGTCTTGGTGCACGAGATATTTCTTTTGTGGACGCTTCTGACAAGCTTTGCACTACTCTTATTTTCAAGTTTCTGCTTATTTTAGAGCCATTAAACCAAGATGTGCGCTGTGAAGAATTTACAACTTCTTTAATATATAAATTTACTGTCACAATTAATTGTGATCCTTCTTCACTCTTAACTCTAGAAGCAAAGTCATCGTTATAGCGATCTGATGTTCTCCTATCAGATGTGACTCTATTGTTTCGAGTATTTTCTCTCTCTTTTATAGAATCGTAACCTTTTGATATTCTTATATTTCCTATAAAGACGTCAGGTACTGATTGTCCAAATCTGTTTGATACAACACTCATTAACAAATTTCTCCTGTATCTTCAAGGGAATCTCCATACATATCTGAATCGGTGATATCTGCAGAGAACACTTCAACATCTTCACAATCAATTTCAACATCAGAAAATAAGTTCTTTGCTTTTAATTCTGCTCTGGTATTGCATATTACATCTTCAGATATCTCTTCATCGAAAGTAATTTCCAAAAAGTTAGCCAAAATATTTTGCATTTGAGGTGGTAAATAAACTTTATTTTTCTCCTCATCATTAACATAGGGAGCATAAAACGCATTTTCTGCTTTTGTTTCCGGGTTGAAATATAATTTAATCCACCTTTCAGTGTCTAATCCTGAATCTTCAATAAAGAAAGCCTCCACTTCATAATTTTCTTTTCCGTAAGGAGTGTTTTCTTCTTCTACTTCTAGTATAATCTCTCCCCGCTTTATCTCATAATAAGTTCCATCTTCAAAAGGAATAATTTCGTCGGCGCCGATGTGTGCTAATGCGTTGTTGACTGCAATAGCTTGAGTAATATCTTTGGCAAAATTTATGTCATACTTTTCTATTGTTGTAAAATTACACTCTAATTCAATTTGAGGTATTTTTAGTGTAGGAAATCGATTCGTATATAGTTGATCAACAGAACTGCTAATTTGTCCTTTGTAACACTGAATATCCCAAGACGGAGCGAATTGATTGCCTAAGTCTGAAGTGCCGATTGGTTCTTGCATAATGTAATTGTTGAGAATACCAAACTCGTTATTGTAGCTGTAAGTCGCGCCCAGGACTTCTTTCATTCCCGCTTCATCTGGATCCATAAGTCCTGAATCGAAGGCGCCTTGAATGATTATATCTTTAAGATTATTCGCAAAATCTGGGAGGGTAGGTTGACCAAAGCCGGCATTACCAGCTTGAGCGGGGCCGGCGCCGTAAATATCTTTAGGGTCAAAATTAATATCTTCATTCAGAACATATTTTGTACCAGATCGATCTTTCTTTTCCAATCTTGTAAAATTATACTGGGCTTTTAATCTTGGTGTTTCTTCTTTGATTCTTTTAGCAATGTAGTTTTGTTCTTCGTCAGGAGATCCGGCATATCTTGCATCATATAGAATATCATCGTCAAAAAAAGCATAGTATTCCGGCTCTAGCTTTCCTTGAGCTAGGAGCTTTTTACCATGAGAAGTTAGTTGAATATCAAATACTTCTTGTTTTTGATCAAAAAATGACATTTATATTACCTTTTTGTCCTTTTATTGCCTCTTTCGTTTAGCTTTTTAACAGATGGAGCTTTTGGACTTCGACGTCGTTTGGTATTCGGACGATCGTTATC